TTTTAGATTCAATAATTTTAGTGTTTATACATCTATTCAATTCAATTATATCATATCTCCTATGATTACCATTAGTTCTTATTGAAGTTATAATTCCATTGCTCTCCCACCGTCTTAGTGTTGATTTTGATACTTTTAAATATTCAGATGCTTCATTCAAATTTAACATTTATTTATTTATTTTTTTTATAAACTATATATAAATAAAATAAAGTCAATTTTAGTTAATTTTGAATAATAATAAGCAAATATAAATAAGAATTTATCTAACTGTTACTACCCCATCCATGAAGTTTTTGTATCTATAACGTAAATAAAAATCCATCCACTATTTTTTATATAACCATTATTCATATCATATATTTGTTGCTTTAAAAAATCATCAAATTTAAGTTTATTTAATGAGATTTCAAAATATGGTTCATCTGTATTTATTTTCCAAAATTTACCTTCTTCTTTAGAATTTTCAAATATTTTTATATATTTCATACTTATTTATATATTAATTTTTATTTTATAATTTTCTGTGAAGTTATTTTTATATATACTTTAAAATAATTAATATAAATGAAGAAACTATTTGAAGAATATGTAGAATCTGCTGATTATAAAATTTCAGTATTTTTTAAAGAATTAAAATCTCAAATTGAAAGATGGTTTACTGAAGGCTCATTGGCTGCTCAAGGTTGTGCATTAGATGGACAAATTGATATATCTAATTCAAATCCAATGGAGAAATTTTTAATTTTTAATTTTTCTGAGCCTATAGAAGAAACTAAAAATAAAAAAGATGAAGATGAAGAAAATTCTATTTTTAGATATAGAGTTATATTTATGGTTAGACTTGATGAAATGAAAGGTACAGATAACTCTCAATCACAAGGAGATGGTACTGCACCAATAGAAACTCCAGTTGAAGGTAAATCACTTGAAATAAATAAAGTATTATTGAAAATTCATCAATTTGATGATGATATGAAAGAAAAAGGTGAATTAGTAGAAGAAGTCAATGTTGAAGATATAAAAGAAGATTTTATTATTGATAAAATAGGTCAATTAAAAGATAAATCAGATGATAAAGGAATAGATCAAAATGATTTAAAAGATAATATTCATACACAATGATAATAGTCGCAAATACATCAATGTTAAATATATTTAGAAAAATTTCAATATTTAAAATGGATCTAGGTTCTAATTTTATTGATTTGAAACAAGAAACCGTAATGCTAAAAGATCCGTTCATGATTAAATATTTTAATATGACAGGAACACAAATTTTAACATATGGTTCAATAGGAAAATTAATTTTTTATCAAGATTTTAATTTATCATCAACTGAATTTTATATATTTAATGAAGAAACTATTTATAGTATGCTTTATACTAAAGATGATATGAAAATGTCGCCAGAAAATTATTTAGCATCTATTGTTAAAGAGATAAATGAAAAAGAAGGAATTAAAGATAATATTGATAAACCTATTAAAAAATCAGATCCAAATATTAAATTGCCTACTGATCAATATATTGAAGAAATGATAAAGAAAAGAAAATTAGAAGGAAATGAGTAATAAAAATTATGTTATTGATAATATTGTGGTTAATAATCATGGTCTTTTAGGATTAACTCCCAATAACGAAACCGTATATACTCAGCCATCATTACCAAAAATTATTCGAAGAGTAGTATTGGAAGATGTTACAGGAGATGCTGAAAAAGTTACAGCGAGAACTAAAACTCCGCCAAAATCTATGTATGAATATGGAGTAAATGATAATGTAACAGGAACTTGGATTGAAAATGTCACATTAAGAAATAAAACTCCTAATAATGAACAATTATTTACTAATAATGTAGTGAATAAAACTCCTAATAATGAACAATTATTTACTAATAATGTCGTGAATAATACATTGACTAATGAACAATTGTATGATGAAAATACAAAAAAGAATAATGTATTAACTAATGAAGAATTGTATGATGAAAATACTAAGGTCAATAATACATTAACATCAGAATCATTATATGATGAAAATACTAAGGTTAATAACACATTAACATCAGAATCATTATATGATGAAAATGTAATAAAAAATAATACTTTAACATCAGAATCATTATATGATGAAAATACTAAGGTCAATAACACATTAACATCAGAATCATTATATGATGAAAATACTAAGGTCAATAACACATTAACATCAGAATCATTGTATGATGAAAATATTAAAGCTAATAATACATTAAATAACGAACAATTATATGATGAAAATACAATAAAAAATAACACATTAACATCAGAATCATTATATGATGAAAATACTAAGGCCAATAACACATTAACATCAGAATCATTATATGATGAAAATGTAATAAAAAATAATACTTTAACATCAGAATCATTATATGATGAGAATACAAAAAAGAATAATACTTTAACATCAGAATCATTATATGATGAAAATATTAAAGTTAATAATACATTAAAGAACGAACAATTATATGATGATAGTATAAAAATAAATAATACTTTGAAGAGTGAACAATTGTATGATGAAAATACAATAAAAAATAATACATTAAAGAACGAACAATTATATGATGAAAATACTAAGGTCAATAACACATTAACATCAGAATCATTATATGATGATAGTATAAAAATAAATAATTCACTTAAAAATGAAATATTATATGATAATATAATAGTTAATAATACATTGGATAATGAAGAATTATATGATAATAAAGATGGTTTTACTCCAACTAATAAAATAGAAAAAGTAGATTCGTTATATATTAACAGTAATAATTAAAAAAATTTAAACTATGAGATTATTTTTCATAGTTATATTATAATGTGTTATCTTTGTATATAAATTATAAATTAATAATTAAAAAATATAATTATGAGTATTCTAAATTATAAAGGTTTTTTGGATATAAAGTATAAGAATGAACTAATTGATAAAATTCTTACTATAATTGAGCCAACGTTAGAAGATTTGCTGACTAAATATGAAGAAAGCAATTTCGATGAAACAGGTAGATATTTTACAGAATTTCAAAAGGAAAATACATTATTGTATTTGATATTTGATATGGTGAAATCTATTGAAAAATATACAAAGTCATCTGATAAACTTATTGATTTGAGAACAAGATATTCTAATAAAGGAAATCTTGAAATTTATGCAGAAATACAAAGAGATGAAGTATTTTATCCATTTTCTACTGAAGTTATAATAGCAGGTGGATATAATATTCAAAAATCTCATTATAGATATATTACTAAAACTACTTTACCTCAAACTAATAATTCTGAGTTGACAAATATTTATGCAGAAAAAATTAAGAAATTAAATAAAACTGAAAAACTTCAAAAAGAAATTGAGTATTATAAAAATATCATTTCATCTGCTGAAAAAGAAATATCAGAATCAATTAAATTATCAGATAAAGATATTTTTAATTTATTGCTAGATGAATCATATGGTAGACTTATGTTGTTAACTTGGGAAACATTAGATAATGAATCTCATTCTAAACAAAATAATACTAAAGAAAGTTGGAATAAAGAACATCAAGAATATGTAGATTACCTTATTGATAATTGGAAAAAACAACATATTTATTGGAAACAAGATAGAATAAAATCTTCCGAAATATCAATTAAAAAAATTAAAGATAAAATAAATAAATTGTGATGATAGATAAATATGATAAATATAATTCAAGAATATCTTCAAGAAAATATATTGAGAAATTAGCAAAATCTATTTTACTATTATTTAATCATATTATCAAAGAAGAAAATATTGATATTAAAATTAAACATAATTCATGGTGGAAATCAGAGAATGAATATTATATAAATTTTTATAAAGATGATATCACATTAAGTAACATTTTTCATATTACATTTGATACTAAAGATAGCAAATTTGATGAATATGGTCCTTATATTCAAATAGCAATTGAAAATGGTAGTAATATAACAGATATGATAAAATGTGAAAAATTTTTATTGTTTATTAAAAAAATAATTTCTCCATTTGATTATAGTGGACAATATTATTTATTTTCTAATTCATTTGATATAGATTCTATTCCATATTTAATTAAAGAGTTATCCATTAAAGATTATGATTTTTCAAATGATATTAAAAAATTTAATATTTGATTATGCTGAGAAAATATAATGAACATGTAATTTATACAGATGAATTTTTGTCACACCTTGATACTCATTATAAAGTAATCAAAATATCAGATAAAATCGTTGAATTTTTAAAGAATATTGATGATAATTTATACTATGTTACTAATTCTCCTCCAGATTATGAACATATGATAACTATTAATAGATATGAATTTCCTACTTCAGAATCAGATGTTATTTTTTATATTCTTTTTACAATAAATGATAATGTTGATATTAAAATAGATTTTCATTGGGGTAAATCTGTAATAGAGTATCATAAAAATAAATGGTTGCTTGAATTATCATTTCTAAGACATCTAATGTCAGCAAAAGAAGATTATGGTAAGTATTATAGTTTTTCGACTATTATTAAGCAGAATGATGTAGATAAACTCATTTCTACTATAAATATAAAATATTTTAATTTATATAAAGATAGTTTAAAATTTAATTTATAAAAAGCTGAAATTTAATTTCAGCTTTTTTGTTTTTAGAATGATACTTTTTTAAGAATTTCGTTGTGGTGAGAAAATGCTAATTGTGATTTTGATGCTCTATTTAATAACATCCATTTTCCATTTTTAGCATCATCATCAAATGATAATTCGGATGTATTTTTTATATGAATGACAAAAGGAAATGTGAAGAAATTTATTTCCCTTGGATCCGTGGTTCTTATCATATCTAATGGTTCTATTCCTTTTATATCGTCACTTTTTGCCTTTGTTTCTTCCGTTAGTTCTCTGAGAACTGCTTGTTCAGGTGTTTCTCCTGCATCAATAAAGCCTCCTGGTAAAGCCCAACCTCTACCATCTTGTCTTTCTATTAGATAAACTCTACCCTCTCTTAAAGCCACTGCATCTACTGCAAAATTTGCAACATATGTTATTATATTATCATCAATTGTTTCAAAATATTTAGTTATTGGATGTCCAGAGTTCACAAAATTTGCAAACTTATCATCAATTAATGTTAATTTTCCTACTTGCTCTTTTTGTAAAATAAATTCTTTTCTATCATCTGTTTTATAAATCCAGTTTCCTTCGGAATCTTTATTTATTGATATAATAGTTACTAATTTACTCAAATCGAAATTTGATAAAGATTCATTCATATTAAATTTTTTAAAATTTGTTATCATTAATTATATTTCTATTTTTTCGAAAGGATGAGTGATTTTTATTTCTTCATCTTCCTGATTTAGTACCATATCTAAATTATTGACAATTTTATCAACATCAAAATATTTTATATTTTTTTCTGAAAATGTTCTAGCATCTTCTATATCTAATACAAGCATTTCTCCAATAACATCATCCATATATAAATAGTAATTATCATATTTATAAACGTATTTTTTGAATAATGAGCCTTCAAATTTTTTTACATGTTTCATATTTGCCTGTATTTATTTTTTAAAAATTATGCCATTTTGATTTTGATGGTTCTTTCATTGAATCTACTCCATGTTCAAATCCGCCTATGAAATCTTCTTCAGAAAAATTATCATCATCCATATATTGATATATTGTTTGTCCGATAAAATTTCCTAAATCTGCAAGTGTGTTTCCAACTAATTTTTCAGTATTTAATTTTGATATTAATTCGTTTTTTATTATTTCAAATTTATCAAAATTATTGTCTATCTTAGAATGCTCAATAGGATCATTTACATCTTTTATAAGATTTTTTAAATTATCATTCTCATTAAATTTTTGAATTTCCATATTTTTATTTTTTGCAAATATACAACTATTTTATGTAATAAAAAAATTATATATACATTATATATAAAAAATAATATATAAAATAATGGAACAAAATATAATAAATAAATTAAAAGGATATATTCCAGATAATGTATTATCACAAATACCTGAAACTGCTACAAAATTCAATATAACAACAGTTCTTAGATTATGCCATTTTTTATCTCAGTGCGCACATGAGAGTGAAAACTTTACCGCAGTTAAAGAAAATTTAAATTATTCTGCTGCGGCATTAAAAGCAACTTTTCCTACACATTTTCCTGGTACATTAAATGAGTCATATGCACATAATCCAGAAAAAATTGCAGATAGAGCATATGCCAATAGAATGGGTAATGGTGATGAAGCATCTGGAGACGGATATAAATATTGTGGACGCGGATATATAGAATTGACAGGTAAGGTAAATTATGTAGCCTTTGGTAAATTTATAGGTGAAGATTTATTAACAAATCCAGGATTAGTTGCTACTAAATATCCTTTAATGAGTGCAGCATTTTTCTTTCAAACTAACAATCTGTGGAGTATATGTGATCTTGGTTGTGATTTAATTACAATAAAAAAATTAACATTAAAAATTAATGGTGCCTATAACGGATTAGATGATAGAATAAATTTGTTTAATAAATATTATAACCTTTTGAAATAAATAAAAAGTGATTATCAAATTGTTAAGTATTTTGCTCAGTTTACTTGATAATTTGATAATCACTTTTTGTTATTAATTTTTTTTTATTTTTTGTATATATCCATTATTTAAATGATTTTTAAATAATTTATTTATTATCTTCTTCTTTTTTGCTGCTGAATATGCATTTATGTTATTTTTAACAAAATCATTTCTATTTTTATATTTATTAGCTTCTTCTTGTAATTTATCTTCAGTCCAATATCCATATTTAACTCTATTTTCTAAATGCCCTTTATTTTTGTGATCATCAAATAATTTATATAGTATATTTTTACTACGAGCAGATTCCCAAGCTTTTTTATTTTTAATACTAAATTCATTTATTGTTTTATATTTATTAGCTTCTTCTTGTAATCTATTTTCTGTCCAATATCCATTTATATTTCTATCTTTAGAATATCCTTTATTTAAATGATTTTCAAATAGTTTATCAAGCATTTTTTTATTTTTTGATGCAGAATATGCTTGAAAATCTTCATTTTTGAATTCAAGCCTTGTTTTATATTTATTAGCTTCTTCTTTTAATTTATCTTCAGTCCAATAACCATTTATTTTTTTATCTTTGGAATATCCATTGTTTTTATGGTTTTTAAATAATTCATCTAATAATTTATTTCTAACAGCGGCGGAATATGCATTTGTATTATTTTTATAAAAATCTATTATAGATGTATATTTATTAGCTTCTTCTTGTAATTTATCTTCAGTCCAATAACCATTTATTTTTTTATCTTTGGAATATCCATTATTTAAATGATTTTTAAATATATCATTTAATATTTTTAATTTTGTTGCTGTCATATATGCAGAACCGTTATGTTCTCTAAATTCACTTCTTGTTTCGTATTTATTAGCTTCTTCTTGAATTTTTTCTTCATTCCAATATCCGTATTTAACATGATTATTAGAATATCCATTGTTTTTATGATTTTTAAATAATTCATCTAATAATTTCTTTCTAGCAGCGGCGGAATATGCATGTGTATTATTTTTATAAAAATCTATTCTATATTCATATTTATCTGCTTCTTTTTGTAATGCTTTTTTTGTCCATTTTGTAGTATACCCACCTAATGATCCAGATTTAGCTATATTAAACATAAACCAATTATTATTTTTATAATAATTTATCCAATATTCTTCTTGTTTTTTTGCGTCAGTTGATTTTAATTTTTCTTCTAATATTTTATATTTTGGATAAGGCATATTATTTTCCTTGCAAAATTTGTTTAATAGTTCGGTTTCATTGAATACGTGTTCTTTGTCCCTTCTATCTATATCATTAGTTAACCCAACATAAGCTTTATTAAATTCTAATAATTCATAAACATATATAACATAACTATTTTCTTTCCATTCTTTTTTATCTAAATAACCATTATTTATATGATTTTTAAATAATTCATCTATTATGTTATTCCTGAATGATATTATATAAGCACTATTATTTTTTGTTTTAAATTCATTTCTAGTTTGATATTTATTTGCTTCTTTTTGTAATGTTTCTTTTGTCCAATGACCATCTCTAACTCTATCATTAGAATATCCGTTGTTTAAATGTTTTTTAAATAAAGTATCTAATATTTTTAATCTTTTAGCTGCACAATATGCTAAGTTGTTTTCTTTTTTAAATTCTGTTCTAGTTTGATATTTGTTTGATTCTTCTTGTAATGTTTCTTCTATCCAATGATTATGCTTATTTATAGAGTATCCTTCGTTATCATGATTTTTAAATAATTCGTTTAATAATTTTTTATTCTTAGAATAATTGTAATATACTATGCTTTTTTTTCTGAATTCATTCCTGGTTTTATATTTATTTGCTTCTTCCTGTAATTCTTGAATATTATATTTATCTTTATTTAGTAAATTCATATATTATCTTTTAATTTATATATAAATAAATTAAGGTTTTATATTTAAATATGAATAAATAAAAAGTGATTATCAATTGATAATCACTTTTTTTATAAATTGAATTTTTCTGCATTTTCTTTCATTTTAAATTTTTCTATTTCCTTTGGAGTTGCATATCTTAGTATTTTATTAATATCAAAACATATTATATCTTCACAAAATTCAAACATAGGCATTGGTAAATTTATATATCTTAGATAAATAAAATCATTTTCATTTCCGTCTATTTCCATATCTATTATTTTTCCGGCATTATTATTTAAATAATTATTTACATCGTTAATTGTGTATTCGTTATTCGTTTCTGTCCAATTAACGTTACCTATAACAAAATCTCCAATTTTATATTTATTTTGATTATTTTCAAAGTATTTTAAATATTTCATGAATTATTATTTAATTAATTATAGTTGATGTGCCTATTCGATCTACGTATTGCTTAATTTCTTTAATTTGTTCATTAACTCGTACTCCCCCCGTGAATTTAATTTTAACATATTCAGGTAGAATTTTTCTCATAAATTTAACTTTTTCAATTTTCTTTTCAAATGAGTCATCATTTGGTAGTTTACCAGTTGATGTTGATATATAATCTACATTATTTTCAATGCATATTCTACAAATTTTTTCAATTTCTTGATAATTAAGTGCGCCTATTTCAATTGTTAATTTTATGATAGAACCTTCTTTATGACAATATTCAGTTAATTTTCTAATTTCTGTTTCTATTTCTTCCGTTTTATCATCACTTTTAATTAATTGATAGTTGAGTACGACGTCAATTTCATCAGCTCCATTTACAATTGATTTATCAATTTGATCAAGTTTGTATTTAGTAATTGATGTACCTTTTGGAAAATCAACTAATGCAGATACTTTAATTTCATTTTTAACAAATGAATAAACTGTTGCTACAAATTCGGGTAATACTGATATTGCATAAAAATTATTATCTTCTGCTTCTTTACAGATATCTTTAATTTGATCATTAGTTAAATTATCTGATAATTTAGTATAATCAATTAATTTATAATTTTCATTCTTTTCTTTATTATCTAAATATTCGAATATTTTTTTATAGACAATCATTTTTGTAACGTTATTTTTTCTATATATATTAAAAAATAATAATCAAATTAATGACTGCAGGAAGAAATAGTATATCAAGTAAAAAAGATTGGAATACACCACCTAAATTTGTAGAATTGATTAATAAAATGTTAGGTGATATAATATTAGATCCTTGTAGTAATAAAAATAGTATAATAGATGCTAAGATTAAGTATATTTTGCCAACTGATGGATTAAAAGAAGATTGGAATTATAATACAATATTTGTAAATCCGCCATTTGGTAGAATTGTTGAAAATAAAACATCATTATATAATTGGATTGAAAAAGGGGTTGATGCGAATGAGAATTATAAAAGTGAAATTTTATATTTAATTCCAGTTGCAACTAATACTAAGCATTTTAAAGATTTAATTTTCAAAAAAGCAAAAGGATTGTGTTTTTTAAAAGATACAAGATTAAAATTTTGGAGTGAAGGAGTTGAAGATAAAAAAGGTGCTCCAATGGCTTGCTGTTTTATATATTTTGGAGAGAATTATGGAAAATTTCATTTATTATTTTCTGACTTTGGACAATGTTTTGAAATAAAATCATAAGTTGAATTTATTTGCAGATAATGACAAATAATATTTTTCTGATTCTTCTGGTGTAGCTTCTCTTGTGAAGAATAAATCTTTTTCTGTTAGAGTTTTAATATATTTCAATGTTTTATTAAAATCTATTTCTGTTCCATATTTATCAGATGTTTTTGATGTACCATCATAACCGTTATCAAAAATGTCATATAAATAAAATATTGTTTTTGGCTCAATATTTCTGTGTTTATACGGCTTAATTTTACCAATTGTTATATATCGAATAGTATGATAAATATATATTTTATTTGTGTCAATATTATATTCTTCATCAAATGTTTCAAATATTTTTAAATGTTTCATTTTTATAAATTAAATTTTTCTGTTTTTATTATTAATGAAAGTTTATCTATAATATCTTTTGAATTATTAGATTGATAAATTATCATATCATTTAATTTTTCAGTATATATGTATTCTATATTATTCTTTCTTTCACATCTACGATCACTAAAATTGTGCTCATTTTGATATTCATAAACTATTTTTAATTTTTCTTTTTCATAATTATTTATACCACTATCATTAGGTAAAATTTTATATATTACATATACTGGCTCTTCACCCTCGTTGTGATAATTTCTATCCCATCTATCACTATAACTAAGTTTACATAGAATATATTTTTTTAAATCTGTATTTAACCTTTCAAATGTTTTTAAATATTTCATGTTATAGATTAAATTTGTTTGTTTGTATAATTAATGATAGTTCATCAAAAACATCTTTTGATGTATTAGCTTGATATACTATTTTATCATTTAAGTTTTTAAAACGGTAATATTCCTTGTTGTTAATCTTTCCCATTCTACGATCACTATAATTGTGTTCGTCTTGATATTCGTATAATATTTTTAATTCTATGTCATATAGATTATCATTATTAATATTAGAATACATATGTAAAACTTTGAATATTACATATACTGGTTCTTCTCCTTTATTATAAAAATTTCTATTCCATCTATCTTCTTTGTTGAGTAAACAAAGAAGATATTTTTTTGGATTATTTAATTTTTCAAATGTTTTTAAATATTTCATTAATCTACAATTTTTAATTTTGAGCCGTCTTTTATTAAAGATTTTATTTCATCTGTACTAATATTTTCTTTGAATTTAGATGTTTTCTTTTCTGTTTCTTTTAATATCCAGTTATTGCCAGAATTTGATGTTTGATAAATGTATATAATATTATCAAAAGTTAATTTTATAGTTTTTGCTGTTAGTTTTTTATAAAAATCTTCAACTTTACTGTTAATTGAATATATTTCAATAGGATGCCATTTATCATCTTTATAATATTGTAAAATTAAAAAATTAGGATTATCTAGAACAGTTTCATTTCTACTATAAAGAAAGAAGAATTTCATATCAATATCTTTTCTTAAAAAATTTTCAATTTCCATTGTAGAAAGAATTTCTCCTTTTTTAAGATTTTGTTTAAATAATTGATTATTAAAATCACTATCATCATATAAAAATTCTATAGTTTTATTTAGATAATCATCATTAGATAAACCAATTTTAAAGAAGTCTACTTTAGTGTCATTTATGCTGTTTAATAATCCATCAACATCAGTTGTTATTGATTCTTTTATGTATTGTAAGTATTTTGTTATCATGTTTTTTATAAATTAAATTTTAGCGATGCTTTTTTAATTTCAAATTCTTCTATTTCTTCTTCATTTAATTTTCTTTCAAAATATTTATCAGGTAAATAAAATTTTTTTATTGTATTATTTGATATTACTTCAATCGCATACCTAATTTCATAATTTCCAATAATTTTAGCAAATTTAAAAACATCTTGTTTTTCTATTGCCCACTTTGATTTCCAAAAATCAATATAATATTTTTTAATTAGAATATAATCATCAACATTATAATCTATATTTTTATTGTCTTCAAATGTTTTAATATATTTCATTAAAAATTATTTAAATTTTTTATTGACAACAACGTTGTCATAAGTTATATGTTATATGTTATATTTTCTTGAAGCTAAAAATGCTTCAACATCTTCTTTATTTTTGGAATGATATTCTATTTGTGATATTTTCCACCATATTTTATCATTATTACATTTTAAACATATATTATATCCAGGTTCTGAAAAATTATATGATATAACTTCACAAGGTTTATCTAAAAAATGTTTAAAATTTGAATGAGGATTAATATCATTTTTTAGCACAGCATAGTCGCCTACTTTTATATTTGTATTTGCATTTTCAAATGTTTTGATGTATTTCATATTAGTATAATTTTTTATCATAAATTAAATTTTAATGTATCTTTTATTGTATCAAATTCTAATATTTCTTTTTTTGTTGATTTTCTTTTTATTATTGCGGCATCTGAGTAAATAACATTCATATTATTATCTTGAATAACAGAAATTGTGTAGTATAGTGTATTTCCATGTTCATAATCAAAATCTATAATTTTACCTGTTTTAAAAATGCCTAGTTTTTTTGATTTCCAAAAATTAATATAATAATCTTTAATTAGAATATAATCATTAATATTATATTTTTCTTTTTTTATTTCAAATGTTTTTAAGTATTTCATATTAATCTATATATTAAAAAATAAACTAATAAAAAAATATGTTATACATTATTAAAAATAAAATATTATATATGATGAGTGATATGAATGAAAAATTAGCATCAAATAAATTACCCCCATATTTATTTACTGATCAAGCATTAGATAGACGAGAAGATGTTTATGCAATTGCTGAATTTGGTAAAATAGTTAATAGACTTTTTTTAAGTGATCAAATATATTCTGATGATTTTTGGAAATATATAAATGATAAATTTAAAATAAAGAGTGAAAATATTACGTTTTTCTGTGATGTTCATTCAGATACTAAAAATAGAGTAGAGAAAATATTTAAATATATAATTAAAATTGAAAAACCATATAAAATTATGTTTCAATTTTATGATGAGGAAAAAGTTATAGATGATAAAATATATGAAACGATAGAATCTCAAAAAAATAAAGTTTCAGATCTATTGGTATACTATGATTCTGATGCAGTAAAATATATAAATGATATGTCTGATGAACTTAGAAAAATTGTATTTACCCAACCAATAAGTAAAACTTTTTTTATTATATCATCTAATTCAATGGGTTATGAATTACAAGCAGCTAATATTAAAGATTATGATATTCAAATAGATTTGAATTATGGAGATTCTTTTGTATCAAAGCATAAAGATATATTAGATAAAATTAAAAATAATAAACATGGTTTATTTTTATTCCATGGCGAAGAAGGTACAGGAAAAACTGTATATCTTCGTAAACTTATTTCCGATTTAGCAGAAGAAAAAACTATAATTTATGTACCATCATATTTGATGATGGATATCGCAAGTCCTGTTTTAATTTCATTTATTTCTAAATTTAAAAATTCTATTTTATTATTGGAAGATGCAGAATCAATATTAACATCTCCACAAGAAGAAAGAAATCAAGCTGTTAGTAATATATTAAATATTAGTGATGGATTGCTAAATGATCATATGGATATGCAAATTATAGCAACATTTAATGTAGATAAAAAAATAATAGATAAAGCATTATTAAGAAAAGGCAGACTTATGGTGGATTGTAAATTTAAAAAATTAACAGCTAAACAAGCTACTAAATTATCTGAATATATTGGATTGAATAAGATATATTCTGAATCATCTACACTCGCTGAAATTTATGAAGAAATTGATGGAAGTAAACAATTGATAGATATAGATACTGAAATAAAGAAAATAGGATTTAAATGAAATATAATAACATGACGAAAGAAGTATTTGATAATTTGAATACTGAAAATTATTTGGAATGTGAAAAATTAAGAGATAAAATATATAGTCATAAAAAAAATGATATCAAATTGATATCATTTTTTATGACTATTTATCTATATTTTGATTCTATATATACGATAAAGTAAATTATGTCAATTTTAACAGTTTTATTAGTTTTAGTTGTTGTTGGTATTTTATTATGGCTTGTTAATTCATATATTCCTATGAACGCAACTATTAAAAAAGTACTCAACATAGTAGTAATTATAGTTTTAGTAGTTTGGTTACTTAAAGTATTCGGATTACTAGCTATATTATCAAGAATACATGTATAATATATTTAAATAGTTTAAATAAAATTATATATTTTATTTAAATTGAAAACTATAATATAAATTATACAAATATAATAAAAGGTAATTTCAATTAGAAATTACTTTTTTAATTTTATGCTGTTACTATTTAGTAAATATCTCTCAATGTTACTATCATTTACTATAGTAAATAATGCAATATTTGTATTATAATACAATAACTCTATATTGTGTTTGTTGTTTTTTGAATCAATAACTTCAATTATGTATTGATCTGCATTATCATATTTAACTAATTTTTTTGATTTTATTTTATATATACTTTTATAATTGTTATCATTAACAATAATTTTATTATTTTTTATAAAATCAAAAATAACATTTACAGAATCTGTTTTGATCCATTTGCTATTTTGTAACAACAGATCTGGAAATATAGTTCTTGTTGTTTGAATTTGTTTATATATTAGATTATAAGTTTTTACATCATTTGCGTTTAAACAACTTAAACTTAATGTTCCTAATAATAAAAATAAAATAATTTTTTTCATAATTTTTAATTTTTTTTTTGATATTTTAGTGCAATATACACTAAAAATATGTTATATAACATATATATAAATAAAAAATTATGAAGTTTATCATTTTTATGTTATATAACATACTTTTTATGATAAGTTGTTTAATATGAAGTGTTTATGATGATATTAAAATTGTGTTACAAAAAAACCTATCATATATGATAGGTTTTTTATTTATTTTTTGTTTAATTCAATTATATTTTTAAATTCCTCTATTACTTTATTTTTGTTTATTGAGTCTGATTTATTTATATAATCTACAATCATTTCATTTAAAGATAATGAATTTTCATTTAATTCTAAAATTTCTTCTTTATTTTTTATTATTTCATCATCAGAATATGTGATATTTACAATATCATTTTCTGATATTAACATATCAATTTTAAGTTTATTATCAATTAATAGAGATTTGTTAATATTAAGACTTATATAATTATTTTTAAAAATTTCTTTATCTATATTTATGTCTGATTCTGAGTTTATTGATATTTTTTTAAAATTTGGACTTATTTTATTTATTATGAATTTGTCTTTATCATTATAAACATCTAGTACAATAAATCCTTTTGTTTCATCACTTTCTGTATTATATGGTGCTCCTAAATTTTTGATATTTTTTATTACTCCATTTTTATCATAATAACCATTGTAGCATTTTTTAAATTTTTTTAATTTATTTATAATAATATCTTTTTTTGGAGAATTTAAATAATCAAAATTGAAGAAGCATACTTCAGAATCAAATTTATCGATATCTTCAATTTTTGTGTTATATGGAAGTATAGTAAATATTTGCTCAACTAATAATTTTATTTGAGTTGGTTCTTTAATTATTTCTATATTATTGAAATTTTTGAGTATATTAAGTGATAGTTTATCATTTTCTCCTTCAATAATATAAACAGGTAGTATTTTTGATATTTTTTCAAATAATTTTTGAATAAAATTTAATACAGACAAATCAATATTTCTTGATTTGATTAAAAAGTTGCCTAGATGAATTAGTATATCATTTGGGTTTACATTTTTTATAAGATATGGAATAAATTCGTTTTTATAATATATTTCCATATTTTTAAGCCAATCTTTTGTAGATAAGTTTTTTGATATATTAAAATTCGTGTTGCTAATTATGAATATTTTTGACATTATTCTATAAATTTTCTTTTTCTTATAATTTTTTAATTATTTTAGTTATTATCTTCTTTACAAATTTTATCTAATTTAATTAACTTATTTTTTCTTTCCTTTATTTCTTGTTGTCTCTTAAGTTTCATCATAAGTTCATCATCATAATAAGTATAATCAACTAAAAATGTGGAATTTATATAATTACTTCTAAAATTATAATCAAAACTACTAAGAATTACACCGTTCAATATCATTCCATTGTAAAAAGTATCAATTTTATATGATGAAGAGCATCCACCATTTTGACTTTTTTGAAGCCAATCTTTTAATAATTCTATATTGCTAATATGAGTTATTGCAGTCATTTCTATACTAGTATCATGAATATTTGAATACGGTGTGAGTTGTCCTCCATAAGATATTGGAATTGAATTATTTGTCATAGTAATGTTTGTAATTTCGAAGTCAATGTTATTCATTATTGTAATCATAATATCTAATTGTTTTATTTTTTATATAATAAAAAAATTATATTGTTTATTCAATGAACTTATATTTTTTAATATATAATAAAAAATGACATTAAAAATGATAAAATACTTTGCTTATGGTTCGAATATTTCGGAGTATAGAATGAAAAATGAAAGGAATGTAAATTTTTTTTCTAGAAAATTTGCAATTTTAGAAAATTATAAATTAGTTTTTAATAAAGTATCTAAGAAGAATTGTTATTTGGGATTTGCAAATGTTGTACCATCACTTAGTGATATAGTAGAAGGCGCATTATATGAGATTGAAGATTCTGATATTAAAATGATTGATAAGTTTGAAGGACATCCGAAGCATTATATAAGAGAAGAAATTGAAGTTTTTTGTGATGGAGAAAAAGTTAAGGCTATTGTTTATATTGCTAATTCATCTATGATTAGAAAAAATATATTACCTGATAAGAATTATATGAAATATATTTTAGAAGGTAAAGATATATTTAGTTCTGATTATTATGAAAATCTTTCAAAAACAACTACATTAGATTAAATAATATTCCTTCATTTTGATTATTAATTATTTTTTCTAATTTATTTTTTCTATTCATTTTACAGTATTTATTATCTTTAATTTCTTTAAATCTGGCATAATCTGGTTTTATTTGATATAAATAAAAAATATTATTTGAATGTTTTATGTAATTTAATACATCTCCTTCAAAACATATAACACTACCTTGATGTGTAATAACCATGTTATTTTCTATTGCATAATATATAAATGCTGGCTGATTTATAATATTTACGTTATTCAATTTTGAAATTTCTACAAATAAGTTAAAATCAATAGTATTTAAATATGTTCGTGATATAATTATATTTTTATTAAATAAATCATTGATTAATAATTCAATTAGATTTTTATATTCTTTAGAAAATTTTGAGGTTATAATATATTCATAATTTAGTTTATAAAACAGCATTCCAGTTATTTTTTGATATCTTTTTATGTTTTTTATATCTCTTATAATTTTAATTTTTAACCATTCATTTTTCATTATAATATTCCTTCATTTTTTGCTTCTTCTATTGATATTCTATGTCTTTCTTCAATTTCTTTTCTGTGAGATAGGGCGTCTCTTTTTAACTGTTTTGCTGTTTGTATTATATATTCCAAATTTTGTCTTAATCGTACAGCTGCAGTTTTATAATCTTTTTTATAAAGTTTATAATAGTCTATTCTACAAAAGTTTAATTTATCAATGATATCTTCAATTGGATTATTTTCAGCATCATATTCAGATTTATCTTCTTCATATTCAAAGTTATCATCTTCATAATAATTTTTCATTTATTTCATTTATTTTTTCTTTTCTTAAAATTATATTTGCATTTTTATAATAATCTATAAAAATGTTTTTATATATTATAAACAATTCTATTCTTAGATCGATATTTTTATTTATAAGTCTTTTTTTAGCATCAATTGAATATAGTTTATATGCTATATTATCTATATCTGTTATTTTCATTTATATATTTCTGTTAATTTATTTTTTCTTAATTTTCTCAATTTCGTAATTCCATCGATTTTAATTACAAAACTCATTATCGTTGAACAAGAATTATCTGGCATATAAATATATAAATCAATATATATGAACTTATCTATATCAAAAATATTATTTGAGTTATCACATGTAACTTTAATTTTATTTATATTATTATATTTATGATTATTTAAAAATGTATAAAATTGATATTTAATAAAATCTCTTGAAATTTTATTATTTTCATATATAATTAAATCATCTAATAAATTATAAATATCATTTTGTATAGTTTGTATGTTTATCATTATAATATTCTTTTAATAATCTATTTTTATCAATTGATACTACTCCAACTTTTTCACATGCTATTCCTCCTGCTAAGTTTGAGATTTTTGTAATTTCTTCTATATCTATATCATTTATTAACATAGATACAACTGAAATTACGCTATCTCCGCAGCCAGACGGATCGACAATATTTCTTGATGTGGTAGGAACTATTTTACTAATTATTTTCTTTTCTTTTTTATAAGAAATGAAAATTCCATTTTCTGATAATGTAATAAATATAATATTGATTCCTCTGTTATGTAATATTATAGAACCTTTTTTAAGTAGTTCATTTTTGTATGATATATTTAAATTTATACTTTCTTTAAATTCTTTAAAATTTGGTTTGAATAATTCTATATTTTTGTAGTAGTTGAAATTTTTTTTCTTAGGATCAACTAATATAGAAGTGTTTAATAAATTCGCTTTTTCTATTATAATATTTATAATGTTTTTATTTAAAACTCCTTTATCATAATCTTGAAATAAAATACAATCTACTTTTTCTGATGCTATTGCAGATATTACTAATGATATAAATTTATCAGAATCTTCTTTTAAATCTTCTTTTATTTCTTCATCAATTCTTAATATTTGATGATTATTTCCAATTATTCTTGTTTTGTTTGTTGTAATTCTATTTTTTGATTGGTAAATATAATTAATTAAAATATCTTGTTCTTTTAATAAAGATAATAATATTTCGCCATTTTGGTCTTTTCCGATTACTGAACATAATATAGGAGTACCTCCAAGATTTTTTATATTAGATGCTACATTTGCGGCACCACCTAATTTATTTTCTTTGTTTATTATATCTACAATTGGAACAGGTGCTTCAGGAGAAATTCTTTCTACATTTCCAAAAAAATAAGAATCAAGCATGATGTCACCTATGATTAATATTTTTTTATTTTTAAATAACTTCATTTATAAATATTCATTTATGAGTTTATATAAATATTTATAAAAAAAGTTTTATTATAATTATGCAAATACTGTACCTCCAATTGTTATTCCACCACTAGCAAGTAATTTATTTCTATATCCAATATTAGTTCCTGCTCCATAAGCTTTTGCTGATGCAGCAGTGAATTTTATTATATTTTTTGGAACTTTTGGTAATATATAAATTGCGGCTTGGAATATACTAGTTTGATTTTTTGCATTGGGGCCATCTATGAAATTTTTACTCGGTCTGTGTCCATTTGCATTTGTACCAGTAACTGATTGAAATTGACTTTTTGCTGTTAATGTTTCATATACACTATTATTACTTCCTTTGGATCTAGATCTATTTAACATTACTGCCATACACCATGCTCTTTCTTCTGTGTTATGAGATGCTTCTGCATATACTGCTTTTATTAACATATTCCATTCAACTGCACTCATAATTCTACCTAAATATGTATCTGCTGATTTTTTTGCTAATGCTGAACTAGCAGAATCTCCAACAACAATAGGTGAACCATATATATCTTCCAATGATACATTATTATTTACATCACATGGAGTATTTGATGTCGGTGCTGTATATGAACTTCCTTTATATTGACCTGACCCTGTATTAGTACCTTTTTGTACATCTCCTGTTCTTGTGGGCCATGTGAAATATAATTCAGGATCAATTTTTTTATTAGCTGGAGTTATTACAGCAAAATGTAAATGCGGACCAGTTGTGTGACCTCCTGTATTTCCAACTAATCCTATTGGATTACCTCGTTTCACAGTATCATTTACATTAACTAAAAATTTACTTAAATGACAATATCCAGTTGTGAAACCATTAGTATGCTTTATTTTAATTGTATTACCACCACCATATTGACTATCAAATGATGCAGATTCTACAGTTCCATCAAATGGACTAAATATCATAGTACCTATTGGTGCTGCTATGTCTATACCTGCATGAAATGTTATTCCTTCTCCTTTTAGTTGTCTAGGCCCAAATCTACAAGATATTCTAACACCTAATAATGGAAGAGTCATCTCAGAACTTGTTGGTACATAATCTGTCACGTTAGTGGCTTTTAATTCTTCACAACCAGCGGAATTTAATGCATTTACACGATTTAATAAATTAGTATAATCTGAGTCTTTTGGTAATACTAAATCAACATCATTTATATTGCTATTAGTGTCACATGGTCTTTCTGCGCTAATAACTGCATTATTATCAACAATTTTAACATTTCTTGATACGAAATTTTCTCTTAATGATGTATATTCATCACATATTGCATCGAGTTTTGTTTTAAGAATAGGACCCATTGAGCTATCAAACATGGATAATGGATTTCTAAATTCGTTTATAAATGTATCCATCCAATTGAAAAATCTGGTACCTAACACTGCTTCTTGTCCTGCTTCTTTTGAACCTAAATTTAAAGTTCTTGTGTTATCTTTAAGTTCAATATTTATTGCATCTCTTTCAATTGATATTTTATTATAGTAGTAATCAAGAGATAATGATGTATCATCAGAATATATTTGAGTTCTATCATCGTATAATAGTGCAGTGAATCTTGTATATTCATCATCGCTCAATCCAGTTAATCTTGTTTGAAGATTGATATTATAATTTTCTGAATATATATAATAAGGTGAATATAAATCATCAGATAAAAATAATATATTAACTAGTTTACCAACCGCTGGAACTGAAAATTCTTTTCCACTTAAACTTCCGAATGGATACGCCCATGGAATATCATCAACAGATATACTATGATATAATGTTTGTACTCTTACTTTTATTCTACCTTTTTTGGTAGAATCTATATTTTCTTCTACTACTCCAACGTAAAAATCCCTTAATAATTCCATTTATTTTATTTTATTTTATTTAAAAATTTAAAGCAGATTTTGTTTCATCAACAAAATCATTTATTAATCCAGATGCTAATTCTTTTCCAAGATTTTTAACACTAGTTCTATTATTAAAATCAGAACTATAAACATTATCTGGCTCAATTTTATTTATATTAGTTGAATTTGTAAATTGATTTAATAAGCCATTGACCGCTGATCCTCTAGTTTCTCTTAATGATGTTTCAAGACTTGATATATAATTTGATCCAACTGTGCTAATAGTAGATTGTGCTTTAGTCATTAAACTATTCATAAAACCTTTACTTGTAGAAGAACTATTATTTTTAGTCTGTTGCGTAATATTAAAATAATCTGTAGCATCTGATGCACTTGTTATAATATTATCTTCATAAGGTTGGATTATATAACTTTCTTTAATTAATGGAAAACTACTTGATCTTTCTACAGATTTATAATAAATATCAAATGATAGAGTCGATGGAATATTTGATGAACTTGTTCCGTAACCCCCTATTGTAATATCATCTCCATAATTTTTACTTTCAAGAAAATTAAAATTACAATCATTTAAAGTATATATTATTGTTGATTTACTTGATACAGAATTTTTAACATTATTGCTAATATTGCTTGTATCAATAGATGTATTATTAGATGATGTTGAGTTATTTTGTGGTATAGTAAAATTTCTCATATCATTAATTTGTATTTTCATATTAAATCTTAAAACATTTTCTGGAAACATATATCTTTTATTTTTATAACTATAAATCATAGTATTGTATAATTCAGCTAAATACCAACCTATCATTGATATATCTTCATTTAATGTTATCGTAATTTTATCTTCACCATATTTTATCATTTTATGATTTAAATTTCCTAATCCCTCAATTTTTGTTGCATAATATGATTTATCTGATATCCCTCTATTTGAATTGCTATATAAAGTAGTTTCAAATATTTTAAAAAAAGTGTTTCTAAATTCGTTCCAAATACCAACTCTATTTGTATAATCTGCAGAGTTTATAATATTATAATTAGTTATAAAATATTGAAAGCTATTATTAGTTGTCTGACTGGTTACAAATAATGGAGAATTTTGATCAAAAAAAAGTTCAAAAGATGGAATAAAAGGATCTTCATAATAATAATCAATATCAGTACCTTTTAATGCTCTTTTAAATATGCTAGTATCATTATCCGCTAATGATTGTACATCTCTACCAAAACTGTTAGTAGTTCCATCAGAATTATACCAAAATTCTTCTGGTTTGGCATCAGACATATGATTAGGATCATATGCGTCAGTTTGATTTTGAGTTAATCCTAATGAACTACCCAATGTACTATTCGCTAATTGACCTAATGCTGATTGATCAGAATATCCTTTAATATATTTTGCACTATTTTTACTTATATCATTAATATTATTTAATACTTCACTAGCTGCTAATCCAATTATACTCATAATTTATTTATGTTGTTTTTATTCCTGTGCTAATAGTTGTTCCACCAGCATTATTTGATCCTGCTAATGCAGAAAAATCATGTTGCTCATTATTTCCATTACCATAGTCTACATTTAAATCTCTTCTCATTAGAATAATTTCTTGCTTTACTCCTTCGTTATATTCAAATATATAATTTATACCAGTAACAAACCAATATCCAGATAATTTAGTATTTACATTATTTAATGGTTTTTTAGTGTTCGCATTACTTGAAAATAAATCATTTGGATTAAATATTTCAACTTTGATATTTTGAAATCTTTTTATAGATAAATTTAATACGTCTAATGTAAGAATTAATTTCATTTTTTCCATAGAAACTAAATTATATTCATTAGAAAGTTTTGCATAATTATAATTTTCATGTACATTCTGATTATCCATTTTACCAATAAAATATTCATCATTAACGTTATCATTAAATATTTTAGATTGTTTATCTTTTAATATTTTTAATTGACTTCCTACTTTATTTTCATCTGTTTCTAAATCTATTATTTCTTTTTTTGTTACAGTATTTTCATTTTTTGTATACCAGGTACATAATGTTTGATAAGCTAATTCTAAATTTATACTAAATGATTGATTTATAATATTATATTTACTAAAATATTGATTACTTCCTTTTAGTCCATCATTATTACTTAAATATAATAATACAGGAATCTCATTTGCAACTTTTTCTAATTGGGTATTTGCTTGAATATGAGATTCATCTTTTATTATACTATTTAGTTCCGCTTGAACATCTACATAATTTAAATTATAATAAAAATCAATAAATGTCCAAACAAATGATTGATCCGATACATATGAATATTTAGTTATATCTTTAATGAATATGTGATTTTCATCACTTGGATTTATCCATTTCATAGAATCTGAACTATCTTGAATATTTGATGCAAATCCTAAATTCATTCTAAGTGCCAATTGTTTTATTGCTTGAAAACTTGTTGCATTTATTGATTCATAATTAGAATCATGTAAATCGTCTACGTCTAATATTCCTTTTATTAAAAATTGTAATGCTCCTACTTTAGGATCAGATTTTATAGTTTGGAATTCAGTTAATCTAAAATCCATTCTTATTGGCATGATTGTAGTGGAACTAACTTTAACAAAAACACTTATAATTGTATCATGATCAAAAGGATAAAAATCAGTAAATAATACACCTAATGAATCTGTACAAAATAATTCTACCTCAGGTAAAAATCTATTATTATATAATTTTAGAGATATTATATCTTTTGAATCAACTGTAGTTCCATTAAGAGGAGGATTACTAGTGTCATATAATTTGCTAATAAATACAAGAGGTACATAATCAAGTGACTGTATAAAAACATCGGTAGCATCTTTATCATATAATTGAAAATTCAATTCTATTGTTTTAATTTTAGCTTTATCTGTAACTTGTATCATATTTAAATGTTATTTTATTCAAAAGAATTTATTATTTTTATTTTGTTGTCATTAGTTACACTAATTTGATTTAATGTAGTTGGCTTAATAGTAAGTGGTAAATTTTCATTATTAGATAAATTCTTTTTATTTCTATTTGTTTGAATAGAATTTATTAATGCCTGACGAGCTTTATCTTGTTGTGTAGGTATATCATCAGTTACATATAATTTAGATAAATCAGAATACTGACAATAATAAATATATTGACCTTCTTTAACAGAATACGGATTTATTAAGTCATTTAATATCATTAATTCTTCAACATAATCAGATGATCCATATATATAATTAGATATTGCATCTAATCTCATTTCATATTCACGTGGAACTATATATATTCTTTTAGATATAGTTAATGTATTAACTATATTTTTTTGAAATATATCAAAAAGATTATTTTGATTAGGATCTCTTTTAATTAAATTGTTTCCATTGTCGTCAAATGATAGTATTTTCATTGTTGTATATTATTTGAATTTTTTAGTGAATTTAGCCATGCAGTATTTTGCTCAGCAGTACCAGTATAGTTTTCTATTCCTGATTGTTCTGCTAAGACTTTTCTTTGCTGAAAAGTATAATATGTACCAACATTTTGTCCTTGTGCGTTTTTACCTCCAGTTTGATTAAATAAATAATTTTCAATTGAACCTTGATCATCAAATGCTGCTTTGCCAGGTACTTTAATATATTTCGCAGTAATAGTAACATTTGGTAAAACAACATCAGTTGCCTCTGTATCTGCGTTTGCTGATACTGTTTCACCATTATATTGTATTGGTGTTGTTGGAACTTTTGTGTATTCTCTTTTATATGTATTATTAAACATTCTCATTAACTCTTGTTTACCTAATGATCTAGAAAGTCCACACGTGAATTTTGCTGTTAATTTTTGTGGCATATCATTGAAACCCATTTCATTACTTGTTTCTAATGTGCATGTTTTTACTATTATATGACTTGTATTTATCCAAGGAGAATATGGATTTCCTATCGTTAAATGCCAAGGAGCAGCACTATCTTGTCCTCCAGTCATCAATTCTATTGATCCTCTAAGTTCAAATCTATGTATTGCTACTGTACTTGTTAATATTGTTTGTATTACGCCTAATGCTGATTTTACAACTGTTGTTAATGCTGATGCGCCGTTTGCTGCTGCTGCGTTTAATGCTGCAGTTGCACTATTTTTTGCTGCTGATAATGAATCAGTTTTTCCTTTCTCATTGGCTTTATCAAGTAATGATTGATTATATGCTATGCTTTTTTGAGTTGTTTTATATTCATCACTATTTGCATTAGGAGATCCTTTAGCATAAAAATTTAAATTATGTTTTAATACCGCTATTTTATTTGTATAAGCATTAATGTTTGCTTGATTTGATCTTGTTGCTGCTGCATTTGCTGATTGTGTAGCTTTATCTGTTTGAGCAAAAGTTGATAAATAATCTGCATTAGCAGTCAATCCTGATAATGTTTCTGTAAATAATGTTTTTAAAGTATTCCAAAATTTTTCAGTAATTGTTTTTACAAGATTCCACCACTCATTTATATTATTACCCCTTTTAGCTACAGCCCCTTTTGCTTCTTGTATAATTTGTGATGAGTCACTCCAGTAAAATGCCATATTTGATGTACCCATTGCATAAATATTATCTATTATATCTAGTAATGCAGAACCTGGATCCACATCTCCTATCAATTTTTGTTCATAAGTAGATATAAGTTCAAATTCAAATGAGGATCTTATATTTTGAACTTCTGCATTTCTATAAGGAGCTTCCTTTAATACGTTAGGATTTCCTACTGGTATATTATTAAGTCCCCATATATTTGTTGTTGGATCATCTGATTCATCATTCGCAGTATTTGATGTTGTTATACCCATTCTTTTATATATTTCAAATAACATACCTTGTGCAAAACTTGGAATAGGAATAAGATTAGCTACATCAATTTTTGTTACACTGTGGACAATTTCAGCAATTTTTTCATCAAATCTTTTATTCGTAACGTCCCAAGACTCATTAAAATTTATAGTACCAAAATTATCATCTGGTTTAATCCAACCTACAATAGTTGATATTGGCTCTACGTTCATAAGTCCTAAATTTTCAGGTACAAAAACTCCTTCTGGAAATCTTCTAAGAATAGCCATTCTATTTATAGGATATACTCCTAATTCTCTCAAATATGCAAAATCTGATGGTTTTAACCTTAATCCAGCACCTGGAGTGCCTGCAGTATTAGTAAATGTCGGATCTTTTAATATTTTAATATAAGGATTGCTACTATTTACCTCATTATTATATATATTTTCTTGTATGTAATTTTTTATATTTGCTGTACCTGCTACTATACTACCTTGAACATTTTTTTTATATACTGTATACTTAGAATTAAAAATACTACGAGTATTTCCAACACTTGTATTATTTAATTGCGTTGTAGTATAATCATCAGAAAATAGAAAATCCATCTCGGAATAATGTGCCATTTTATTTATATATTTTTTTGTATATATAAAAAAATCTTCTGTGGATTATTAATAATCCCTAATTATTTGAATAGAGTCAAATAACGATATACTTGATAATAAATCATCAAATAATTTCTGATTATCTTTAAAATCTTCATAAAAAAAAAGTAAGTTGAAATTAATTTTTCCTATTAAATTTTCTTTGATTTGAAATATATCATCTATTTCTAATGTGTTTATTTTATATAAATTTGGAATATAATATACATCTTTACTTTTTCTTATAGTTTGAGATATCTTTGTATAAATTATAAGATTGAAATATTCTTTCCATTCATTAACATCTTCTAAGCCATGATCTTCTAATTGCTGTTTGATGTCTATTATCGTTTTATTACGAATTTTATTAATTTTAATATACTTATCAAGTTTTTTTCTATTTTTAACGAACACTATGTAGAATTCCATAAATCTTATAATATTAATTTTGAATTATATATATTTTCAATAGGGTTCAATTCAAAAATAATATTTTATTATATTTAAAACTTTTATTGTTTTTTTATCTAAAAATAATACATAACTTAATATAAAAGATATGCAACTATAACAATGGTATTTATGAAAATTAATTTATAAAAAACTTTTCATGTATTTTTTATTACAATATGATTGTTACAATAAAAAAAATAAAAATCAAAAATGGCAAAAAAAACCACACAAACTTCACAAAAAAATAGTTTTGATTTTTCGAATATTTCTGGATTGATTGATACTATGTCAAAAAAAGAAATTATTTCAATTGAAGATTTTGAAAAAGAAAAAAGTTTTATTTCAACTGGAGTGTATATTTTAGATGCGTTATTATCTAAAAGTATTTTACATGGAGGTATATCTAATAATAGAATAACACTGTTGGCTGGGCCAAAACAAACAGGTAAATCGTTTCTTTCTCTAAACATAGCTAGAAATGCTCAAAAATTAGGATATAATATTATATGGATTGATACTGAATTTTCTATTGAAAAATCAGATTTTGATATGTATGGAATTGATACATCAGATTCTAATAAATTTATGTTAATTAGAACTAATATAGTAGAAAAAATTAAAATGTTTATGACTTCTATGCTAGATGATATGACAAAATTAAAAGAAAAAGGTATGGATGTTTCTAAAACAATTTTCTTTTTAGATTCAATTGGTATGCTATCATCAGAAAAAGAAAAGGCTGATACTCTTAAATTAGATATTAAACAAGATATGACACGTGCAAAACAAATAAAATCTCTTGTTAGACTTATAACAAATGACTTAGGATATTTGTCAATACCTCTTGTAGCAACGAATCATATTTATTTAACTCAAGATATGTTTCCTCAAACTATCATGTCAGGTGGAGAAGGCTTGTATTATGCAGCTAGTAGTATAGTATTTTTAAGTGATGCAAAATTGAAAACTGGAGAAGAAGATGAAATGGATCTTGGACGCTCTGGTTCTATTATTACTGCAAAAGCAGGTAAAAATAGATTAGCTAAACCTAAGAAAGTTAAATTCGAAATTGATCATACAAAAGGTATTAATCCATTTAAAGGTTTAGATCTGTTTTGTACACCTGAAAATTTTGATAAAATTGGAATTGCAAAAGTTAAACCAGTTGTAAATAAAGAAACAGGAGAAATAACTTATCAATCATCTAATAGATGGTATGTTAAACATTTAGATAAAGCAGTCGCTACTGCTCAATTATTTAATAGAAAAGTATTTACGCAAGAAGTATTAGAAAAAATGGACCCAATAATTTATGATTATTTTAAATATCCATCATATGAAGAATGTATGAAAGAATTAGATGAAATTGATGAAAGATTGAACGAATTAGAAGATAAAGATATGCTAACTTCCGAAGAATTCGATATTGATTCAGATGATACATTATTTACTTAAATATAAATAATAATTAAAAAATAGATAATAAATAAACAATAATAAAAATTTAATATAGTACTTTATATGGCAGATACAACAAACACAAATATGGAACGACATTATTTCGTTCACATTTTGGACAATCCTGATCAATTTTCAAAAGTAGATCCTTTTTTCTTTAGAAATTCGGATATTCAATTCATTTATACTGTAATAAGAGAAGAATATATTAAAAGCGATAGTCATACAGTACCAAGCATTAAGCAAATCTATTCAATGGTTAAATTGGCTGATTCAGATAATAAAGTAAATGATAAAGTAATAAAAATGCTTCTTCAATCTGATAATAGCGAGTTTAGCCCTGAATGGTTATTACCAATGTTCAAAGGTTGGAAAATTCAAAACCAATTAAAAGGCGATGTACTAAAAAGTATTGATATGGTCCGAGGTATAGAAGATGTAAATTATGATAATGCTCTCGAAATTGCCCAAAAAATGAAAGGTATGTTTGGTAACGTACTTTTAGTTGATGATGATGATAACGATTTAGGATCTGATTTTGATGACCCTGAATCTCATAAACAAATGATTTCTAAAAATTGTATACCTTCAGGATGGCCATGTATAGATAATATTTTAGGAGGAGGATGGAGTAAATCAACGTTAAATGTTATTATGGGGGAAACTAATGTTGGTAAATGCTCTCATTATCAGACATTTATAAAAATTAGAAATAAAAAAACAGGAAAAATAGAAGAAATTAGTATAGGGGATTTTTATGATTCAATTAAAAATAAAATATAAAAATGAAATGTGAAATATGCGGAAAAGAATTTGATACTACTAAAGGTTTGTCTATTCATTTAACGAAATATCATAACGAAATAATTAAAAAAGAATATTATGATGAATATTTAAAAGATGAAAATGAAGGTATTTGTTATTTCTGCGGAGAAGAAGCAATTTTTAAAAATATTACAAATGGATATCATAGAATATGTAATTCTAAAATATGTTTAGGTAAAACTAGAGCAACAGCTACATATGAATTTTTAATGTATAAATATAATTTATCTGAAATAGATTCAATCAAATTATTAAATAGTAGAATTAAAGATAATAGTATAAAAACTAAAAATGGATTACAAAAAAGTTTTGAAAAAAACGAAAATTTTTTTAAAGAAAAATCCAGACAATGCGTTGAATATTGGCTAAAAAAAGGATATTCACAAGAAGATTCTGAAATAGAAGTCAAAAAATCTTTTGATGATATTCATACTAAAACATGGAAAAAACGTAGAGAAAATCCAGAATTATATCAAGATGTTAATACTACTCAAATAGGATATTGGTTAAAAAAAGGATATTCACAAGAAGAATCAGAATATAAAATAAAAGAGAGACAGAAAACATTTACAATTGAAAAATGTATTCAAAAATATGGTAAATCTGAAGGATTGAATATTTGGACTGAAAGACAAAAAAATTGGAGTGAAAAAATTGAAATTATGTATAAAGATGGACTTTTCGTAAAATTTAGAAAAGAACCATATTCTAATAGTGAAATAGAATTATTTTCTGAAGTTTCTAAAAATTTTGATAAATTTTATTTTGGTGATAATCAATTTTATAGATATATTAAAGATATAGGTAAAACATTTGCATATGATTTTGTTTGTAAAAAAAAAGGTTATAGAATTTAATGGTGATTATTGGCATTGCAATCCTTTAATTTATAAAGAAGATTTTTTTAATAAAAGTAAACAAATGTTTGCAAAAGATATATGGAATTATGATAAAATTAAAATAGATTCAATTGAAAAACTTGGTTATAAAGCATTAATAATTTGGGAATATGATTACAATAATAATAAACAAAAAGTTGTACAGCAATGTATAGATTTTATAAAAAATGATTAATATGAGTGATTTTGAAAAGTATATAATAGAATTTATAGAAGAAAATGTAGGTGAATATGATGAAATACATATATCAAAATATTTATCTGATAAAATAGAACAATTTGATAATTTTGAAATATATGATGGAGAACAATCAATTGTTGGAGATACATATATTGGTAATTTAATATTAACTGATAAAATAATTGAAGTGTTTTATAATATTTTATATGATAATGATGATATAGAATTTAAACAAAAGGAAGAAGTTGAATATGATAAGTGATAATATATATAAAAAATTTGTAGAAACATTTGATGTAGAAGATTGGGAAATTGAAACTGATAATGGTTGGTCTGATATTAAAGAAATTGGTAAGACTATAGAATATGTTGAGTGGGTATTAAAAACATCGGATGATTTTAGTTTGATATGCGCAGATACTCATATTGTTTTTGATGAAAATTTCAATGAAGTTTTTGTTAAATATTTGAAAATTGGAGATAAAATAATAACAAAAAATGGTATAAGTGATGTGACAGAAGTTTATGAAACAGAAAAATCATCTAATATGTATGATTTATCATTATCTGATGATAATCATAGATTTTATTCAGATGGAATTTTATCCCACAATTCAATGTGGTTACATAATATAGCTACTAATGCAGCAAACGCTGGTACTAATGTATTACTTATTACATTAGAGATGGCTACAAGAAAAGTAATGAAGAGATTAGGTTCTATGAGACTTAAAATTAAATCTGATGAGTATGATGAAAAATCAAAAGATCCAGTTTTCATGAAACAAAAATTAAATAATCTTAAATCACAATCAACTGTTGGTAATTTATTCGATGCTCAACCAGGTAAAATATTTGTTAAAAAATATAATACCAGTGATTGTACTGTTACTGATATTGATAATTATATTAAAAAATTCGAAGAAGTTAAAAGAATTAAAGTTGGAATGGTAATCGTAGATTATATAAATATTATGTCAATTGAAAAAGGCTATGATATTACTAATATGCTTTACCTAAAAGGTAAACATTTAGCTGAAGGATTAAGACGTGTAGCAGATAAGTATGAATGTGCAGTTATAACTGCAACTCAAACCGATAAGAGCGTTTGGGGTGCTTCTGATATTACACTTAATGCTATTCCTGAAAGTAAAGCGATAGCAGATACATCTGATTCAGTCTGGGGGATCATAAGAAATCCCGAAATGAAAAGAAATAATAGTTATAGATTAAAAATATTAAAGTTAAGAGATGGTGAACATCATGAAGAACAAGTTAGATTTGATTTTAATACAAATTTTTTAACTATGGAGAATGATGTTTTAGTAGGAGTTAAATAATAAAAAATGGGAAAAAGATTAACTAATGATATATTTATAGAAAGATCAAATATAATTCATAATAATTTTTATAGTTATCCAAATACTAATTATATAAATAATGATTGTTATGTGAAAATTGTATGTCCTAAACATGGAGAATTTATTCAAAATGCTAAATCTCATTTGGATGGACATGGATGCTCGGAATGTGGAAATAATCATTTTACTACAATTAATTATATAGAAAAAGTTAATATTATTCATAATTTTAAATATAAATATGATAAAACTATTTTTATTAATTATAGTAGCGATATTATTATTTATTGTGATAGACATGGATATTTTTCACAAAATACTAAACTACATTTAAATGGCCATGGATGTCCAAAATGTGCAAATAATGTTTATACTAAAAAAGAAATATTAGAAAAAGCTAATAATATACATAATTTTAAATATAAGTATGATGATTTTGAGTTAGATAAAAGAATGAATGAAACTATTTTAACTATTTATTGCAAAAAACATGGTAAATTTAATCAAAGATTGAACAATCATATACATCAAGCTAATGGCTGCCCGCTGTGTAGTGAATCTAAAGGTGAGATTGAAATTGAAAATATATTAATTGATAAATTTATTAAACACGAAAGACAAAAAAAATTTGAAAAATGTAAAAATAATAAAAAATTACCTTTTGATTTTTATCTAATAGATTATAATATATGTATAGAATATGATGGTATACAGCATTATAGTCCAATATATGGAGAAGATAATTTAATTAAAACAAATAAAAATGATAATATTAAAAATGAATTTTGCTTAAATAATAATATAAGATTAATAAGAATAAAATATGATGAGAATATCATTGAGAAATTAGAATTTCTCAAATAAAAATCAATTAATAATTAATAAATGAAAAATGATGAAGAAATAAATGACGATTTGAATGAAGATTTGGATAACGATTTAGATTTGGAAGAAGATTTAGAAGAAGATTTGAATCTATTAGATGAAAATTTAGATGACTCGTCTGAAGAAGATGCATTAGTATCTGATGAATCTATTGATGAAGATGATGAAGATGATGAAGATAATGAAATAGATATAATGGTTAAATTCAATACAAATAATCATAAAATTGAAGGTAAACATGCATTATCTAGAGATACAATATTTAAAGGTAAAGTTGAAGATAATGTAGATCAGCAAGAATATGATTATAATATTAATCAACAAGAAGATTTTAATTTAAATGATGGATTGCCGATAGAAGCTGGATCATCGTATGAATTTGAAAGTAAACATTATGAAGATTACGTAGATAGATTAAATTTGCAAAGAGATATTTATGATTTATTAAGTGAGAAAACAGATTTGGATTTTTCTTCAAATAGAAGAAAACCAAATAAGCAAGCATTTAACGATTATTATAGAATGTTATTAAATAATATTGGAAAAGAATATAGTAAATCTGAAATATTTGTAGAACTTTCTTATTATTTCACAGACAACATCTTCAATATGTTTAAATTATTAGATAAAGAATATGCAACACGTATAATAGTAGAATTAAAACAGCGTGGTCATTTAACAAATTTAAACAATATAAATTTTATATGAGCAAAGTAAAAAATGTAGATGATTATATAAAAGAAGTTTCAATAATACATAATTATTATTATGATTATAGTTTAGTTTTATATATTAATGCTCATACTAAAATAAAAATTATTTGTCCAATACATGGAATATTTGAACAAGAACCTCTTAATCATAAGAGATATGGTTGTAAAAAATGTGGTAAATTATTAGATGAAAAAGTTGTATTAAATAGATGTACTAAAATACATGGAGATAGATATGATTATTCTAAATTTAAATATATTGGTATGTATAATAATTCTACTATAATATGTAAAATTCATGGTGAATTTGAACAACAAGTGATTAATCATTTAGCAGGTAAAGGTTGTCAAAAATGTGCACCAAATTATAAAAAAGATAAAAAAACGATTTTAAATAAATTAAATAAAGTTCATAATAATAAATATGATTATTCATTGTCTATTTTTAATAGAACAAAGGATATAATAAAAATAATATGTCCTTTACATGGAGAATTTGAACAAATATTAAATAATCATTTAAGAGGAAATGGTTGTCCTTTATGTGATGAAAGTAAAGGAGAAAGAGCGGTAGAAAGTTATCTAATAGAGCATGATATTATTTTTGAAAGACAAAAAAAATTTGAAGGTTGTATGAATAAAAGATTATTATCTTTTGATTTTTATTTACCTGATTATAATTTATGTATAGAATTCGATGGTGCTCAGCATTTTATAGAAGTTCTTAATTGGGGTAATCTTGAATATACTAAAGAAAATGATGAAATTAAAAATATTTTTTGTTTAAATAATAATATTGATTTATATAGAATATCATATAAAGATAATATACTTGGTAGATTAAATGCCAAATTTAAATAATATAAAAATATCAAAAACTAATATAAAAATATCTACTAATATAGTAGATTAATAATTATAAAATAAAATAGAATAGAATGAGTTTTAAAAGAGAAGAAGCGTTTGATGCAGCATTAAAATATTTCAAAGGAGATACATTAGCTGCTGATGTTTGGGTTAATAAGTATGCATTAAAAGAAACGGTAGATAATGAAACAGTTTATTATGAGTTGACTCCTGATGATATGCATAGAAGATTAGCTAAAGAAATATATAGAATTGAATTAAAATATGAAAATCCGTTATCAGAAGATTTTATATTTGATTTGATAAAAGATTTTAAATATATTATACCTCAGGGCTCTCCAATGTCAGGGATAGGTAATGATAATCAAGTAGTGTCCATATCAAATTGTTTTGTTATTGGTAATCCTTCTGATTCTTATGGATCAATTATGCAAGTAGATGAAGAACAAATTCAATTAATGAAAAGGCGTGGAGGAGTTGGACATGATCTTTCACATATTAGGCCAGCAGGAATGCCTGTTAAAAATTCTGCATTAACTTCAACAGGTTTAGTTCCTTTTATGAGTAGATATTCAAATTCAACAAATGAAGTTGCTCAAGGAGGAAGAAGGGGTGCGTTGATGTTATCTTGTTCTGTTCTTCATCCTGATTCTGAATCATTTATTGATGCTAAATTAGAGCAAGGAAAAGTAACAGGAGCGAATATATCAATAAAATTAACGGATGAATTTATGGAAGCAGCTATGAATTCTGGAATGTTTACTCAATTATATCCAATTGATTCTGAAACTCCATTAATTACAAAACAAATAGATGCAAATAAACTTTGGAAAAAAATTATACATAATGCATGGAAATCAGCAGAACCTGGTATATTATTTTGGGATACTGTAATGAGAGAATCTGTCGCAGATTGCTATCAAGAATATGGATATAAAACTGTATCAACAAACCCTTGTGGAGAGTTGCCATTATGCCCATATGATTCTTGTAGATTATTAGCAATAAATCTTTATAGTTATGTTATAAATCCTTTTACTAAAGATGCATATTTCGATTGGAAATTATTTAAAGAACATACAATTTATGCTGAAAGATTTATGGATGATATTGTTGATTTGGAATCTGAAAAAATAGATAAAATTCTAGAAAAAATTGAATCTGATCCAGAAAACGAGAATACAAAAATGGTTGAAAAAGAAACATGGGTCAAAATAAAAAATATGACTATTAAAGGGCGTAGAACAGGATTAGGTGTGACTGCTGAAGGTGATATGTTAGCTGCTCTTGGTATGACTTATGGAACAACAGAAGCAACTGATTTTTCAACAGAAGTTCATAAAAATTTAGCTGTATATGCTTATAAATCATCTGCTATTATGGCAAAAGAAAGAGGAGCATTTTCTGTTTATAATTATAATAATGAGATAAATAATCCATTTGTTCAGAGATTGAAAGATATTGATCCTGAATTAGATACTATGATGAAAGAATATGGTAGAAGAAATATAGCATTGTTGACGATTGCGCCTACTGGTAGTGTAAGCATTTTATCTCAAACTACATCAGGTGTTGAACCTGCATATAAAGTATCATATAAGAGAAGAAGGAAGATAAATCCAAGTGATAAAAATGGTAGAGTAGACTTCATAGATGCAGAAGGACAAAAATGGGAAGAATATTACGTATTTCATAAGAAATTTGAAGTATGGTTGGAAATAAATGGATATAATGTAGATGAAGTTAAATTAATGAAAGATGTAGATTTAAATCCAATTATTGAAAAATCACCATATTATAAAGCAACTGCTAATGATGTTAATTGGGTAGAAAAAGTAAAAATGCAAGGTAGTATTCAAAAATTTATTGATCATTCTATTTCAGTAACAGTAAATTTACCAAATAATGTAACAGAAGAACTTGTTTCAAAAGTTTATGAAACAGGATGGAAAAGTGGATGTAAAGGAATCACTGTTTATCGTGATGGATCTAGAGAAGGAGTTATCATGTCAAATGAAGGTACTACTCAAAATGTTGTATTAGAATCAGGTGAAAATAATGCAAAAAAACGTCCAAAAAAACTTGAATGCGATGTTGTTAGATTTACAAATAAAGGTGAGAAATGGATTGGATTTTTAGGATTGAATGTAGATGATAAAGGTGAAAAATATCCTTATGAATTATTTACTGGTTTGGCTGAATCATTTCTTATTCCTGTTAGTGTAGAAAAAGGAGAAATTGTTAGATTTAAAACTGAACCAAAAAATGGTGAAGAAGGTAAGAGTAGATATGACTTTGTTTATAAAGATAAAGATGGATATAATGTGACTATGGAAGGATTAAATAGAGCTTTTAATAGAGAACTATGGAATACAAGTAAATTATTATCAGCTTTCTTAAGACATAGAATTCACTTACCAAGTGTTATTCACCTTATCGATACTTTACAAATGACAGACAATGCAGCTTTTGGTACATGGAAAAGTGGAGTGAAACGAATTATTAAGAAATATATAAATTCTGCTGTGGTTGGAGAAAAATGTCCAAATTGCGGAGCAACTGGAGATGACTTGGTTTATGAGAATGGATGTCGGACATGCAGAAAATGTGGATATTCGCGCTGTGACTAGTTAATACAATTAATTTAAAATAAATCCACATATTTCACGGTTATGACTACCATAATTTAATATATAGATTATGGTAAAATATAAAAAATGTGAAATATGTGGATTAACTTTTCCTTATACTACTGGAAAATTTACAATTCATTTAATGGAAGAACACAATATATCTTTAAAAGATTATATTATTAAATATGAATTAGATGGTATAACTCCAAAATGTCAATGTGGTTATTGTGATGATGATGCACCTTTTTATAGAGGTACATTTTTGACTAAAAGTAGTGAACATAAAAAATATAAATCTTTAAAGGAAGGTTATATAAAAAAATATGGTATACCTAAATGTGTAAATTGTGGAGAAGATGTAAAATGGCATAGAGGAATACCAAATATTTATTGCTCACCAAGTTGTTTTCCTTGTCAATGGAATCAAGAGAAAGTTAAACAAACTGTTAAAGAAAGATATGGAGTAGATAATGTATCATTTTTAGATGAAGTTAAAGAAAAAATATCAAAATCTAAAAATGAAAAAAATGAAAATGAAAAAAATGAAATTTTAAATAAAATTAAAAAAACTTGTTTAGAAAGATATGGTACAGTATCTTTTTTTAGTACTAAATTATTTTATGATAAAAATAAAACAACTATGCTTGAAAGATATGAAGTAGATCATCCTTCTAAAATGATGAAGAATAGGGAGAGTGCAAGTAAGAGAATGATAGAAAATAATTCAAATTTTGATTTGGATTTTAGAAATTGTTATAACATTAAGAGATATAAAGATACTGATTTGTGTTATCAGAGTTCATATGAAGAAGACTTTTTAGATTTATGTGATAAGTATCAAATACTTAATAAAGTTGAAAATGGACATACATATAAGTTTTTAGAAGAAGATTATTCATATGGATTAAGGACAATTACTGATTTTTGTATTGATGATATGGAGATTGAGATTAAATCATCTTATATATTAGAGAAACAAGGAGGAGAAGAAGTTATTGATATAAAAAGAAAATCTGTTAAAAGAGCAGGTAAATATTATTTATTAATTTTAGATAAAAATTATTCTGAGTTTAATAAGTATTTCAAAAAATTATTTTAAAATATGAGTAATTTAATATTTAATTTGAGGATTTATAAGTATCATTTTCAAATAACAAAGAAATTAAGAATGAGTATTTCTTATAATGAAAGTTATGATTTTCATAAAGATCCGTTCATAAGATTATTCAAATAAAAAACTACTAATTTAATTAGTAGTTTTTTATTTTGTGAATTTTTTATTCTTCATTATCAATTAACTTACAACCTTCTAAATGACAAAAATCATCTATGTGACAATCATAACAACAAGTTAAATTTGGACAATTACTTTCCACAATTCTAAACACTTTTTATCCAAGTTCATCGTATAGTTGATTGAATATTTTAGTTAACATTCTTGAATTAGGTTCAGTCAATAATGGACAGTTATTGCAATTAGAATCACATACTCTATCATTTTTCATAAATTTTACTTTTTAAATAAAAAAAGTCACTCAATTTGAGTGACTTTTTTTATTAATTATTAATTATTTTTTATCATCACTATCATCACTATCATCAACATGTTTGAAGATAGATTCTCTAAATTTATTAAACCTCTTATCTGCTAAGAATTTTTGTGCAGCTTTATTTGTTTTAGAGTCTTCAGATAAAGTATATTCTGTATCAAGAACATGAAGTAAATAACCTACAACTTCATCATCTGAAATGGTTCCAAGAAATTTGATAAGATTTTCAACTTCTTTAGATTTCAATACTGAAACACTACGTTCTTTCATGTTTGCAAGAAGTTCAGATTTTTTATCACGATTGAAGTTTTTGATGTCATCAATAATATCATCAAAACGATTAAGAACATCATCAAGAGTTATTTTAAGAGTATCTTCACAATATCTAATGAATTGTACATTTGATGCACCAACATAACCATGACCAATTTCTTTAATGTCATTTATCCAAGTACGAATAGATGGGAATTTTTTGACCATTATTGAGTTACCTTTTTCATCTTTTATAGAATTTCCAGAAACATCAGTTTTTTCAACAAATCCTCCAAAATTTTCAAAAATATAATCACTTAAAAAAGTCCAAGAACGAGGTGTAGCATATGCTTTATTCGTTTTATTTGTGATGTTCCTTTGATCAGGTTTTTTATAATAATGTTCAGTTTGATTTTTCAAAAATTGAACAATTATTGGAGCTACATTTTTATTTGCATATTGATCAGCCCATTCTGTAAATGGTAAAGTATGTTCAATATGAATTAAACGATTATTAAGAGCTTGATCAAATTCTTCTACATCTGTACCATCTTCTTCTCCAAGGTTACCAGAAGAACACATAAATACATTTGAATTAAAAGCGAAAAATGAACCAATTTCTCTTTCAAGTAATATTTGAAGAGCAGCATTCCTTACTGCAAGAGTAGAACGATTTAATTCTTCAAAGTGAATAATGGTCGGACGTTTATTAGCTTCATATGCCCATTTAGGTGCAACGTGAGCTAACATTCGTTGCATTTTACCATCTACCATTTCTTCATCCAATGATGGGTATAACCCTACATCTGTTTCATCAATCATTGATAACCTGATATCAAAATATTGAAATCCTACTTTATTCGCAATTGATCTCATAATTGCAGACTTGGCATAACCAGGAGGAGATGTTATAAAAAGAACTCCACTTTTGGAATTCATAATTTTAAAATACCTTTTCTCTCTTTCTGATAGAGATTCATACCCTTCTGGAAATCTGTTAGCTGGAGTCAGTGTTACACCTTTACCCATGTTTTTTTCTGTCATAATTAATTCAATTTAATTTTAATTTAATATTTATTATTTAATTGATGTTTTGTTTTTTATACATTACAAAGATACTACTTATTTCTGATATAAAAAAATATTTTTGTACTTATTATTAAAGAATATCATCATATTCTTCATTTTTATTTTTATTTTTTTCTATTGTATTATTAATTAAGTTTTTATCATCTTCTGAATTTTTATCATAAAATGTATCAATAGAATTTTTTAATTATTCATTTACATTTTCTTCATTTTCTTCATCAGTTAATGTTTTTAAATATTCTTGAGCTTTATCATCTTTTATTTTTTTGAAAATAGGAACCAAATAGTCAATGATATATTCAAACCGTTCTGTTTCATTTTTAAATTCCCAATCTTTTACAGATTTTAAATCAACATCATATAATATTGATAATACATCATAATCTTGTATAATATCTGGTATAGTATCGCCATATTCAATTTTTACGATATTTTCAGTATCAATTATAGTATCTTTAAATATTAAAGTTGCAGTATATGAATAATCATTATTATCTGTTAGATATACATTAATTCTATCTTTCTCCAAGGATAATACTTTAATTATACAAACATAAGGTTTATCATTAATTTTTATCCATGTCTCAGGATTAATTAAATTTCCTATTATTTTTTGTAATTCTACCTCAAATGAAAAATCTTGTTTTTCATATTCAATTATACTTTCAAAATACTCTTTTAAAAGTTTAATTAAGTCATTATCATATGCTAATAATGCATCTTTTCTATCCTTAACATCATTCTCTATTTGCTTAGCATATTTATCCCATAATTCTTTCTGATGATCTATATGTTCCTTCTTTTTAGCTTCTTCATAAGCTTCAGGATCTTTCTTATATAAAAGAGAATCTTTTACTTCTAATATTCTATACTCATCTTTTATACTTTCAATAAAATTAGAAAACTCAATATTTTTAATCAATTTATTATTTAATTTACTAGATAATAAATTAACATCAGTTTCTTCTGTGAAATAAATAGCAGGTGCAAATTTTTCAATTTTAATTGAACATTGCTCAATTAATTCCTCAACTATTTTCAATGGAGAAAATTCTAATGAATCTGTATTTAATTCTAACCCATTTTTAATTAAGTAAATGAGACTACCACTTGGCTCAATCGTAGATATAATATGATAATTATATTCTACATCTTGCGTAAATAATGATAATAAATCTTGTTTTTTGCCCATTTTATTTTTTGTTTTTAAATAATAATTTTGTATATATTTTGCTAATATATTCAATATAATCTTTTCCTGATATAATATATGGAATAGTTGTGAATATAGCTGATATAAAAAATACTATTAATATAATAAACCATAATACGCTTTCATATAATCTATATGAGTATTTTTTTAATGCTTTCATGTTTAAAATTTTTTGTTTTTTATAGAGTAATAAACAGAATAAGGAAATATTATCAAATTCATTAAAAATGTACGAATTAAATTGCTAAATTTCTTACCCAAATTACCCATTTTATACGTTCTGTGTAAACAATAAATAGCCCATATTATAGCTAAAATTAAATATATCAGTATATAAATCATGTTTATGTTTTTTGTACTACAAAAGTAATAAAAAAATCTGATATACCATAGTAAAATCAAACTATTTTTTAAAAAAAAGATAAACTTTTATCTTTTTTGATTATATATTATTTATATATAAAATATGAAAAATATGAAAAAACTAAAAAATATGAAAATTGATGAAAAATTGCATACAGAATTAAAAAAATATGCAACTGAAAATTCATTAAAATTAAATGATTGGGTTGAAAAAATAATCAAAAAAGAATTCGAAAAAATAAAACAAAATAATAATGATTATTGATAAAGAAGTTATAGTAAAACCTAATAATCACAGTATTAAACATTATATAGATAAAGGATATGATGCTAAATGTAAATGTGAATTGTTAGTTAAAGTTGAAGATTTAACAACATCATCTAATGTTAGAGTTAATTGTAAGTGTGAAAACTGTAATGAAATAACTAATATAAAATATCATGATTATAGTATATGTTTATCTAAAAATAATTTTTATGTTTGTAAGAAATGTAAATTTGAAAAAATTAAAATAACTAATAAAGAAAAATATGGAGATGAAAATTATTCTAATTGTGAGAAAAGAAATAAAACTATGATTGATAAATATGGAAGTTCAATTCCATTAAAAAATATTAATATAAAAAATAAAAAAGAACAAACTTGTTTAGAAAAATATGGTTTTAAAAATGCATCTGAAAATGATGAAATTAAAAATAAAATAAAAAATAGTCATATAATGATATATCAAGATGATGATAATAAAAATAAAATTGTAGATAAAAGGAGAAAAACTTGTATATTAAAATATGGAGTAGATAGTTTTACTAAAACAGAAGAATATAAACAAAAAAGTGAAAAAACTTGTAGTAATAAATATGGATATCTACACAATGGTTCAGTTCCAGAATTTATTTTAAAAAGACAAGAAACTCATTTAAAAAATAATGTAGATGATAATAGAACAGATTTCTATTTATATAAAAGAAAAGTGAATAACTATACTAGAATATTTTTAAAAGAATTGTTTTATAAATGGAATGGTTTTGATTATTACGATAATGAATATATAAAAAATAATTTAAGTTATGACTCAGGTTGTTCATTATACCCATCAGTTGATCATAAGATACCAAAATATTTTGGATTTAAAAATAATATAGATCCTAAAATAATAGGAGATATTAATAATTTGTGCATAACAAAAAGATCAATAAATTCTAAGAAAAAAGATAAAATTTATGATATAAAATTATTAATTAAAATGAAATTGATAATAATAAGTGATATAATAAAAAAAGAGAGTTAAAATAACTCTCTTTTTTTTATTTAAAAATTATTATTAATCTTGTTTACCAACATTAACAATTTGTTTTACTTTTCCATTATCAAATGTAATAGGACATTTTTCTGCAGTCGATAATATTAATGTTCTTGATTTAATATTTTTAAAATCCAAAGAATCTGTGTATCCATCTGTTAATATGACATTGTTAAATCCTGAAATTCTATTTTTAGGATCTGAAATAAAGTCCAACCCCGGCATAAGTGTGGTACCACCAAGTCCGGAAATTTTCATTTTTTCAATTTCTTTCTTATTTTTGATATGTAAAACCTTTTGAATCTGCGCATCGCACTGTATTAAATTAATTTCGATGTCATTCTGAAAGATATAGGAAAGAACTTTTTCAAATTCACCGTTCATTGATCCACTGGTATCAAGAAGAACATTAATTTCATTTTTGAATTTTTTATGACCTTTTAATCCTTGTATACCTTTTCTATTAGGACGTACTATGGTTTTTTCTTTTTTTGAACCAAAAACATGACTGCTCATCGCTCTTTTAATTTCTTTCAGGTAATCTTTTTTTGTTTTTCTAAGTTTATTAAGAATAGCATCAACATCTCCTGATTCAAGTCCACGATTTTTCAATCTTGACATAACTCCTTCAACTATTTCTCTTTTTAGTTCTTGAGGTATATCATCTCCTAAATGTACATCAAGTGTATTTTGTTCTTGACGTTCTTCACCTTCAAAAATAGTTTCAAGAGAATAGCATTCTGCATCATTTTTGCCATATTTGCCATATCTATCTTTTCCAGATGTATCAGTTTTTCCTTGACGAGATTGATTATTTTTGTGTTCATGCCCACAATTTGGACATTTATTGCTATTGCTTTGACCTTCACCATCACCTCCTTGACCTTCACCATCACCTCCTTGACCTTCACCATCACCTCCTTGACCTTCACCATCGCCTTCTTGACCTTTACCTTGTCCTTTTTCTTTACCTTCATCATCTTGATGTTCTTCTCCTGGTTGGTTCATAGGTGATCCACATTTAGAACATTTATTACTTTGACCTTGCATTTTTTTAATGCTTTCCTTATTTTTTTCTTGCCATTCTCTTTTTTTGTTGACAAACCATTCGTATAAGTCTTCAAATATTTGTTCTCCTTTATAATCTTTAGGAACCATAAGAGCACTATTATTTTTCAATTCATCTTTTGGAATATCAATAAAAGGTTTAGCTCCTATACCAAGACCTTGTTTTTTCATAATTTCGTCATATATGATTTGGTTGATAATCATATCTTGAACGATATTAGCATCTTTTTGATTATATCCTACGCTTCTTTTAATATGTGAAAAAAGAATATGGAATTCTTCGTGTATTAGCAGAAAATTTATTTCAGGTTGTGGTAGAGAGTCTATAAATTTTCTATCCCAATAAAAGTTCATACCAGCGGAAGTAACATTAACTCCTGCTGTAGGAATATAAGGATTGTTTTTACTTTCGAAAAAATTAATAAACAAAGCGAATTCACCATAGTATGGTAAATTGCCAGTTGCCATCATAGCCACTACTGCTTCAGTAAGCTTTTCGTGCATTTGATCTGGAATTACGTATTTATAAAAATCTATCATATTTATTTATTTAATTATTTGTTTATTATTTATATGTAAAAGTACTACAATTTTTTCTAATCACCTATTATTTTTCTTTATTTTTTAGATAAAGTAAGAAAAAAACAATAAATATAAATACAGGTACAAATATATTTGAATTTGCTTTTATTGTTTCTTTTAATCCATATACACGAATTTCAGTAGTTATAATTGAAACTCCTTTTTTTCCTATTACAAATGTGTCGTCCATGATTTTTTTGTTATCATTGATATCTTTAACTACTTGTTTTGGATCCAGTTCTTTTTCTTTTGCTGATACATTAGAATATGTAAACATAGGAATTAATATTAATAGAATAATAAATATTTTTTTCATAATGATATTATTTATAATTATTGTATATGGTTTTTTATATTTGAGCAATTTGAATTATATCCTATTTTACAATTTTGACAACCTTGTATTTGTTCTGTATAATATTTACAAGTTAGATATCCTTTTTCACATCCTATTATTTTTATAATTATGTGCATATCTGCATCTAATTCATTTTTAAAATGTTGAATATCATTTTGAGTTTCAACATTCCAACATGATGTAAATCCACTTTTGAATTTTATATAATCTCCGTTAGTTTCATAGCCTGATTTTGTTTTCATATTATATTATTTATAATTACACTACAAAGATACTACATTTATTTGATATAATTATTAATATGTATGAATTTGTTTTTTATTTTTCCAATATAGCATTATTAAATATCCTCCAATTAGTCCTCCTAGATGTCCAAAGTGTGCGATTCCAAATCCTAATGATGGATTTATCATAGATAGTAATCCAAATACTAATGAAAATGCTGCAAATCCATATAAAAAAAACTTCACTTTCATTGGTATAGCAAAAAACAAAAAAATTTTTGATTCTGGAGCTAAAAATAAAAGTGCTATCATTGCTCCACTAATTGCTCCTGATGCTCCAATTGCAGGAACTGGACTAAGAAACATGCATAATATACTTGAAGAAATACCACTTAAGAAATATAATATTAAGAATTTTTTACTACTGATTGTTTTATCTATAAAATTACCAGTAAACCATAATGCAAGCATATTACCAAGTAAGTGTATAATACTACCATGTAGAAACATTGATGTTATTATTTGATATGGCTGAAAATCTGGACTGGATATATTATAAATAGCTCCTTTATCTATTAAAGATGGTATGAAATAATAACTAATTATAAATATTATAGTATTTATGATGATTAAATACTTTATGACGTCTGTTGAATTTCCAATAGATGTGAATTTATAAGTTGTTTCTCTTCGTTTTTGAATTTTTTGTTTTTTACTCTTATATTCTCTATATTCAGGAGTATCAAGAAGTTCTTTAATTGATTTCTTTTTAGATGAAAAATCATATCCATTAGTATTGCTCATAAAAAATAGTTTTATATTGAGGTACAAAGATAATATATTTTTTTTATTAAATGAATATAAATTTGAGATATTTTTTAGTTATTATTTAAATATCTGATTATTAGATTAATCGTCTCTTTCTATTTTTGTTGAAAATTTATACATTTTATTTATTTCTACGAGAGTTTTTATTTCTCTCCATTTTTTTCTAAGTTTAGCAGAATCATTAGAAATTCCATTATTTACTACATTTATTGAAATTCCGCTATTTATTAAATAGTCTATCCATAATTGCAAATTTATAAAATTTTTAATATGAAGAAAGATGGCATATAAATACCATCTATTTCTCCACAATTTTACAATTTTTGAAGATGATTCATATGAAATTATTTCATTTTTAACCTTCATTATAATCTATATCTTTGAATTTTTTTTCTACTTTTTTTCTAATTATTGTTCTTCCTTTTTTAATTTGAGATTTTATAGTAGATAGATTTATATTTAGTTCATCTGAAATTTCTTTATATTGCATACCTTCGATTTCTCTCATTATAAGAACTTTTTTATATTTTGAATCTTTTTCTGGTAAATTGTATATAGCATCTTTTATGATAGATGCTTTTTTAACAAAAATATTATATTCTTCTATTGGTTTTTTGCTATCATCATATGCTATCACATTAGATAAACTAAAATTTATTGCTAAATCTTTATCAATTGAATCTGTTGGTAACCTTTCATTATCTTTGTGTACTTTTTTGACAATATTTTCTGCTATTTTATAAATCCAAGTATTTAGTTGTGCTCCTCCTTCATCTGGTCTTTTATATGTTTCAATATTCAGTAATGCTTGAATAAATGCATCTTCTACATGATCTTCTGCTATTCCAGAATCTTTAGTATATTTTGTGATATACCATATTAATTTAGGTTTGTGATTTTTATAAAAATCTTGAAAATTTATACCTGTGCGAGCTTCGAACTGTATTTCAAGTTCATTATTTTTAGTTGATGTCATAAAGTTTATATTTGAGTTGTTATATATATAAAATGTATTGGTTTGTTTTTAAAAAATACATTTTTTAACTATTTTTGGATATTATATAATTCTATCATACCTACCACTTGAGTAGGACTATGTTGCATAGTTATGATCGTTGAGAAATTAATTCATTTTATGATACATCAATAATTTATGTACTGATAATTTTAATTCGTTCAACATTAGAATTTTATATAAGTTTATCCTATATTGATTATTTTTATTATAATCATTTTTTTATTTCTATAATTGATATTTATTATAATTTATTTTCTGTTTTTGTTATTTTTATTTTTTAATTGTTAATATTAATTTAGTTAATTATCTCATTTCTTATTTTATAAATTTATATATTTCATCATTTTAAAAGTCAACGTTTTTAGCTCACTTAACATCATGTAATTTATATCTAAGATTCTGTTATTTTATTTAATTTATTTCTTCTTGTTCTTTTTATATTTTCTTCGAATCTAAGCTCGTAAATTGGTAGGTGTTTATCTATGAAATTTTTATATTGAACATCAACATAAATAATATCTTCTGCATTTATTATTGTACCCTTATATCTATGCGATAATAATTCAACAGCATCTCCAATTATAGGTTTGTATATTATACGATTTTTCTCCAAATAATTAAATGGATTGAAATAATTTGCAAAATTAATAAATTCTTCATCTGTAACTCTTATGCTTTGTTTAAGTTCACTATCACTTTTATGATAACCTTTTATTATTTTTTCAAATTTTATTCCAAAAAAATAGCATGTATTAAATATTATATCATCAGTAAATATTGGTTTGTTATATTTGTCATATCCTACCAAATATGAATCTGGCTCAATTGAAGTATATTTCATTTTTCTGTCTGTGTATGTTTTCATATTTCATTAAACTTATTGTTATACAACATAAATGTTTTTTATTGTTTGTTTATATAAAGGTAATAAAAAAATTGGATAAAAAAAATAATATCATGTTTTATTTTGCATCTTTTTTAGCTATTTTTCAAAAAAACTATTTAATATATATCGTACGTAAAAAGTAAATATCAACAAATAGTTTTTTTATAAAAATATTTAATATATACATAAAAATAATTTTTAAATTATGCCAATAAAAGACGCAGATTTCGGAAAATACAAAAGACCAGGTATTTTCTTTGAGGAAATTGACCAGAGTATTGTTCAACTTCCAGTACAAAATGTTTTAATAAATTTAGTTCCTGGTTTTTCAAAAAAAGGTCCTTTTAATACTCCACTTTATGTTACAAATCCTACAGATTTTAGTACAATATTTGGAGATGATGATACTAGATTAGAAAATAAGGGATCATTTTTTCATAAAACAGTTAAACAAATGCTAAAAAGCGGTCCTGTTTGGGCGTTAAATCTTTTAGCAACAGATCCAAATAGAGATAAAGTGGACTGGCAATCAATAGGTGTGTCAGCAAGTGTAAAATCTCAAAATAGTAATGTTATAAGATCTGCTTATGAATCATTTTATAATAGACAAGCTTTCTGGGAAAGAGATACTGATTCATTTTTAAATGTTGTACAAGCAAATAATTATGGTGTTCAAGATACTGATAGACTTTTTCATATAACAAACATGGGATATACAGATATTAGTATATTTATGTTTAAATCATCTATAACTGGTTTCGATGTTACAGCAGAATCATGGTACGGTGATAGAACAAAAGTACCATCATATCTTGATTATAGAGATTGGATTTCAGATTATTTAGTAACTATCATTGTAGTAGCTGGTGATTGGTCAGATTATAAAACATTATCTAATGATACTACATATGGTAAGTATTTTGATAAAAATGGATTAATTAAAAATAACGTATCTTCATTTCTTAATGAAAGTACTGTATCTGTTCTTGCAAATTATGATTGTTCTTTAATTCCATATTTTAAAGATTTGAATAATAGAGATATGTACATTAAAAATATTATAAATAATGATACAGATAAAACTGGTTTATTCTGTACATATAATGAAGATGTATTACTTGAAGCTGATTTTAGAGTAAGTAGTTTGGATATTATAGGTGGAACAATTGTTGGAGAAGATGTTAGTAGTATTAATTTTATGTCATATAATACAATTCTTAATGAACAAATATCATATTCTCAAACATATTTGGATTCAACTAATAATGTTATTACTAATAATTATGATAGTTATAATCAAGATTTTGTGTCAAATAATGTAGATGTTAGATCAGGTGCATATGTGAATGGAAATATATTTGGTGTTAGTTGTAATACAACATCATTAACAGGAACAACAGGAACAACTTTATTAACAACGTTTACTATTGATCCTAACGCATATTATGTATTAAATGGAGTACTTATTACTGGTAATACATTTGTTGTTAATGCATCAGATGGTGTTTCATATCCAAATGGATCAAGATATGATGTTCTTTATCTTACTAATGATAATACTATTAACGTGCTAAAAGGAACAGAATCTAATTCTAATACAGGAGCAATTTTACCAGATTATTTATATAGTTTAGATAGTACTATAATTTTAGGATATGTGTATATATTAAATTCTGGATTAACTGCAACATTAACATATAATTCTATATCTGTAGGAACTAATGGTTATATTGCTCTTGGAACTACAACAGGATATGAATCAGTAATTACTGATGGTTTTGATACACAAAATTATATGAATATTCAATTTAATGGCACATCTGGTCAAACAGGAATTTATAATGATTATAATTATCTTAGATTAGCTCAATGTTTTTATGAAATATATGAAAATATTACTGCAAAGAGCGTTTTTATTCATCAAACAAGTGGTGATTTTATTGGTGGAGATAAAGATCCTGTTGTTTCAGTTTTAGCAACTGAGGCTACTTCATTACAAAATGCGAATATTAAAATTTATATTGATAGTGATTCTCCTGCTTTATGTCATTCAGGTAATACATTTTTATTATATTATGTGGACAATGAATTTTTGTTACATGAAAATTTTGTTGATACTAATACATTGGTAACTATAAATTCTGTTTTATCATCAGGAACTAATGGTATTGTAGCAACATATTCTCAATTTTATTTAGATTATTATAATGGTAATATTAATAACGATGATTATTTTTATGTTAATAATAATAGTGGATTGACAACTAAGATATATTTGGATATGTTTATTGATCAAAATAATATATTAACTGTCAATTTTTTATCTGCAATCAATCCTCCAATAACATATAGTGTTTCACATACAGATTGGGATAATTCTAACTATTATAATTATAGTTTAATAGTATATTCCGATAGATCTAATTGGAAACAATCAGTTCAAATCGATCAATGGTACGGTGATGATCTTACAGATTGTAGACAAATATCTATAGATAAAAATAGATATTCAGAAATAACAATAGGTAATTTTTTAACCGCTTATTATGATGAATCATATTGGACTGCACCTAATGGAGAAGGATATTTAGAAGGATCTGTTCCAAGAAAAATAACTAGAATTATAAATATTAAAAATGATCCAACAAATGTTAATAATAAATATATTTATACAGATTCTCCTATTAAAATTGATAATTATAATTCATTAAATCCAAGTGGTACTACATCATTACAAACATTTACATATCCAGAAATTGATGAATATGTTGATGAATATAAAGCATTGGTATTATCGCCTTTTACAGTAAATGTAGCATCTATACCAGATGGTACTGATATTAGACAAAATTCAATATTGGATATTATTGATATTGATACAAATCTTGGAAAGGCTCTGGCAGATAAAAATAAAATATCATGGAGATATCTTGTAGATTCATTTGGATTAGGATTGACTCCAATGGACGGATATGGATCAAAACAACAACTTGCTAATGTTTGTGGATTGAAACTTAATTGCTTAGGATTTATAAGTATGCCATCAGCTAAAATATTTAAAAATTCAACTAATCCATCATTTATAAATGACGATTATACTTTAAATATTCAATATGTTGCTGCTGGAGCAGATGATAGTAAAAATCCAGATTATTATTATCAATTTGCTCAACCTTATACAGACGCTGTAGATAATGTTTCTGTTGATGGTAGAAGTTGTGTTGGTTATTTCTTCCCATATATAAGAATATATGATAATGGTGTACCAAAATGGGTTCCGCCTGCATCTTACGCAGCAACAACTTATATGCAAAAGTTTGTATCTAATACAGCAGGTATGGTGCCTTGGACAATATGCGCTGGTATTACTAATGGTAGAGTTCAAACTATAACTAAAACTGAAATGGACTTTAATGATACTGATCTTGATTATTTACATGGCATGAATGCAAATCCTATTGTATATAAATTAAATAATGGATATTGTATTAATGACGATGCATCAGCACAAGTATTTCCATACTCATCTCTTAGCTTCTTACATTCAAGAGAAGTTCTTATTGAACTTGAAAATAGAATGTACGATATGCTATTAAAATATCAATGGCAATTTAATACTGCAGAAATTCGTTCCGAAATCAAATACAATGCTAATAAAATCTGTAAAGATATGTTGGATAACAACGCATTATATGACTTTTGGAATGTTTGTGATGAAAGTAATAATACTGATTATGTTATAGATTTACAGATGGGCGTAATTGACACGTATGTAGAGTTGATAAAAGGAATGGGTATTATTGTTAATAATATTACAATAATGAAGAAAGGTGATATACAATCTATGGGATTTTCATCAGTTGGTAGCTAATTAATTATAAATAATAATGAAAAAAAGAGAAATAATTTAATTATTTCTCTTTTTTTATAAACTTTATATTAAAATATTTATATATAGGAGAAATAGAAACATATATAAAGTTTATGAATAAAGAAGAAAATATAGAAAAAATAAAAAAAGAAAATGGTACATCAGGAAAAATGTATAATGAGAAATACATTAAAAATAATTATCCTGAAATTTTTAAAGATGTTATAGAATTTTGTAGTAGTGATAAATTGATAGATTTACCTTTTAAAGAAAAAATTTATCATTATGTTAATGATTTAAAAGAAATTTTATATTGTTCAAATCCAAATTGTAATAATATAGTTAAGTTTAAGAATTCAACGATAGGATATCATAAACATTGCTCTAAAGGTTGTACGAGTAAAGATCCGAATATTAAACAACAAAAAGAAGATAATTCATATATAAAATATGGAACTAAAGCACCAGGAATGAATAATGATATTAAAGAAAAAATGATAAAAACCAATCAGGAAAGATATGGCGGTAATAGTCCTATGCAAAATATTGAAATACAAGAAAAATCTAAAAAAACATTATTTAAAAATTATGGTGTATATAATTTAAACGATTCAGAAGAAATTGTAAAAAGAAGAATCGAATCATTTAAAAAAAGTAATTATAAAGAAAATTATACTAATACTATGATGTCCCGTTATGGAGTAAAATATACATTTCAAAATGAAGATTTTTATAAAAAATCTAAAGAAACATTATTTAAAAATTATGGAGTATTTAATCCTTATGAAAATAAAGAGATATTAGACAGAGCACAAAAGAAAAGAAAAAATACTATTAAAAATAATAAAATATTGAATCAAGATAATAATATAATTGATGTTGATTATGATACAAGAGAATATTTGATGAATTGTGATGTTGGAAAAAATCATACATTTAAAATTAGTTTTGAATTATATAAATCTAGAAAGCAATTTGCTAATTATAAATGTACTGAATGCTTTCCAGAACATTTCAATCAAACTTCAATGAGTGAATTCGAATTATTAAATTTTATACAAAAACATTATAAAGACGAAATAGTAGTTAATAGCAAAAAAATTATTTATCCTTTTGAATTAGATATTTATTTACCAGAAATAAATATTGCATTTGAATTTAATGGTATTTATTGGCATGATGAACAGCACAAATCAAGTGATTATCATTTAAAAAAGACTGAATTATGTGACGAAAATGGTATTAAATTAATTCATATATGGGAAGATGATTGGATGTATAAAAATGATATAGTAAAATCAAATATTTTAAATATTTTAAGTATAAAAACAAATATTATAGATGTAAATGATTGTGATATAAAAGAAATAACTAATAGTGAAGTTATTAAAGATTTTTTAGAAAAAAATCATATTCAAGGATTTATAGATTCACAAATTAAAATAGGATTATATCATAATAATGAATTAATTAGTTTAATGAATTTTGAAAATAATATTGAATCATATGAATTATTAAGATTTTGTAATAAGTTAAATACTAATATTATTGGCGGATATGATAAATTATTCAAATATTTTGTTATAAATTATGAACCAACGGAAATTATAGCATATTTTGATAGAAGTTGGAGTTATGATAAAATATATGAAAATTTAGGATTTGAATTAGTACATAAATCTCAATCTAATTATTCTTATGTTATTGATGGTATTCGTAAAAATAGATTTAATTTTGGCAAATCTATTTTAATAAAAGAAGGATATTCAAGTGAAAAAACTGAAAGTGAGATTATGTTAGAAAGAAAAATTTATAGAATTTATGATTCTGGACAATTAAAATTTATATGGAAAGATAAACAAATTTGAAAATATATAATATATAAATAAAAAATTATGATAGAACAAAAACAGAAGGATGATTTAAAAAACCAACTTTTAGATATGACTGAATTGAGTAAGAATTTACAAGAACCAGTATCTGAAGAAGAACAAAAGTCTTTAGATGATATTATGAATCAAATTCAAGAAGCTAGAGATTTTTTAGATGAATGTATTAAAAATAATAAAAAGGAGAAATGAATAAAAAAGAGAAATGATTAAATCATTTCTCTTTTTTATATGTTAAATTTTTTAGTGCTTTTTGCTAATTCTAATTCAGTTTCTAACTTGCCTTTTTTATGATTATATAAAGTGAATGATTGAGTTTTATTTATTTTCCGATCTGTCAACTCATACCATTTATTATTCATTTTTACTAATATATCAGATTCATAAGTACTTGATAGTTCATCTACTAATTTAATATCTTCACACCTCCCAGTTATACTTTTATTTATAGTTAAATAATTAAAATCATACTTATAAATTTTAAAGCATTGAAATGTTATCATATGATTTAATATCATTTCAGAAATTAAATCAAAAAAATCAATATTATATGTTATGCAGTCATTCATTAAATTCATGATTGATATTTCTGTGTTGCGTAAATCTTCAAAGGTTTTTATATATTTCATGATATTATATATTAAATTAAATATTTATTTTTTATATATAATGCTATGAAGCATTTAAAAATATATGAAGCATTTAAAGAATCTGATGTCAAAATAGGAAATTATGTAATATTAAACGTTAAATTTAAAGATTTTGGATATTCTTTATCTGATAATCAAAAAAATACTCTTGTCGAATATTTAAATAATACAATATGTGAAATTGTTAATATAACTACTAGTTATTCTGGTATCCAAGAGATAGATGTTAAATATAATAATATACCGTTTACTCTTAATGATTGGTTCGGTGTAGGAAGAACTATTACATTAGATATTACAGATATTTTTGATATGTCAGATTCAAAAAAAGAACTAATTGATAGACATAATTTAAGGCAAGTAGTAAATAAATTTAATATATGAAGTATTTAAAAATATATGAAAAATATAATAATTTGCCTATTCTTGGTGATTATGTCGTAGTTTATTGTGAATCAATGAATGAAAAATTTAACGATTTTATAAATAATAATATTGGTAAGTTAAATAATTACGGTAGAATAACAGATCTTGCTTGGGTTGAGTATTTTAATATTCCAGAAGAATTAAAAAAACATTTTGATGATGATAAATATGCTATACTTAATACAAATACTATTAAATATTTTTCTAGTGACAAAAAAAATGTAGAAGCGTATTTGAAAGCTCAAAAATTTAATATATAAAATATGAAATTGAAAAGATTTAATGAAAGTGTTCATGAAGATTATGTCGAAATACTTCAAGATAAAATTAAAAATGATAAAAAAATTATTAATAGATTTGAATTTTATTTTGATAACATGAGTAATACATTTGAATGGGATTCTGATAATATTACAATATTTGCAACTCCTTATTGGGAAGAAAATTTAAATTTACCTATTGATATTCTTATTGATGATACCGATCGTAATATTGTTTTTGAATTAAAAGAATTAACTTCACAAAAAGACGTTGATAATACTATAAATTATTATTATGAAATAATAGATTCATTAACATTAAAATTAAATAAAATATCAGAATTGAATAGTGTTATTCCTATTATATTAAATAAATTGAGTATTATAAAATTTGATAATATTATTATAAAATCTATTGACGATATAAAAAAATATGATATTGATGAATTAGTAAAATTATATAATTACTTATATAAACAATATCCTGAAATATTTTTAGCTAAAAATTTTAATATATAAAAAATGAAATATTTAAAAAAATTTGAAAGTTTCAATTGGAATTCTTTAATAGATATTAAAATAGGAGATTATGTGATAATTGATTCTAGTAAATTGTCAAATTTTATGATTAAAAATAATGTTGATATATATAGAAATTTTTTGAATAGTAATATAGGTAAAATTATTAATATTAGTCGTGTGCTTGATAATATTAGAGTTAAATATGAAAATATACCTGATATTATTAAAGATTATTTTGAAGAAGATAATTCTATATTTTTACATCCGTCAAAAATAAAATATTTTTCTAAAACAATAGATGACTTAAAATTGAAATTAGATACTGATAAATTTAATTTATAAAAAATGAAATATTTAAAAAAATTTGAAGGATTGATAAAAACTTATGATTATAATATAATCATAAAATTATTAAATAATTTACTTGTTAAATATAATGAAAATGATAGTAATATAAGGCAATCCGCACAAGGTATTTATGCTAGATTTTCAAAAAAATTCATTAAAAAATCATATCTTGATATTTTAAATATATTGAAAGTTTGTGGTTATGTAATATCTTCATATAGTTATGATGAGAAAAAAAGAATTAATAAACAACCAGAAAATAATAATATTTTATCTGATATTTATACATATATTAATTTTACACTTATAAAAAAGTTTGATATCGAAAATATAGATAATATAGATAATTTATATCACGTTACTGATAAAAAAAATATTAAAAATATATTAAAAAACGGATTAATTCCAAAATCAAATAATAAAATAGAATCACATCCAGATAGAATTTATTTAATGAGTAATTTAACTGGAGCTAATCATTATTTGCGATTACTAGAAGATAAATATGGAGATTATTCTGGCGATAGGTTTATAATATTAAAAATTAATAAAAAATTAATAAATATAAAATTATATTATGACCCAATGTATCTTAGGTCAGAAAAAAACGTTGAAGTATCTGGATTTGACGCATTTTATACATATGATAATATTTCACCTGATTCTATAGAATTACTTACTATTGATTATTAAAAATATGTCATAGTTAATAGGTGTAATCTTTTTTTAAATTTACATTATAAATATCTTTAATTTTTGTATATGTTTCCTTCTATGAATTCTAATATAGAATCATAAAAAAGTTTCATATTTATTTTTTAATGTAAACAACATTATCACCAATTTTAATATTTTATGATATTTTATATTAACCAATTATTTTCATCAATAATCTCAATTTCTAATATTATTTCATTATCTTTTTTTAAATATATTTTATTATCGTCCCATTTCTGATAAGTATTAACATTTAGTGTAATATTATTAAATAAACCAACAGTATATATTTTTTGATCTTTATTTAAACTTGGTAATTTATATAAACTACTATCACACAAAATAGTAGCAATATTTCCATTTGTTTCTATATTATCAACATTTTCATCAATGTGTGATATGATATCATCTTCTAATTGTTTTTGTGATAAAATACCGGTTTTTTCTGTTATTTTAATTTTCATGTTTTTTAATTATTTTTATTATATAATATGCTTTTTCAGGAAACATTCCTATATCAATTAATGCTATTTTAATATTATTTTTATCATTTAAAGCATTTTCGTTAGTAGCTACAATGATACCTGGCTGATCAATATTAGTTTTATACCCAAATATGATTTCGTCATTTAAATATTCAGAAATAATGATAGGTATATTAATATTTTTTTCATTTATAATATCTATTAAATCATTATTGTTTTTTGTGATATGTATTTTTTTAGGTATTATAATAAATTTATCATCATATCCAATTTTGATAGTTGATTCTTTTAATATTTTAAAATTATCATTAATATAATTCGCTATTTCATCAATATTAATATTAATATTTGTTGAATTTCTTTTAATATCTTTAATTTTATTTATAAAAATTTTTTCAATAAGTTCAGGAATATTTTCTAAATCATCAATTTTAAACGTGCCTGCAGATACTGTCTTAGTATATACATTATTATCTTCATTAACATATAGTAAAGATATTTTTTCTAAATTGTCAGTTTCTTTTACTGATATATAATCTAATGTTTTTATTTTTTCTAACATATCATTTTTATTTTAATATATATACTAATAAAAAATAAGTTTAAAAATATGAAGACATATATTCAATTTATAAATGAAGCAAGTATTGGAGATCTTTTTAAAAATCAAGTAGAACTATTTCTATCTAATGATAGAGAAGATAAACAATTGTTTGCTGAAAGTAAAACATTAGGTAAAAAAATTTTAGAAGATTCTACCATTGTACTTAAATGTAAAAATTATATAATTAATTCATTTTCTCAAATGGGATATGATAAATTAAGCATAGAAAATATAGAATTAACTTTTTATGAACCTGAAAATATAATAGTCGGTATTATTCCAGATGGAGTTCTAAAAAATTTTGGTAAAACTGGTCATAGTGTATCTTTAAGAAAACTTAATATAATAGTTTTTGAAAAATCTCAATGGAAAAATGATGTTGAAGGTTGGATAATACATGAAGTTGGTCATGTTATATCTTGGAGAGATTATAAAGATTCACCGAAAATAAAAAATGAATTTATTACTGGAACTAAAGTCGATGCTAATTCTAATGTATTTGACTCAAAAGATTGCTTCGGTTATAATGGATATCCAAATGTTTGGTTCGAATATATACCATTTATAAATCAAATTAAATTTTTATTGAAATCAAATTCTCCAGAAAATACAATTAGATTAATGATGAAAGATTATGAAGTAGAACATAATCCTGACGAATTGATGAAATATGAACAAATTTTTATAAATTATTTGAATTGCGTATTAGGTGAAAAAAGTGAAATAAAAAATAAATATATAACATTATAAAAATAATAAAGATGAAAAAAATAAAAACATTCGAAAATTTTACAGCACAAAATGAAATTAATGTTATTATTGATACTTCTGCAAGTATGTCAGATGATCAATTACAAAAAGCTATAACTGAAATAGATATGATAGATGATTACTGTTGTAATATTAATGTTATACAAGTATCAGATAAAATTGATGATGTTACTGTAATTAATAATATACATAATTTATTATATTTGAAATTTAAATTTGGTGCTGGAGGTTCTGATTTACGTGCAGCAATAGATTATATTATTGATAATGACTTAAATGATAATAAAACATATATTATATCAGATTTCATTTTACCTAAAATAGATTTCTCAGAATTATCAGATTACGAAAAAATAGTAGTAGAATAATTAATTTTATTCTTGATATATTATAAAATAAAATATGAAATATGAAATACTTAAAAAAATATGAGATCGTTAATCAAAACCCAAAAATTGATGATTATGTTATTTTAAATGATATGCCATCAGTAATAGGTAGAATAAAAGAAGTCAATAGAAATTTTACATATTATATTAAATTTATAGGTAATAGTTATATTACTGATAGAAGAGTTTTTTCAACATCTGAGATTAAATATTGGAGCGAGAATAAGAAAGAATTAGAGTTAATAGCTGATACAAATAAATTTAACATATAATATTTAAAAAATGAAGACATATATACAATTTATAAAAGAAGATAATAATTAAAAATTATCTGATGATAAATATGAAATTAAATATGAAAAATGGAAAAAATCAGATTATTCTGAATGTTATATGGCATATAACCTTTATAAAAATGATCAATTAGTAGCTGGTATTTCAAATGATAGTAAAGATAAAATGAAAGTTGTTGTTAGACACATTGAAAATTTTTCAACTGAAAAAGGAATGACAACAAAATTATTATTTATGTTGTTAGATATGAATGTTTCTATTGATACTGGTAAACCAAATTATAATTCAATTTCAACTACTGCATATAATATGAATAAAAAAATAGTGGAAATAATAAATAATAGTAAAGGTAAATATAAAGCAACTATTTTAGGTCCTGCTAATAATAAAGGCAAAGAAAATGAAGAAAAATATAAAGATGTCGCAGGTAAAAATACTAAATCAGATAATTATCATTATAGATTTCAAAAAATATAATATATAAATCTATTATATATAAATATTTTTTTTTACTTTTTCATTTTTTATTAAAATACTCAATATATAAGCACCTATTTAGGTAAATAAATTTATTTATTGGTTTTTTTCATTACAGTGTGTTAGATTTAATATATAGACTGAATTATATATTTAATTTATAAAAAATAATCTAATAAAAAATGGGATTAGCACACTTTACAGCAGTGGATACGGCAAGAGAAAAATGGGAACCTATTCACAAGAATCTATACGAGACTACAATTATTTTACCAACTGTTCTCCAATCACTACATCCAAACGCAACACACTTACTTTTGGAAAATACAAAATCAGCAAAGTTTCCAGCTTATCCTGATTTATCAACTGGTGTTCAAAGATTTAAATACTCTACAAGAGTTTTTATTATGATGCCAGAAAAAACACATATAGATGATTTATCTATTGTATTTAATCTTAACCAAAATGATGACTATCAAATATTTTGCTTTAAAATGCTAAAAGATTGGTACGATTTAGGCTGGAATAACGAAACTGGTACTCTTCATTATAAGAAAAATACGGTTGGAGATATTATTATTCATGCTCATGATAAAGAAGGTAAAGTTATTCGTAGGGTAACATACCATAACGTTATGATGAAAAGCTTTACAGGATTTGAAGATCTAAGTTGGGAAAGTTCAACTGATATTTTCGACCTTACTGCAAACTTCGTTGCAGATTATTGGGAAGATTTCTACTATTAAAATTTTATGAATTTTTAAAAATTAATAGGTATAAAAACCTATTAATTTTTAAATTTTTAGATTACTGGGAAGAAAATAAATTAAACAAAAAACAAAAAATCATATATATAAAATATGAAAAAAATATGTAGAATTTGTAAAGAAAATAAAGAATTAAGTGAGTTTCATAAAAAATGTAATACTTTTGATGGTCATAGAAGTGAATGTAAAGAATGTATTAAAGATATTCAAAAAAAATATAAAGAAAAACCTGATTTTAAAGAAAAAAGAAAAGAATATGATAAAGATCGTTATGATGAAAATAGAGAAAAAATATTAGATAGGAAAAAAGAATATCACATTGAAAACAGAGAAAAAATATTGGAGAAAAAAAAGGAATATCATAGTAAACCAGAAGTAAAAGAAAAAATGAAGGATTATAGTAAATATTATAGAACAGAATGTAAAGATAAGTTTTATAAGTATAGGAACAACAATCCTCACATTATAGTATGGCGTTCGGTATTAAATTCCACGTTAAAGAGATTAGGAACTATGAAGGAGGGTAACACGATAGATATATTAGGTTATTCTGCATTAGAGTTAAAGGAGCACATTGAGAATTTATTTACTCCTGGAATGACTTGGAATAATCATGGTGATTGGCATATAGATCATATAATAGGTGTTATAAATTTTACCAGTGATTCTGACATTAGGGAAGTATGTTCATTAAGTAATTTACGTCCATTATGGTCGACTACGAGGGAGATAGATGGTATAATATATGAAGGAAATTTAAACAGGAGTAAGATTAATTAGAAAAAGATTCCATTAGGAATCTTTTTCTATATTTTTAGGTTTTTTATCGAACATTACGATTAATGCGATTGCTGCAAAAATATCTACCCATAATATATTAATTGGATGTATACCTATTAGTCCGCATGTTGCTCCGATAATAAATGCTACAGTTATTGGAATTAAAGCATACCATTTCCAGCCTTTTCTCCACACTAAGATTGTTAAAATAATTTCTATTATACCCATAATTTATTTTTATTTTTTATATAGAAATAGATTATTAAAGTTTAATTAAAAATAATAGTTATCATCATAGAAATCTGATAAAAAATTTAGCCAAGCATTTATTGCATTTTCATTATATTTTTTAAGAGATATTAAGTTTTTCTTAGTATATGATTCTTTATTTTTTATAGTATTACTTAGTTGTTTACACATTGAGTTTACACTATTTGGATCTGATATTCCTGTAGATACCCAATTTATTTCGTTTGATACTACAACAGGAACGTTCATAAATACAGCATCTGCTGTTACGATATTAAATGTTTCAGTTAATGATACTTGCATTAATATATCCATTTTACTTAGTAGATTAAGAAAGTTTTCTCTATTTAGCCATTCAATTTCGATTAAGTTATGTTTAGTATTATTGAATAATGCTTTAATATTTTTATAAACATTAGCGCCAGATTGTTCTAGTCTACTATAATTGATATAGAAATTTACAATTGTATTATTTTCTTCTCCAAATTTTATAGCTGCAACAGCTTGGTTTAGTTGATTTTTCAATGGTCTAATTGCGCCGAAGCATCCAATATTATATGATTCTTTAATTTTTATTTTTGAAAATAATTTAAAAAAATTACCACATTTTTTTTTAATTATAATATCTTCATATATATTTGGTAGATATATATTTTTTATGCCTATTGAATTTAGATCTTTATGAGTTATTTCATTATTAAATGAAACTTCAACATTTTCAATTTTCAAATATTCTTTAATCCATGTAATAGCGATTCCTTCCATTGCTAAAAATGGAATTTTACTATGTATTCTTATAATAAATTTTATATTTGGATATAATTTATGTAATTCTGATATTTTTTCAGGAGTTACCCAAATTGCTTCAATTATACATATATTTGGTTTTATTTTGAATAATTTATTATCAATGTCGTTACCATCAATACACAATTCTACATCAGATTGAATATTTGGTAGAGTTGATATAAAATTTGAAACAAGTCTAGCAGAATTATACAATCCAGATTTTAATTTACCAAATGAATAATCTGGTGAATCATTATAGCCTGAATTGTCACTATACTCCGAATTATAGTCTGAGCAATAAGTTTGAGATTTTTTAAGTAAGAATAAAATTTTCATATATAAGTTTTTTTTTTAATTGTTAAATAAGTTTTAATATTTTTTATAACTTATATATAAAAATATATTGTTAAATAATTGATAAAATACTAATTATTATGATATAAAAATAAAAAAATATATTTTTATGGTGGGACAGAATCTTTTTTATATATAATCAAAAAATAATTAATTATATGAGTAATAATTCAAATAATAAGAAAGAAGAAGATGCATTATCTTATTTAGAAAATAATTTTGTTGATGATAAAGATGATATTGTTTCTATAAAAAAGCCAGATATGTCATATTTAGATAATAATGTACCATCTAATGAATATATTATTATTCCATTAAATATTTTACCTTGCGGAATATTTTATAAAAATGGTACAAAAATTAGTATTAGAGCGGCTAGAGTACAGGAAGTTCAGGCTTATTCGGTAGTTGATGATAAGAATTACCTTGATATTACTGAAAAAATGAATCAGATATTAAGTGGATGTGTAAGATTTTTTAATCCAAATGGCAAACAAGGTTCATATAAAGATATTAGAGATGGTGATAGATTATTTCTAATTTTCATGATTAGAGAATTAACATTTCCAGGTGGTAAAAATTTATCAAAAGAAGTTGTATGTGGTAATTGTGGTAATGAATTTAAGATGGAATTAAGAGCAACAAGTTCAACTACTGTAGAGAAATCTTTTGTAAATCATGATATACCTGAAAAATTAAAGAAATTTTTTGATCCTATTAATAAAGTTTTTGTATTTAAAATTGATGGAGTTGATTATAATTTAGCTCCTCCTACAATTGGAATTCAGGAAACATTTTTTGGAGATATTAAAAATAAAATTCAAGGAGAAAAAAATCCAAACGTTGCATTTTTGAAATTGGAATCATTTTTGTTACATGATAGAAATAACATAACAGAAGATGGTATAAAAGTAAAAGAGCAAGAATTTAAAAGAATGGATATGAAAACTTTTCAAATTTTAAATCAAGCAGTTAATCAAATGTTATTTGGTATAAAAGAAATGAAAAATCAGTGTCCAAGTTGTGGAATGGAGGTCCATACTGATATGAGCTTTCCCACAGGAGCCTCAAATATTTTCGTTATTCCAGATGCCTTTGGAGACTATTTTGGATAATAAATTTGGATTTATGGATGTTGATCATATTGCGCCTAGATATATAGATGAATTAGCTTGGTGGGAATATGAAGAATATGTAAAAAGATTAAATGCTAGAATTGAAAGAGATAATAAGCAGCAAAAAGAAACATCATCATCAACTGATAATTCAAGTATGTCAAATTATGCTAATAAAATGCCTAATATGAATTCTATGATGAACAATCTTGGTAAATATAAACCTTAATAAAAAATCACTATTTTTTAATAGTGATTTTTTATATATATCGAATCCAGAACATAAAAAATATTATAAATTATATTATTAAAAAATATTCTGATTTCATGAAAGAAGTATAAATTGAAAGAAGTATAAAAAATTTTTTAATTTATAAAAATATTGTTAATTTAATTGATTTTTTATATTTATATATATACCAAATTAAAAAATTATAAGCATGTCAAGAATAAATACTTATAGACAATTTTTAAATGAATTATTTACTATAACATCTGATGAATTGCCTATAATTGATGATATGGCAGATAATATACATTGGAGAAAAGGTGATAAATTTGCGTTTATTGATTTTAATGGAATAAAAGATATCCCAATTAGTATTAATAATAAGGAATTAATAAATACTACTATTAAAAATAAATAATAATTTATACTTTATGATAAATTTTGATGAATATATAACAGAACTCAAATCTAATAAGCAAAAAACTCATAAACTTTCTGGAGTAGTTTTAATATGTAATAATAAGATATTATTAGTAAGACCAAAAAAGTTTAAGAAAAAAGAAAAAAAATGGTCTATTCCTAAGGGACATGTTGAAGATGATATGAGTATAATAAAAACTGCAATTATAGAATTAAGAGAAGAAGCAGGAATAAAATTATCGAAGAAACAGATGAAATCAAGTGATAAATTTGTTATAAAATATGAAAAATCTGGAGTTAATAAAATATTAACTTGTTATGTTGTAGATATTGAATATGGTGATATTAACATTAAATTAGTTAATGATATGATTTTAAAAAATTTTTTAAAGAATGAAATTATAGAAGCTGGATTTTTTTCAAAAGAAGATGCAGAAAAACTTATAGAATCACAACAATTAGAAATTTTAAAAATTTTAAAATAATATGAAAAAAGAAATTGCATTTTTTGATTTAGATAATACACTTTGGTATATAAAGAGTGATATTTGGTTAATTGATAAAAATAAACCATCTATACCTATATTAAAAATTTCTCCTATTGAATTTGCATTAATAAATAATGGAATTTATTCAAAAGATGAATTATCTATTGATTATAATGGAGAAACTTTTTTTATATCTAAAGATATGTTAGAACGAGTTCAAAGAAAGCACAGAAATATTAGATTATCAAATTTAGGGATATCTTATAGTGAGTTTTTTAATGAAGATATTTTAAATAGTAAAGAAGTACAATTATTATTAGATAATGTTAAGCATCTTATTGGTAAAAATATAGAAATAGGAGTTTTAACAGCAAGAAGTGATAGAAAAAAACATGCAAATTTATTAAATAAATTAAGAGAAAAATTAAAAGAGTATGGTTTAGAAATAAGTAAAATATATTTTGTTTCTGAATCAATTAGATCTACTGGATTTATGGATAAAATAATTTATGATAAAAATAAAATTTTATTGGAGCATTTAATTGGTTTGACAATTGAAGATAAACGTTTTATTCCTGTTAAAAAAGAAGCTTATGATAAAGTTTATTTTTATGATGATGTTAAATCTAATTTTTTAAATACTAATAATTTACAAGATTATTTTGATTTTTTGATTAGAAATAGTGACGATGAATGTATTGAATATATTAATAATAGATTACAAAATAATAATATATTTTTAATAAATAATTTAATAAGTAATAATACAGTAAATCCATTTGAATCAAAAACAATAGAATTGAAGCCTCCTATTAAATTTCCTATTAAAGTTTCTGATAATAAATTAACTGTTAAATTTGAGAATTTTAAAAATATTAATCTCTACTAATTTTAACTGTTGATGTTGCAATTTTTCCAGTTCCGTCAGTTACTTTTACAGTATAATTTGAAATCTCAATTAATGGTGTTATCAAAGTTTTAGATATATATGGTATATATGGTGTTAATGTTCTAGTACCATCGTCATAATCAAGATTAGGATCATTTGCTATTATATTGCCATATGAATCTGTCCATTCAAATGTATAATTATAATCACCTCCATTTGCTGTTACACTTAGAATTGCTATTTGATTAATTTTTACATGATCAGGATTTGCTGTTGCTGTTATTTTAAATTGTACATTATCTGAACGTTTTTTTATTTTATTAAATAATGCTATTATAACCGCTAAAATAGCGAATATACTTGTTATAGAATCAGTTATAGATTTAATTATTGCTAATATTCCTGTAATGGTTGCAATTATACCTACCAAAAATGTCATAGGTAATAAATAACCTATTATATCAAATGATGCTAAAAAAGGAAATATTTCACCTATTTTTGATTTTAAAGTTTTTATTGCCATCATCATAGTTTTTACAGCGGTTAATGCTGTTGGCATTCCAGCTCCAAATGGTAATATTATAACTGATGATACTAATGATGTTAGTGCTAATGCTATAGTTACTGTAGTATCAGCTATCAAATCAATAAATTCTCCTAATTTTATACCTAATTGTATTAATGAATCTTTTAATTCTTTTATCCATTTATCAATTTGCTTTGATATTGGATGTGAATCATCAATAGGTTTGTGATAATTATCGTCTGTTGGTTTTGATACACAACTTGGATCTAAAATATCATTATCATATAAAATTCCATTTTTATAATATAATTTTCCATATATAAATAATTGAGCATCTTCTTCTGTCATTAATGGATTTGATATTAATAATACCTTTTTAGCTGTTTGTCTTTTTGTTAACAATAAAGGTTCAATAGTATTCCATAAAATAGTTGTCACATCTTTTATTGCAGATAATCCTAATCCTTGTAGAATAATCATATCATTCTTTATTCCATCTATAATCTTTGTTAATTCATCCGTACCTAAACTTATAGTATTACCTGTTATTCCAGATGTTACTCCTGATATTATCGTTGTTCCTGATGTTGATCCTGACCTTGCTATAGCATCTATACTAAAATTTGATGTTGTATTATTACTTGATGTTATACCTGATATAGATGAATTGTAAGTACCGTCATAGTAACCTGTAAATGGATATATCATAAATGGATTACTTGTTGTATAATTTTGATATCTATTTATATCACTTTTAATTGTTTGTATTGCTCCATCTATTCCATGATATTCAATTCCATTAATTGAAGGATTGAAGTCCGAAGAAAATAGTTTAGTATCTATAACTACTCCATTATATCTTATTTCTATATAAATTGTATCTCCTACTATATGACCTATAAATTCGAACATATTAATTTTTTAATTTTAAATATATATATAAAAATATTAATGTTATATTTCATTTTTAAATTTTTATATATAAAATAAAATTTTTATATGAAAAATATATATTCAAAAAATGAATTTTTAAATATTCATAATGATAGTAATTTAACAAATGAAGGATTATTTAATTTTATAGGTAAATTATTTAATACTATTTCAACTTACATAAAAAAAGTAAAAGGAGGACAAGAAATTCAAGATATTTATAATAAATTTCTAACAAAAATTAATGATGATATTAAAAAGAAAGTTCAAGTAGATTTAAGTTTAACTGCAGATAATCAAATAAAAACTACTATAACTACTACGATAGCAACTACTCCAATAGTTACTACAAATACTACTACAGTACCTGTAAAAGAAAATAATATCGTAAGGGTACATTTAAAAAATAAATTAAATGAAGCAGATGTTGCGACAGCAGTTAATAACGTGAAAAATGTAGTAAATCAAGCTAAAGATGCTATAAATCCAAGCATAGAAAAAAAAGAAGCAGGAACAAATGTAAAAATGACTATAGATGCATTAAAGAGCAAAGGTAATCTTATTCAACAAATAATTGATACAGACGCTGCTGTTGCAAGAAATGAAATGAATAGAGTACTAGCTAAGTATGGTGGACAAGAAAAAAATCCAAAATTAGCTGTTATTATAGGAAATAAAATAGATGAGTTTAAATTAGCATATTTAAATGCTAAAATAAAAATATATGACGCTGGCGGAGATAGAACAGCTTCACTTGCTGTAGCTAAAAATAGAGATGTATTATCTAAACAATTAGATGAAAAATGGAAAAACTTATCAAAAGAACAGCCTGCTGGTCAATCAACAGATTTAAAAATTGGAGATACTGTTAAATTTCATTCTGATGCGTTGAATAAAGATGTTGAAGAAAAAATAATTAAAGTTGAAGGAGATACGTTAACATTTAAAGGAGATAAAGGAGATTTTACTAAAAAGAAAACTGAGGTAACTAAAATAGTACCAGTAGAAACCCCTGCTAAACCTGTTGAATTTAAAGTTGGAGATAAAATTACTTGGAAGCCAGATGGTCAAGATAAAGAAATTATTAGAACTATAACAAAAGTAGATAAAGATATATTAACTTTTAAGCAAGGAGATGAACAAGATGGACAAGAGCAAACTAAAAAATCAAGTGATGTTAAAAAAATAGAAGCACAGCCAGCGTCAGCACAAGTTCAGAAAGCAGCGCCAATAACACCTGCAGCACCAATTACACCTGCAGCACCAATTACACCTGCAGCGCCAATAACACCTGCAGCAAAATAAAATAAAATAAAATAAAATAAAATAATGAATATAATATTATATAATAATTTTTTAATAGAGAATGCTGAATCTTCTATATCTGATTTTTTGAAAACTCAATATAATCATATATTTCCAGATCCTACTCAATCATTAAATAATCTATTTTCTGATTTTAATAAAAAATTATATACAGAAAAAAATATTTCTAATTTATATCAGATGTATTTGAAATCAAGTCAAACTCTTACTCAAAATGAAATTAATAATGCTACTGATATTATTGGAGTAGATAAAATATTAACAGAAAGCATTAAATATTTTTATTTTTCTTTGAAACCAATTATAAATAAATTACAAAATGATCAATTTACAGTTACTGAAATATTTGGAAGATCAAGGGATAAAAGATTAGCTACATTAATGAGTTATTCCGAAGATCAATTTACAAATGCAGCAGCAACATATGCATCAACAGTAATTACCGAAATTAAAACATCTGCAGGTATAAATTCAAATACAGGTACAACTACTACTAACACTACTAGTGTGAATCCAAATACTAGTACCAATACTACAACTGTTATACAAACTACATCAGAATCTATAACAGATAGAATAAACTATAAAATTAATAGAATATTAGAAGCCGATAATATTGTTAATAATACAAATTTAATAAATTATAAGAAATCTGCAATAAATTGGATAAATATATCATTATTTGATATGATAAAACCTAAAATTCAGTTATTGAGTCAAATAAGTGCTAATACAAGTAATAGCGTTGATCAATTATCAACTCAAATGAAAGGTACAACTAACGAAAATGCAAAAAAGATTATTCTTAATAAAATTCTTAATATGAATAAAGAAGAATTACAAACATTAGTAAATACATTAGGATTAACAAAAGAGCAATTGGGAGATTTATAAAAAACTAAATAAAATGAAAATATAAAAATTTGAAGCATATAAATATAGAGGTAAAAAATTAGATATTATAAATAGAAAGGAATTTATAAGTGTAATTTCTTCATCTTTTGCATCTGATATGTTTGAATTCCAAAATAATGGAAATAGTTATTATACTGATTCAGAAATTTTACTAATTTATTTGATGAATAATGAAACAGGAGAAGAAAAAACAATTAGATTGGATTTATCTGATATGGGAATTGAAATAGGTAGTATTTAATATCTTTAATTAAATCAATGAAAAACAATGATTTTTTAATGAATATTTTCATTAAAATTATTATAAACTTTAAATTAAAATAATACTATAAATTAAATGTTAAAGGCAATTAAAATAAGACTGTATCCAAGTGAAGATAAAATTATTGATATAAATAAATTGATTGGATCTGCACGATTTGTTTATAACAAATGTCTTAGTTTTAAATCAATTGAATATGGGTTATTTAATACTTCAACAGGCATAGGTCAAACAAACAAACACTACATAGAATTAAAAACTAAATATTCATGGCTTGGTGAAGCACACTCAAAGGTAATGCAACAATCCATGATGAATCTTGAACAGGCCTTTAGTAATTTCTTTAAAGACCTAAAGAAAGGTGATAAAAAGATCGGAGTTGGTTACCCAGACTTCAAGAAAAAGAAATTTAAAGAAACATGTAGATTTCCAAGTGATGCGATATCAAGTGTCAAAGGAAATAGAATTAATATCATTAAATCTTTAAAAAATATTCATTTTAAATGTTCCGTAAGTGATGAAAAATACCTAAACAAACATCAAAAAGAAATTAAATCAGGGACGTTAACTAAGACTAAATCAGGACATTATATATTTAGTATTTTAATTGATCGTCCAAATAAAACTTTAAAGAAAGCTACAAATGATGTCATTGGTTTAGATTTAGGCATTAAGGATTTCATCGTAACGTCCGAAGGACAAAAGTATGAAAATCTTAAAATTAAAAGAAAGAATGAAGTCAAATTATCAAGACTTTACAGGCAATTATCAAGAAAAAAGAAAGGTTCGAAGAATAAAAATAAGACAAGGATAAAGCTTGCTAAGTTTCATGAAAAATTAAATAATCAAAAAGAATACTACTTACATCAAACGGTGAATCAAATCCTTAGTGAAAACCAAACTATCGGTATTGAAAACCTTAATGTAAAAGGCATGATGAAAAATCATAATTTAGCTAAATCTATCCAGGAAGTGTCCTGGTCAAGGTTTAGAACGATATTAACCTATAAATCTGAATGGTATAACCGTGAAGTAATTGTTGTTGATAGATTTTTCGCTTCCACTAAACTATGTAGTGAGTGTGGTTACAAAAATGATGACTTGACGTTGAAAGATAGATTCTGGATTTGCCCTAAGTGCGGTAAATTACATGATCGTGACATCAATTCAGGAATAAATATTAAAATAGAAGTAATTAGAATTAAAATAGGACTGAGTTCACCCAAATCAACGCTTCAGGAGAGTAAATCCATTAGATCCTCTGTGAATGAAGAAACAAACAGTAAAAGACCTAAAATGATTAAACAGTGATTTCATTGTTTTTCATTATTTTACCGAACTATGGAATGGTATGATGAAGATGAGATAGAAAACCATGATGATTTAGGAGTATTTACTCCAGAAAGAAATTTAGATGAAGATATAACAAAAGCATATAAATCTAATAAAAAAGATTTTACAAAATTTAACATATAAAATAATTTAAACATTATTTATAAAAAATAATAATGATTATCCGCAAAGTATGCAGTTCTAAATTTTAACTTTACTGTATGTTAAATGTTTAAAGTTTGATTCGTAAGATGCGGTAACAGCGAGTAATCTTTCAAAGGGGTCAAGGGGTATTTTGATCCGATTGAATTTGTAGCAAAATTCATTCAAATACCCTTGAAGGAATTCTGATTTTATACCGTGATACATATCATCAATCAATGATTTTGCATTACTTATGGCTATGTGTACCCAAGGCAGTACCTTAGCGATTTTTTCAGGTGGAACAACCGAAGCATCGTGTTGGGCAAAATGGTCTTTGAAGTTCGTGTATGAGGTAGAGCCGTCAGTTGTAATTTTTGCATCTTTATCTATCGATGTATTTGCTTTCTGATCTATAGTTACTGCTTTTAAGTCGGGAATAACTATCATTTTCAGATGATTGACCCGTTTAGGCTTTTGTGGGTTTTTGGGATTTTCAACCTGCTCACTTTCGACCATTACAAGTACTTTGCTTTTTTTCTGACTGCCACGTCCACGTTTCAATGGTTCGTTTTTTCCTTTTTCATCTCGTTCGGTAGAGAAAAAGCCTTCATCAAGTTCTATCATCCCGGACAAGGTATATTGGGCATCGCGTTGCCCCATTACACTACGGATCTTATGAAGCATTTCCCAAATGGGTTGATATCGTTTATGACCTAATTGTCGTTGCATCTCAGAGGCTGAAAAAGTCTTTTTTGTACTTGTCATCAAATGAATGGCTTTAAACCAATATAAAAAAGGCAATTTAGAACCGTGCATAATAGTGCCTGAACGTAAAGACCTACGACAATGACAGGATTTACATTCAAAATGCATCGAAGCAGGTAACCATGTATGCTCTTTATTACCGCAATGAGGACATACAATACCGGATTTAATCCGCATCTCTTTGAATTTTTCAATACAAACGGCTTCATTTGGGAAGTGTTTGTCAAAGTCTAATAGTTTCATATAACTGTTGATTTATTACTCTAAAGATACGAAATATTCTTGACAAAATGTGTTAAATGCGGATAATCATAAAAATAATATAACAAATAAAAATAATATGATATTTAAAAGATATAACGATTTTTTGGTAGAAAATGCATTATTTAAAGGTGATTATGATAGATATGACAATTACTTTGATGATATAGAAAATAATAAAAAAACATTAAAAAATTTTGATATTGAGATAAATTTATTGATTTCTAGATTTAAAAATCTGGATTATACTAAAATAAAGTTTAGTAAATCAAGATATAAGGATGATGAAAATTTTGAAATAAAATTTCCTATTGAGATAAAGACTTTAATTACTCCTTTTGACGGATTATTACAAGAAATAGAAAATAGAAATGATGTATTATATCATAAAATAATTAATTCATATTTTAATGGAAATGAACCAATTTTTTTATTTGATGTTCAAATAGAAAGAAATTATTTTAATAAATTTCATTTTCCAGTTGATTTACCAGTAATTTTTAGAAATCTTGGATTAGGTAAGAAAATAATCAAAGCAGCAATATACAATTTTGAATATTTATTATTTACAAAAGAAGATGACTCATTTGAACTAAAAACCACAGTTCATTCTATCACAGAAATGAAAGATGTATATTCTTTCATGAAAGAACAAAATATATTAATATTTAAAGATGACTTTGATTTAATTAAAAAAATATTACCTAAGTTTTTTAGTGATGATTATGATAATAAATATACATTAGATGAAGATTTTTTTATTAAATATAAAGATGAAATAACTAACGATGAATTTTTATCAGAATTATATAAAAATAAATTATAAAAATATCTAAAATATTTTGATATATAAAATGTATTTATTATCTTTGTGACTTAAAAATTAAATCATGAATATAATAAATTTTTTATTTTATAAATCAGAAAAAACTATGCACATAAATAGTACAGATATTGATAATTGTACTAGATATAAAGATAAATGGATCCAACCTTATACAGAAGTTATTAAAAATAAAATAATTACTGATTCTAATAAAATGATAGATGAAGTGAATTTGAAATATAAAAGAAAAAATAAAAAAGAACTTATTATTGAAATAACTTTATGCTTAAATAGAATAGATAGAAACTATGATGATCACGGAATTAGTAATAAACAATATCAAGCAGAATTTGAGCATTTTATAAAATCAACAATACTAATATATAAAAATAACGTAATATATGAAAGTAGATAAATTTAATGAGACATACGAAGAAATAATTCATATTGAAGGTAATGATGTATCAAATGATTCAGTACCAATAACAAATAATCGTGATATATTAACTTATATGGTTAATATTCAAACTGATGCATTTAAATCTCATAAATTAGTATTAACTAGTAATTTAATTGAACCTTTAACAAAAATTTTTGGTACTCAAAATAAAACAATGAGACTTGAGTTTATGACAAAGTTGTGGGTTTTAAAATTTAAAGATTTGACATTTAATGTTTATACAGCAAAGAATAGAGGAACATCTTATGAAGTTTGTGACTATTCATATGAAGATATTCGTACAGATAAATTATTAACAAAAAAAATTATAGAATTTTTAGATGAATTGTATAAATTAATAAACGAATAAATAATATGAAAAAAGCTTATATCGTAAAACTAATTGATGGCGATAATGATACCATTATGAAACTTGTTGATCAGGAAACTTGGAATTGGATAAATTTAGATAAATCTGGACAACCAACTCCTACTAAGGTGAAAAAATTTAAATTTTTTGCTACTGCTACTGGTGGTAGATGGGATGATAAATTGTGTCCAGATTCAATCCGAGAACGGATCAAAAATGATACAGAATTAAATAATTGTATTTTTGATGGTGTTTGGATAACAGAAGGTACTTGGAACAACGATAGAGCTATATTAGCACCAGCATTAGAAGATAATAACGAAGATTTTAAAAATAGAAAAAAATGACTTTTTTTATATAATATATAAGAAAGTAGAAAATAAAATAAACAAAATACAAATTTAAATATATACAATATCATGAACAACATTAGTAGAAATATCACAGCAGTCACAACAACAACTACCCCCGCAGGAGGCAGACCAGTCGTGTATTTGGGTGATAATAATCTAAGTTGATATTTTTATAAAATATTTTAATAGTGTTAAAAACCCAAAGATGATTATTCAACTTTGGGTTTTTTCTTTTTAAATAATTAATTGGTCCTGTATTGGCAGAATTTCCTAAATTCTATGTGCATAATGGAATGAAAATGAGAGTTCAAATCTCTTCTGGACTACAATAAACATCGGGAGTATGTGGTAGTGTCTCGGGTACCGACACAAGAAAGTTCGACTCTTTCTCTTCCGACAAAGGTTGAATTAAATATGGATGTAGTTCAGTAGGTAGAATGCTTGGTTTGGGACCAAGTGGTCGGGATTTCGAGCATCCCCATCCATACATATAATAATAGTCCTGTAATGGCATGGTTTTCTAAACCATAAGTGCATAACGGATGTGAATGTGGGTTCGAATCCCATCAGGATTACAAAAATAAGGGGGCTCATGTTCCAAGGCTCGGCGATGAATATTTGCAATATTTGTGAGGTGAATCCGATTTTCACAGTCTCCACTATTTTTTGTTGGGTTCAAAATGATTATAATTTGCAGATATAGTATAACGGCTAGTACATAACATTGCCAATGTTAAGATACCTTTTCGAGTAAGGTTATCTGCTCCAAGTATTTATGGACATTTTTTATTAATAAGTGAAAATAATAGTTCGTTTTTGAGTTTATGCTCATCAATATTTTTATATATACAAATAAAAAGTTGTATGGTAGAATATTGTAAATTTTGTGGTAAAGACATTAAGGATTTAAAGCCAACACAAAAAGGTCAGCATGTTGCAAATTGTAGCATGAATCCAAATATAAAAATAATTAAGGATAAAAGAGCATTATCAAAAATAGAAACACAGAGAGCAAAAAATCCAATATTGAAAATTAAGTTGAGATGCTTAAATTGTAATGAGGAATTTGAAATTGATGTGATTGAAAGTTATTATAAACGTGGTAGGTATAAAAAATGTTGTTGCGAAAAATGTGCAAAGCAATATTCAACAAAAAATTATGATGACGATATATTAAAAAAAGATTTTTGTAAAGAATGTGGAGAAGAATTTTTAGTTAAAAATAGAACAAAAATAGGTATATCAACATGTACAAAATGTAGAAAATTAAAAAGAAATAGAGGCAAAAATATAAAAAATATTAATAAAAAACTTGGTGATAAAAATATTATAGAAAAAATATTAGTATGTAAATTTTGTGGTGACGAAAAATGTAAAAAACCAGAAGTGTGTTCAAAATTTAGACAAAAAAATAATGTTTATGAAAAATATTTAGGTTTTGATAGTAGTAAAAAAGGAAATAATGATGTGTATACTGAGTTTGATAGAATTATAAATGAATTAAAATTTGATTATTTTGATAAAGAATTGTCTATTGTTGAAATAAGCAAAAAGTATAATATGAATTATAAATCTATGTATTTAATATTTAAAAAGAATAATATTGTTATTAGAACATTTTCTGAAGCTGTAATGAATTCTATTAAAAATGGAAAAATAAATTATAATAATATAGTGCAATATCCATATAAATCTGGAATGTATATAACATGGAAAGGTGATAACGTACATTATAGAAGCAATTATGAGAAAGAATATTATTCTATTTTGGATGATAAAAAAGTGAATTATGAAGTTGAAAGTTTAAGAATACAATATTATGATACACAAAAGAAAAAAATAAGAATTGCAATACCAGATATTTATATTAAAGAAATAAATGAAATTATTGAGATAAAAAGTAAATGGACTTTGAATGAAATAAATATGAAAGATAAAGTAAAATCATATAAAAAACTAGGATATAATGTTAGATTGATTGTTGGTGAAGGAAATAAGAATTTTTTTAAAAATACAATTGATATAATATATTAAAATATGCAAAATGTAGCTTAACGGTAAAGTATCTGATTTCCAATCAGAAGACGGGGCTCAACACCCACATTTTGCTCATAATCAGGACTTTAGCTCAGTTGGTAGAGCGCAACTATTACAAAGTTGATGTCATCGGTTCGATTCCGATAAGTCCTACGAAAATAATTGCACTTATCGTATAATGATATTACTTTGGCGTTGTATACCAAAAATTTCGGTTTGATCCCGAATAGGTGCTCAATAAAATAAACTTTTATTTTATTTTTTAATATATAAACATATGCCATTATGATGTAATGGATTAGCATTAAAACCTTCTAAGTTTTTCGTCAGCGTTCGAATCGCTGTAATGGTACAAAAATAAAAATCAATCATTATTATGATTGATTTTTATTTTTAATTAAATAATTTTTACAAATTGAATTTATTTCCGTTATATAAAAGTTCTAATTTTTCAGGTAATTTATATATTTTCACATTATATTATATATTAATTTTTATATATAGATTTATGGAATATATTAAGAATTATAATAATTACAATGATGATATAATTTTAGAAAAATTAAATCTTAAATCTCTTTTAGATACATTTAAATCGTTGAATAGTAAAAAAGTAGCTACTTTTATAGTAGGTGGACTTTTGACTATGATGACTGTTACACAAACAATAAATTATATAAACAATTTAAATTTAAATGCTAATCAGAAAATAACATTAATACATACTGTTGATAAATTTAAAGATCCATTAAGTTTTGGAGTTAGTAATTTTATATATGAGCATATCAAAAACCACGAAAAATTAAAATTAAAGGCATATAGATTAAAAGATAATAAAATAACTATAGGATTTGGTCATGCTGAAAATATTGGAGAATCTAAATTTAAAATTGGAGATCAAATAACTAAAGAACAAGCAGATCAATTATTTGAACAAGATTTACAATTTGCATATGATGGAGTTAGACGTATATTTAAAGAATGGAATAAAAAAGGAATCAATATAAAATTAACACAAAATCAGTTTGATGTTTTAGTGTCATTAGCATTTAATATGGGAATTGATAATTTAAGAACTTCAGATTTTATTCAAGCATTAAAACGTAAAGATATTAAGAATGCATCAGAATTGATAAAAATTACTGGATTACGTGATGGATTTGCTGGATTAGTTGATAGAAGAGAAGAAGAATATAATATATTTATATCATAAAAAAGAGATTCAAATGAATCTCTTTTTATTTATTTTAATCCTTTAAGATTATCAATTTGTTCAGTTAGCCATTTCATATCAAAATTTTGATATACATTTTTTTTAACATACTCTAATGCTGATATTCTTTCATTAAGTATATTATTTTCTATTAGACCTTTAATTTTTTCAACTAATTCTTCTTTACCATTAATGGTAATATCTTTATCAATTGAATTATCGTTTGTAATTTTAATAGAAATTGATTCATCTATTAAATCATAAATCTGATTTCTCAAAGTATCTTTGGCTTCATACTTTTTTTCAATTACGTCTTCTATTTTACTAAATTTTATCATATTTATTTATTTATTTTTTCAGATAAGTATTTTCCACCTTTTTTAAAGTATCTTCATGACTATATATCTTTGTTAAATCCAATCCAATTTCTCTAATTTTTTTTCTTTTTCTATAAGCTATTTTTTAAACTCTTTCAAATGTTTCATTTTTATATATTTATTTTCATTTGTAAGTATATCCTGATCTATTTGCCCAAATAAGTCCAGTAATTTGCATATATGTTACTCCATTTGCCATAATAGCTGGATATGTATTTACCATAGTTGTACCTGTTATATATGGATATTCGTATTTCAATACTGTACCATCAATTGATGCTCTTTTAATTGACCATATTGAGTCTGTATCTTGAGTGCCTGGTGTCGCATATCCATAATATGTTGTTCCACTTTCATCAGAAGGATCAACTCTTAAAAGTTCCATTCCCATAATTTATATTTTTCTTTTATATATAAAAAAAATCATTTCATATTTATGTATATATAAAAAAAACTTATAATTAAATTATAAGTTTTTGGTGGAGATGTCGGCATACAATAGCCGAGTCCAATATTGCCTTTCAGCATTTTCTACAAGTTTAGTTCATTTTTTCTAAAATAAACAAAAATACATAATTTTTAAATGATAATTATTAAATTCATCAAACATTTTTACACCTTAAAATAGTTTGCTAACAAGGTTTCTGATTTTAGACCGATTAGGCTACTAAAACTTCATTACCAACAACAGCTTCAGAAACTGCGAAAGTTGTATTAGAAGTTAAAATATGCGTATGTGCTTTGCCATTTAAATTTTACCCATTAATTTATTAATCGCTGATAGATAATGCGATACTTGCTGATAACCTTATTCTACATTACTGTCAAAATCGTTCATCCCCTTTTGAACTGTATATAGTAATTAAAAAATATAAAGTTTTTCTATTTTTTCTAATTTTAATTTTCTGACTTCATTTTTATATAATAATTTTTCATCATATGTTTCACTATCTGAAAAATTTTTAATTATACTATTTATATAATCTTTATTATTCTCATATCTTGGTAGAACATCAATTGAATCATCGTTATTTTTTCTAAAAAAAATATCACCTTTATTCAAATCTATAATTTCAATAGCATATAATGATATTGTATTATTTATTTTTTGCACACTAAATTTTTCAGTTATCATATTATTCGTTTAATTTTGAACTTATATCATTTTTAATTTCTTCTGCAGTTATATTTGGATATTTTTCTTTAATAGATAAATATAATCTATCTCTATCATCTTTTAGTTTTTCTATTTTATCATAGAATGGTTGAATTATATTTTGAATAGATTTAATTTCTCTTTCTAAATATATTAATTTTTCATTTAAATCCATTGTTTTTCTAATATCATTCGCATCGGATTGAACAATAGTTTTCATTTCATCTTGAATTTTCTGAAATGCTTCTTTTTTTTTCATTATTATAGGTTCTTGATCTACAATTTCTTTTAAGTTTTGAAGATAATATTTCCTAATTCTTACTGCTTCATTAATATATTGATCATTAATCATTTTCTATATTTCTTTTTTCAATTAAATATGCAACATATTCTTCGTCTGACATTGTGTTTGTTGACTTATTTTCATCATTCTTAACAGTATCAGGAATTAATTCATTTTCAGTTTCATATTTCATTTTATACCATTCATCAATATCGAAATCTACATCTTCGATTCTATCGTTTAATCCGTATTCATTATATTTTGAAATTAAATATCCAACATCAACAGTTTTACCTATTGTACCAGAGAAATAATCAATTAAAAAACTTGAAATAGTAGAAAAATCTTCCAATTCTATAGCTCTATCTATATAATAATCAGAAAGATATCCTGCCATTTTGATAATCTTCATTTCATATTCTTTTAATTTCCTAACTGAATCTAATTTTTTATTAATTTTACTCATTTGTGTTATTTATTTTTTAAGTTCGTTATCAATAATTGTTTTAAGTTGATTATATATCTCATTTTTTAATTTAGTTGGATCTTTTATTATTTTTTCTGATATTAATGTTGCGTAATATTCAACAGCATCAGCTTCTACATTTTCTTGAATCATTCCAATAAAATTAGGATTAGGAATCATTTCTTCTATAGGAATACTCATTTTTATTGAATAATTACTTTTAAACATATTAAACATCATTTTAATAGGATCAACTTTTGGTTCTTCTTTTTTTATTTCTATTGGTTTATCGCCATTTAAAAATTTTTCATCATCAATTTCATCCCAATTTTTTTCTTGTACACTTGGTATATCTGCACCTGGCATATTTTGTCTCCATTCATCTAGCATTGCTTTCTTTTGTTGCGGAGTTAAATTTACTGAGCCTTCAACCTGTTTTTGTTTTACTTGAGATTGAGACATAGAATTATCAGATAATACAACAGGTTCTTCAATGAATTTTACTTTAGCTCCAGATGTTGGATTGTCTGTTATTTTACTAGTATCTAAATTTTTTAGTTGTTGAGCCATATTCATTAATGGATCACTAGACGGAGCTTGAAAAAAAGAGTCAGGATTTATAGATTCTTCTATCATATCATATTTTTTGGCTAATACATCTTTTTTGATACTTACATTATCACTTAATACATAGAAATTAGTATCCTCTTTTACAATACTAACTCTTTCTCCTGTTTGTTTATTTATAAAAACACTATTCGGCATAATTTTAATTTATTTTTATTATATATATTGAAATATAGTATCTATAAAAAAAAAGTTTTAAATAATAGATGAAATATATAAAAACATTTGAAGAAAAATTATATCAACCTGGTAAAAAATTGTTATGTATTAATAATAACGTTGGTGAATTAGAAGATAAATATGATTTTACTATTGGTAAATTTTATAATATACATGAATATGAATCTTGGTGGATATCATTTATAGATGATAAAGGAGTTGCACAATTTTTTAAACCTTCAGATGTTTCTAAAAATTTTTCAACTGCTTAAAGTTTAGAAGAGTATGAAATAATAAAAAATACTAATAAATTTAATATATAGATTTATGATAACAAAATTTAAAATTTTTGAGGATGTAGATTATGATGAATCTAAATATATTGGAAAGTTTTGTGCTTTAAAATCAGATGATAATGATATAAAAATGACTATATCTTTATGTACTCGTGTAGATTTTCACGATGATTTTAGTGTGTTTGCTGTATTTGATTGTTTTGATATTGATAAAAATGATAATATTAGTGATCCAGTAGGTGATCATGAAAATTTTACTAAAGATGAATTTAAAAAAATTAATTTTATGACATCAATTGAATTTTATAATAGTCATAAAGATATTTGTGAGAAATTATATTTTAAAATTAGTGAAGATATTAAAAAAATAGGATTAGAATATTGGAAACTCTTAATATTAAGAGATTATAAAAAAGTATTAGATACAATACCTTATTTTAAGTTTTTTGTTGATTCTGATAAATTCAATATATAATTTTTATATATACATAAATAGAAAAAATATTTAACCTATGATAAGTAAAGAACTTCGTTATTCGGAATTAAAATTTAATGGTAAAATTTTCACTGAACAGTGGAAAATTGATGAGATTTTAATTGATAATAAATTCAATTGGATGGTTAATGCAGAAATAAAAAATGCTAGACTTGAAATTTTTCAAGATACATTAGTTTGGAATGCTGGTATTTGGTATAATGGTGATTGGTATTTTGGAGTTTGGAGAGATGGTGAGTGGAGATATGGTAATTGGCAAAATGGAGTATGGTATAATGGAGTATGGAGAAATGGAATTTTTAAATCAGGAATTATATACAAAGGAAATTTTTTTAAAGGAAAAATAGAAGGAGGAGAAATACGTGGTGGTAATTTCATAGATGTTGAAATATCTCCAAATGTAGTTGAATATACTGGTGATGAATATCAAGTAAAAAAACAAGAAGAACAAGAAAATAAACAAGTTGCAACAGCGCAAGCACAACCTATAACACAATCTCAGCCTAATGTAACAGATAAAGTTAAAGTTCATAGTTCACAAGCAGAAGTTACACAACCTATTCAACCAAAAAAAGAAAGTATAAAATATAAAATATCAAGAGTGAAAAATTTTGAATCATTCTCAAAAAATAATTAAATAAAATGAATAAAACAACTTTAAATTTTGATGATTTCATAACTGAAAAACATCATGACAAAGAAGATAAAATTGATACCATTACAATGGATGTTCCATTATTTATTCGTATGCTTGAATTTGCAAAAGAAGATGCTAAAACTGATATGGATTTACATAAAGCAACAGAAATCGCGCTTAAAATTTCAAAAAAAGAAGGTAAATTATCTATGGATAATTATTATAAAATCGTAAGTGAATGCGGTCAAGAAGAAGGTAAAGAAGATGATAAGAAAGATGATAAAAAAGACAAAGACGATAAAGACGATAAAAAAGATAAATGAAAATGAAAAAAACTTTAAAATTTGATGCTTTTTTAAATGAAACATTATCAACTATTCCAGGTTCAAAAAACTCATCATCAGATAAACAGATTCTAAGAGCAGCAATTTTAGCGGAGCTAGATACTATCAACTTATATGAGCAAATGGCTGACGAAGCTAACGATAGAAAAATTAAAGATACGTTACTAGATGTGTCTAGAGAGGAGAAGGTTCATATCGGTGAATTTCAAACCTTACTAAAAGAAATTGATGAAGAATATGCTGAGGAATTGAAAAATGGTAAAAAAGAAGTAAAAAACAAAGAATAAAATATAAATAAAATGAGTATACCTTTAAATTGTGATCATCTTTTAAATAAGTCACTTGATATTATATCAGCAAATTATAAAAATATATCAGATGAACAATTTTCAAATAATTCAAATCTATCTGATTTTAATTTTATTGATATCGTTTATATTTATGCTCTTACAGATAACGAAAATACTGTAAGATACGTTGGCAAAACAAATAATCCTCACAAAAGAAGATTAAAACATATATCTGATGCTAAAAATTTAGTCGGAAATAGACATAAATGTAATTGGATTAGAAAGGTGATAAAATCTGGAAATTCTATAAATATTAAAATATTAGAAACTTGTAAAGAGGAAGATTGGATTAATAGAGAAAAATTTTGGATTTCTCAATTTAAAAATTTAGTTAATATATCTGAAGGAGGAGAAAGTGGAGGAAATAAAAAATATCACAAAACATTTAAATATGTAAAAAATTGGGTTAATAAAAATATTCCAGATCTTAAAATAAAAGAAGATTGGTTAGAATATATAAAAAATAATACGTTACCTAAATTTATACCTAAACACCCGTATACAGCATATAAATGTAAAGGTTGGATTTCTTGGGGTGATTTTTTAAATAATGGAAAAGAAACATTCTTGGATTATATTAATTGCAAAATATGGATTAAAAATAATTATCCAAATATAACAACTCAAAAAACTTGGAGACAAAATAAACATTTATTTCCAGGATTCATTCCAAAAAGACCAGATTCTACATATAGTAAATCTGGTTGGATATCTTGGAAATCATTTTATCAAAAAGAATTTATGTCATATGATGATTGTAAAAAATGGTTAAATTATAATTATCCAAAGATTAATACTAGGAATTATTTCGATATTTTTAGCAAATCATCAGATAGACCTTTAAATATACCGAGTTGTCCATATATTGTATATAAAGATAATGGATGGATATCTTGGTCAAAATTTCTTAGATAAAAAGAAACAAAAATACAAAAAAAATAATATGAAAAAATTAAAAACATTTGAATCATATGTAGATGACGCAGAAGAATCTGGATTATATGATGATATGAGTGAGCTTCTTGATAAAGCTAATATTCTTATATGTAATTATAAAGGTATTAATCCAGAAGAAAATAATGACGCATCAGATCCAGAAGAAACAAATGATTCATTAGCTAAAATTGCTACGCCAGAAGCAATTAATTTAATTAAAGAAATAAATGATAAATCTACTGAAATCGATGAGATGGAATCAGAATCATATTATAATGAAGACGATGAATTATCTGAATCTGTAGGTGATTTAGAAGATAGTTTCGTTAAAATTAATATAGATGAAACTGATTTAGAAGATTCAGATAGAAAAAAATCTGGTAAATTGAATCAAAAAACTGGTAATATTATTATTGAAAATCCAAGTAAGACAGATGAGTATAACGCAAAAATGAGATTAGGTGGAGAAGTTATTGTTGATCCTAAATTTCCTGAAAAATCTATACATCACGTAAAAAGTTTTAATGATTTTCATTAATAGAACCATGTAAATGAAATATATAATATAATGGGATATATTTATTTATTAGAATCATCTAATGATGATGGTATAATTTACAAAATTGGTTATACAAAAAATTCAGTCCAAAAAAGAATTAATTCATTACAAACAGGCAATCCTTTTTTAATAAAGGAATTGTGCTGCTTTCAAACGAAATATAATCAAAGATTAGAAAAAAGTCTACACAATTTCTATTCTCATTGTAGATTAAATGGTGAATGGTTCAAATTAAATATATCGGAGATTAATAATTTCATTACGTTATGTAATAAATTAGAAAATAATTTTGAAAATCTACAAAATAATCATTTTATTTCAAAAATGTTTTGATATATCAAATAAAAATACTATCTTTGTACTCAATTCTAAAACAAATTATGTTTTTAAACATATAATAATAGTATAATAAGGATCATTAGCCAAGTCGTTACGGCATCTGGCTCATAACCAGAAGATCGTTGGTTCGATTCCAACATGATCCACAATCATAAATTTTTATGATTATAATAAAATAATAAATAAATAAAGATGAAAAAAGTAATTTTAATGATCGCAGTTATTGCTGCTTTTACATTTGCTTCTTGTACTCCAAAGAGTGCAAAATCTACAACTCCTGCTCAGGATTCAATTTCTGCTGTTGATTCAGCTAGTGTTGATACAGTAGCAGTTGATACTGTAGTAGCAAAGTAACAAATTTGTAAATAATTTGCGAAAATAAAAAAATCTGTATTTTTTAATACAGATTTTTTTATTTTCTATAAACTTGTAATATTTTTTGTACTATTATTGATAACTCAGTTGTTGAATATATAGGAGAAAAAATATATGAATACAATAATGGCATTTATTTTAGGAATGTTGTCAGTTATAGTTTTTGCAGCGATTGTAATGGGTGTAATTGCATTTTTTAGGGTAATAAAAATGAATAAGAAAATTATTGAATTAGAAACAAATATGACAAATAATGTTGGTGAAATATATGATAATATGCAAATACAATCGACTGATTTATCTAATATGATTTCTAAGTTAGAAAAATCTACAGAAAATAATTTTAGTGAAACACACAATATTATTAATAATAATGTAGAGACATTAAATAATGAAATTTCACAATTATCTAGTGAAATTTATCGTACAATGGATTCAAGATTCAATAAATTTGAGAATAAAGTTGATAGCGAAAGAGAAACTGTTTATAGAACAATGGATTCAAGATTTGCTAATGTTGAAAATAAAATTAATAGTGAAAATGTATCTATTAATAGAAATATTGAGTTTAGATTTAATGAACTTGATAAAAAATCAAAAGGTGAATAACCTTTATAAAAATAATAAAAATTCAACAACCGAGTTAATAAAAAATCATCAATTTTTAATTGATGATTTTTTGTTTTTATATTTTCTATTATTGTAAGGCGTGATAATTTTATTATGTGAAAATGTGAAATTTTTAAGTTTTTTAGTAAGTTGTTTTCTTGGATTAAACATCTTCATTAATTCTTTCATGATACTCTTATCAATTTCTTTTGATAGTTCTAAGCTAAAAATTTCTGAAACATCTGCTATAGTTGAATGATTAACTATATCATTAATTTTATTATATAATTTTACATTATCAATAGATAATATTTTTATTTTTCTTGTAATTTTATCAGTAGTAGAATAATAGATATTAGGAAAATCAGTAAAATATATATAAAAATGACTTTCTATAAATTTTATTTCTGATTTTCTATTTGCTGTATATTTATATAAGTTATTCATTTAGTTATTTAGTTATTTTCCAGTTGTTCCAAATCCGCCTCTATTTTCGGAATTCAAATCATCAACATAAATAATATTAATACCATTTGAGAAAAGCCATTTTAATTTTACCCAAAATGGTGCAAACATTGTTGGCTTGATTTCAAATTGACAAATTCTTTCACTTTCATTAATTGTAATATCATCCATAGCTAATGCTGCAAATTTCCATCTATCGTTATTACCAGAATATCCAGATTCTTTTTTTGTTGGACCATCAACAACTCCATAGTGATTTGTTTGTAATAGTTTAAAGTTTTTATATGTACCAGATCTTGGTACTATATTACCTTGATAATATTTAGGTAGTTTCATAGAAACTCCTAAATCAAGTAATTTAAAATCGAATTTTTTAAGCGTTGTAGTTTCAGACACTCTTAAATCTATCCAGTTTCCAAATGAAACCAATTCACAATTTTCATTGTGCAATTTAACGTATATTTTTATTTTCATTATATTTTTAATTTTTTTAATTTAATTTTTCTATTATTTTAATTTTCAAATTTAACTATTTTATAATCTTTCAAATTTATATTATCAGTAGATGGATTTTTATAATTCATAGAAAATTGCGGATGCACATTTATCCTGTATGCAATTTCAGCTTCATCTTTAGTTTTAACGAACCATAATGGTGAATATATACATGTAGTGAAAAAATATTCCTGTCCAAATTCAGAATCACCATTTTTTAAATCACATCTGATAATTTCGTTAGTTTCTTTGTTTATAAATGTCCAAGCTTCCATATATTTCTATTATTTTTTTTTCTAATTCTTCATCAAATATCAAATCATCAAATTTAAATTTTAATACGTTTGAATTATAATTTTTTAAATTATCTAAATATGTTTTAATTTTATTATCTGATTGATTTTTAAGAATAACTCCAGTAATATCATTTGATGTGAACGCGTATAATTTTTCAGTTGTAACTAATCCATTCCAAATATGTATAGCATCCTTTGAACTGTATTTATTTGTAGTTATAAATCCTACTTTATCTATTACAAATAAATATAATTTATATCCTAAACTAATACCTCTCAATAAATCTGGAATTCCTTTTTTAAAATCTATTAAATTTAGATTATTTATATCATAAGAAAATTCAAATTGTAAATCTGTTGATATTTTAGTTTCTAAATCTTTATTAATTTTATTAATTTTATCAATAAATATATTATCTGGTGTTATACAAAAATCATAAGATTTATCATTATAGTTAAAGTTGGATATATCATATTCAATCAATTCAATTAATGATAATCTATAATTTTCAGCATCTTCTACATAATCACTTAATCTTCTTTTTAAATATGTTCTTTCAGTTTTTTTTAAATCAGCTAACACATTTTTAGTGAAAGCTTCAAATTGTTTTATATAACTCATTATTTAATTATTTTATCTTATGAATTCCAATAATCATCATCATTTTTTATGTCTACTATTTTAACTTCATTTATAACTTGATTAAATTTTGGATCCAAATCTACTTGATTTGAAATTAGTTTATCTGCGAATTCTTTAAAAATTTTAAATTTATTATTTGAATCCATATCGGTTAATTTAATAAAAGTTTTAGGATCATAATTTAAAATCAATAATTCTGTACCTTTTGTATCTTTTGTTTCAGAAAAACTTGCAGATGAACGAAAGAAATCTTTTTGTAACCAAATATATTCATCTTTAGGTAAATATTTGGATAATTCTGGAAAATCGTAGTAAGATAATGCCCAACGGGATTTTGTTGTTTTTAAAAGTTCTAATAGTCTAATATGAGTTTTTTGATTGAAACTATCTTTTACTCCATACCATGAGGCTCTTTTTCCAGTGTCATTGCCATCTTCATCATTACTGAAGTATGGTGGATCTAAATAAAAAAATGTATCTTTTGAATCATACATATTTATCAATTCTTCAAAATCTAAGCTATGAACGTTTGTTATTTTAGATAATTTATTTTGATATTCTTTTTTCTTTAATTTATTTATTAATGCATATAATTTAATTTTATTAGTGCCACCTATACCACTATATCCCCCACTTCTAGGGTAAACACCGTTAAACGTTGAAGTTAATAAAAATGCATATTTTACTCCAGCATCAAAATCTGGTATATTTGTTGGTGGATTATCTAAAAAATTAGTTTCACTCTTATCATGTTTATATGAGTAAAATATATCTTTATGAAATTTTTTATATTCTTCTCCAGTTTTATCTGTTTTTAAAAATCCATTATTTATTTCATCCTCTATATGAGATAAAAAAGTTTTGTGCTCTTTTAAGCATGCAAATAAATTTGCCATATGTTTATTGTAATCATTATAAATTATATTTTCAACGTGCGAATAGTCCAATTTAGGACTAGTATATACCCACATAGCGCCACTAAATGGTTCAGAAAATGTTTTTATGTCTTTTGGTATGTAGTTGTATATCCAGCCGGCCATACGGCTTTTTGCCCCGAAATATGAAATCATTTTTTTGTTATTATTTTTATTTATTTAGTCTAATCTTTTGCCTTTGTTTAAATTTCCTTCATAAAAAACTTCATCAATTATTCTACTTGTTGCCCACATAGGGTTTAAATTTGTTAATGCATTTACAATAGATGGTAAGTCAGTTGATTCAAATGTAGCTATACTACGAACATGATCTATGTGCCATTCTCCATAGTTATCCCAACTCATACCTATTGTAAATTTGGATTCAATGTTCATTTTAAATTCTTCTGCTGAATAACCTAATATATTTATTGTTTTATCATATTTTGTAGTATTAAAATACGAAAATGTTCTTTTTAAAACAGCTCTCCACGCATATCTATATTTATTTTTATTGTAATTCTCATTATATCTTTTTCTACTTCTTTCTTTATTTTTCTGTTGGTATTCTTTACGTTTTATTTTATATTTTTCTGATTGTCTTCTTTTATTTGCTTTTTTTAAAATTTCCTCTTTATTTAATTTATAATATTCTCTTCTTTCTTGTGCTAATCTTTCTTTATCTTTTTCATATTTTTCTTTATCTTTTTCATATTTTTCTTTATTTTTTTCTTTAATTTTTTCTCTAAATTCATCATTCAACATATCTTTATGATATTTTAATTTTTGTTTCTCTCTATATTCTTCTTTACTTTGTTTAACTTTTTTTATTTTTGGTTCAAATGTAATAACTATTTTTTTACATTTTTTAATTATAGTTAAAATTTTTTTAATATTCTTATCTAATTCAATAATCTTTTTTCTGTTCTTTGAATTAATATCACTTGGTTTAATTATTTTTTCTTTTTTCTTTTTTTTATAATAAATCTTTCTATCAATTTTTAATTTTTCTTTATTTTTAATTCTATATTTTTTTGCGTTTATCCTTAATTGTTCTCTATTTTCTTTTTTATATTTATTTCTACATTCTTTACAAGAATCAGTAAATCCATCCTTACTATACTTATCTTTTGAAAATTCTTCAAGTTCTTTTTCTTCCCCACATTTTTTACATATTTTTTTCATTAGTCATAATATTCTTTTTTATCAATAGCTTTATGCTCAATAAGATCTGAATATATTAGATATTCAATATATTTTGATATATTGTTGATATTATTGTTCAGATATTCTCTGATATTTTCACTTAAGCACACTGATAATTTTTCTTTTGTCGTTATTTTTTTCATATATTATTTATTCTTTAAGGGTATATATAAATAAAGTAAGGTTATGTTTTGATATTTAATAAATTATTTTAAACAAAAAAATAGATTTTTATTATAAATAATAAAAATCTATTATGTCATTTGAAAAATTTAAAATAAAATCAAATAAAAAATCTATTGGTATAACATTAGATATAGAAATAAATAAAAATTTAGATAAATATTTAGAAAAAATTAAAATGAGTAAATCTGAATATATTGAATATTTAATAGAAAAAGATATAAAAAAAGCTGATTAAATATCAGCTTTTTTGTTTAATTTTTCAAGTTTTTTCTTTCTAATTAATATATTAACATATCTTTGATGTTCTTGAGAACCATGTCATTCATTAAATGATAATTTATTATCAAAATCTATGATATAAATAGTATCATCATTATCTTCTTCATTATATTGTGAATCACTAAAATATTTTCTGTAAGCTTTAATATCAACTGCAAGTTTTTCCGCATTTTATAAAGGCATTCCGTAGTCTATCATATATTAGTTTTCACATCTTCTTTACCCCATTCACTTTCAAATTGAGTTCTCATTTCTTCATATTTTCCGTACATTTCTTTGAATCTATTAGTATCTTCAATTGAAATAATTTTACAACTAAAAAAACATGGATATCCATTAACACTTCTTGGTCCTGCTTGACTATAGCTTTCATAAAGCATACCTATTGTTCTTAAATATTCTTCACGTTTGTGAGTATTATTTTTATATTCAGTACATTCATCCAGATAGTTAAGTTTATTTTTTCTATCAATTTTTATTTTTCCTGTTAAATCAGGAATAGTTGGAGCAGATCCTAAAAATATAAAAGGCATAAAAATCATCATCAAGTCACTTTGGCTACATTGAAGAGATGTGAATATTTTACAATCAAATACATTTTTAACGAGTTCTTTAAGTTCATCGTTAGTCATTTTATGATGTTCCCAGTTTGTCATTATTTTCTTATTATGTTATTTTTTACGTTAAGAATAGAATTATTATCAACTGTCCAATATTCATCATTAGAGTCAGAATTTCTAATATGTAAATATTCTAAGCCAGATGTGTACAATTCTTTATTTGTTTCTGAATTGAATCCTGATAATACAGCTGAATTTGAACCAGCATCAAGAGATTCTTCACAAGCTTCTTGCATAGCATCTAAAATCAAATCTACATTACAGTCATTGATAACATCATTTTTCAATATGATTGAATTTAGATGTTTTTCAAGAATTGTTCTTAAATTAATTTTTTCCATTTTTAGTTTTTTTAATGATTAAAATAAATTTTCTGGATCTTCTTTTTTTAACATATTTAATTTTCTATACCTTATCTCTTGCTCAAAATTATATAAATATTCATCTATTCTTTCTTTACCATACATAGTTTTAAAAGATGTTTCTCTTTTTTTCATTTGTGATAATGCGTTACATAAATGATTATTTTTCATATTTATTATTTTTCTAGATATACCATTTGCTGTAATCCATTCTAAATTTTTATCTCTCATTATAAACCACTGATATATTTTTAAGTTTTTCTAAAACTTCTTTTTCATCTTTAAATTTTTCTATCCAATCATTCAAATCACAATTATTATATACTATGCTACATGTAGCTGTCATCTCAATTTGATCAATAAATACTTCTTTATAATATTTATCATTTTTTTGTGTATTATCAGAAAAATAATTGTTATATGTTCTATCTATTATTTCTTTATTTTCTGAGTCTTGATATTCTTTTATTCTATCTTTTTTCATATGCTTTCAATTTTTCTAATTTTTCTTTTCTTTTCATTTCTATATAATTACACGTGAATGAATTTCTATTATTAACATATTTAAGATTTGAGCAAAATTCACAATCATGGGTACAATAGAGGCTACTAATTTTGACTCCTTTCAAATGATGGCAATCATTTAATGTACCAAATGTATAAACATCATAATATTCTTTCATTTTAATATTTTATATTTAAGTCTATTAAGTCTTTTGATTTTTCTTTTTCTAGCATCTTTTAATGTATATTTATAGGATGATTTATAAAAAAATATTACAATAATATAGTCAGTAAATTCTTTAGCAATTATTCTAAATACAAGAAAAAATAAAAAAGTTCTAAAAATATTAAATAATGTAAATGTTTCTCCTATATAACTAATACATATAATACCTAAAAATATAATCAAAGGTAATATAATATATAATCTACTTCTAATGTGATCTTTTTTACTATTTCTTACTTTACAATTATTGATAATTTTTTTATCAACAGTAAAAACATAAGTATAAAATGATTTAATAAATATTTTTAGAATATTCATATTTAATTAGATATGAATTTTATTATTTTTTATCAAATTATAAATAATTTCATTCATATTTAGAATTAAATATTCTTGAACTTCATTTTTAATATATTCTATTCTATCTACATCTGATGAAGAATTCCAATCTTCTAACTCTGGACTAGTTTTTATTTTAAACTTATCAATTTCTACTGTAATAGTTAGTTCTTTTTTCATAATTATTTTTAATATTTGTAGCAAAAAGGAGGATTTAATCCTTGATTTTCATATTCTTTCTCTTTTACCAAATCTTTCAATATAGATTGGCATTCAGCTTTTCCTTCCCTTAGAGATGATTTATACCATATTACAAGCTCATTTTCAGGTGGATAATGTTCTTTATCCATACTGGATTCTTTCAACAATTCTTTATACGATGATACCATATCTTCAAAACTACGTATAATTTTAGATAGGGAGTACTCTACTACAATTTTTTCTTCTAATATTGTTATGTCATCTACATCGAAATAAAACCGAGTTGTTTCTATCATATCCTTTTTATTTGCCATTATTCTTATATTTTTAATATTCAACAAAGATAATTCATTATTTTTGAATAAAAAATTAATATCATTAAAAAATATGTTAATCATTATTAATTTGTATTATATTTCTGTTTTTTGCTGATTTTATGACATATTATTATTACCTTTGTATATTAAAATAAATTATTGAATTATGGTTTCAATAATAACATTTTTAATATATCCGCACAATTCAGGAAAAAGTATATATAAAAAAAGTTGTTTGCATTAAAATTCCAAACATTAATAATATTGATCATTTTAATTTAAATGAAAAATATGATTATTGGTCATCGTCTCATTTTGATAATTATTTTATTGTCATTAATAAAAAATATTTTATGTTCTCATTTGAAGAGCATGAATTTAAAAAATGTTTTATGAATGAAAGAAAATTCAAATTATTAAATATTAAAAAATTATTAAATGAAAAAAGTTGTTAATATTAAAAATATAGATATAAAGTTTATTGAATCAGATTATTATACTTTGTATGTTAGTTATAACTATTATTACTCAAATAATTTAAAGAGTTATGTTGTATCAGATAACTATGATGCTAGTTGTGTGTTTGGTGTTATGGAATTTAAAAAATATTTTATGAATGAAAGAAAATTTAAATTATTAAATATTGAAAAAATAGAAAATATAAATGAATAAAGTAATATGTATACAACAAAATCATGATAATTTTAGTTATGGATTTAAAATTAATAATATTTATGATTATTTTAAAACTGATGAACAATATTTTGTTATTAAAAATAATGTAAGATATGGATATGATAAAATACATTTTGATAAACAATTTATTGATGAAAGGAAATTAAAAATTATCAAACTAAGTAAATAAAAATAATATATAATAAAAATAAATTTATAGATGACGAATATAGATTATATAAAAACTAAATTTTATGATGATATAACCATTAATAAACAGTTAAATATTTGGAGATTAGAAAATAAAAAAATTGTATTTACAAATGGTTGTTTTGATATTTTGCATAAAGGACATGTAGAATATTTATCAAAATCAAAAGATTTAGGAGATATTTTGATTGTTGGATTAAATTCTGATAATTCAGTGAAGAGATTAAAAGGAGAAACAAGGCCAATAAATAATCAAAATTCAAGAGCATTCATTTTATCTGCATTGCTATTTGTAGATGCAGTAATATATTTTGATGAAGATACTCCATTAAATCTAATTGAAAACATAAAACCTGATGTATTAGTAAAAGGAGGTGATTATAAAAAAGAAGACATTGTTGGTTATGATTTTGTAATAGAAAGAGGTGGTGAAGTTAAAATAATTGATTTAGTAAAAGGTTATTCAACAACTAATATAATAAAAAAAAGCAGAATTTAAAATTCTGCTTTTTTATTTTTTATACAGTTGGAACAACTGTGGTTTGTTGTGTAGTAGTTGTTGGCTGAACTGTTGTAGTTTCGGTTGTTGATACAGGATTTTCAACACCATCATCATAAATTATAAGACAAGGTACCTTTGAAGAAATATTGATCATCCATGCTATTTCTTTCATTCTAACAAATGGATGATCAATATTTTTTATAGTGTCACGTAATGAATCTAAATTGTTTTTATTTACATAAACATGAATTCCACCTGATCTATTTTTACCATCCCAACCAATATCAAAATTCGTAGTAATAAGTGCTAATTTATCTGTTGATTCTAATATTTTATTCAAATTTGGATTTTGATCATTTCCACTCATATCCACATTAACCTTAAATCCAGATTTATTTAAAGCAGGATGAATAGCATTAATGATATTTGTTGCTATGGTTTTATTTTGTTCTTGTGATTGATAAGCCTTCTTTAGTACCGCCATGTATTGAGGTTTCATTTACAAAACCAATAAAATCTTTTAATTTTTTCATTTTTTTTCATTTTTTTTAATTATATATTAATAATAAACTTTTATTTTTTTAGATCCATTTTCAAAATTTTTATTCCAAACAATTCTTGTTTTATTATCTTGAAAATCATCAAATTCAGTCCATGCAGTTTTATGCGTACCTTCATTATAACCATTCAAAGTAGATTTAATATAACCCCTTGCTTTTATTTCTAATTTTTTATCCTCAGATTTAACTATCTTAAAATATGTTATTAGAGTAGTTGGGTTATCCTTTATATCTCTAATAATTATTTTATAATCTACATTTACATATTTTCCTGTTCCTTCTAAAAATTCTTTGAAATTTTTCATATGATATATATAAAAATAAAAACTTTGAATTTTCATTCAAAGTTTTTATTTAATAATTATTAAATTAGTTTTCTTTTCATTATTGCTGCAATTTCACCATAATTTTCACTATCAGTTCCAGATAACCATTCTAATTTATGCTCAATTATAACATTACTACCTAATTTACTCCTCCACATATCACCAAATTGTTTGCACGCATGTGTTACAAAATTATTATTAGAGTATATTGCAATTTTTTCATAATCCAATTCATATGAATCATTTTCACATATTTTATAATTATATGTAGAATAGAACTCTATATAATTTTTTACTGTTGCATATCTATCATTAGGATTATGCCATAATTTACAATTAGCTCCGCTCCATTCATTATAAACATCTATAGCAAAAGAAAAACAATTAAAATCATCTAAATTTTTATTAGTATTAATTATTTTCCATTTATTATTTTTTAATTTTGGATGCCAATATTCTATCTCTTTATAAATATCCATTTTCTGATGCCCATTTTTTCCAAATATTTTTCATTTCAGATGTTGTTAGAGAATATTCTTCATATAGTTCAATATTGGTTATTTTTTCTAATGCTTTTAACCATATTATCGAAAAATTTTCAAATATATATGGAATAGAATTATATCCTTGCATTATTATTTTTTGATAATTTTCATTTTCATAAATAGCATTTAAATCTGATTTATTTCCACATTCATATTTAACCTTTTCTATTAATTCTTTAATATTAGAATTCTCATTATATTTTAAAAATTCATTATATTTTTCGATATTTTTCATGTCATTTTTATTTTTATATATAATATTTTAAATTTTAATATTATCAAGTAATATTTGTTCAAATCCATCTGGTAAATAATTACTACTCAATCTAGTTAATTTTCTTGAAAAAATTATATTTTCATTTACTCTTTCTTTAAAATTAACTTCTTTATTTTTTCTATAAATATAAAGAATATCACAAAGATTACTTATAAATTCATCAGAATCAAAGTCAATATCATCAGGAAATTTTAGTTTGTACATGGAATATACAGTATTTGATCCAGCATCACCAATACCTCTTGAATCTTCTTTGAATTTAACAACACTTAATATATTATCTCCTGAGTCTCCTGCAACCAATTTTTTAAAATAAGATTCTTCTTTATTTACTGGAGAAATTTTAGCTTTACTAGTTATTTTATCAAAATAATTTATAAAATCCATATCATCATTTAGATCAAAAATATCACCTTCTGTTGTATCTTCTAGATTTTTTAAAAATATATTATAATTAATAGGTACATATAATTTTTCATCTTGAAACTTGTGATTATACATCATATTTATATAATTATTAGATATACTAAATTTTAATAATTGATGAAGGTCACCATCATTAGAAACTATTAGATTTGATATTCCTTCTTTATTTCCTTCATTAACAATATGAGCTATTAAATCATCACCTTCAAATGGATCTATTTGATATAAATAACAATTGCGTCTATTTTTTATACTTTCTTTAAATTTATCAAATGTATCAAATACAAATTCCCAATCAATTTCTAAATCCTTCTTTCTTTTACCTTTATATTCAGGATAAACATTTTTTCTCCAACTTCTTTTACTATCAGACACAAAATATATTTTATTGAAATTATATGCATTTGTTAAATTATTAAAGTCATTTAATAAAAGTGTTTCTAAATCTCCGTAAAGTGTTTTTAATTTGTGTAGGATAAATACAGATCTATACAACATGTAATTTCCATCTATACACAATGAGAGTGCTATCATATTTTTATTTATTTTATCTTATATATTCATTTTATAAGTATTTGTTTAAAAAATGATATTTAATTATTTATGAAAAATTAAATTTAGTAAAGAAAATGTCTGTATTATAGCAAGGTTATAATTTTATATTTATTATTGATAAAAAATATGATGAATTTTTAGAACTGATAAAAGTTAATATATAAATAAAATGATAATTGAATTATTAAAAAATTAAAAAATAGTTAAAATGTTAAATATTATAAATTGGGATAATTTTATATGTGAAAGAAATAGTTATAATAAATTGACCACAAATTTATCTAAAGTTATATTAAATGTAATAAACTACAATATTGGAAAATTGATATTGTATAAAAATATATCGATAAAAAATTCTATAATTTTATCAGATGATATAAAATTTTCTGATGATATTATAAATATAAAAATATCAAATAGAAATTATGGAAATATGAATCCTAATAGTATAATATTTAAAGAAAATGAAATAATCGGATTGATAATAAATTTAGAAATAATTTTAACTCAGAGTGAATTAACTTCTAAAAAAATATCAAACACTAATATAATTATTGATACAATTGAACATGAATGTCTACATATTATGGAAAGATATTTAACATATATGAACAATTCTGATTTTTCAAATTCTTGGAAAATGGGTGAACGTTTATATCAAATGAATGAAAAATATAAAAAATCTAAAATATGGAGTGATATATCACATATAATATATTTATCTATGCCACATGAAATTAGGGCCAGACTTCAACAGCTAAATTCGTCATTAGAAAGAAATAATGTAAACGGTATAGAAAATTCAATAGATTTTATAAAAAATACAAAAATATATAAAGATATAGAATCTTTATCTAATATAAATTCTAAATTAGTATTAAAAGAATTAAAAAATGATTCAAATTATAATGATATTATTAAAGATTTTAGTATTATATTTTTAAATAATACTAAAATAGATTATGAAAAAAATTTTATAGATTATTTAAATATAATTACAAAAAAAAATAAAAAATTAATAGAAAAATTATTAAAAATTTCTTATAATTTTGAAAATTGTGAATATCCAGATATAGATATTGATTATAGTAAATATATGATAAAATAAAAAATGTAATATATTGAATTACAATATAATTACACTTTTTAATTATTTAGTTGACAATATATGTCATATGACTAGCATGTGGTATATTATCAGAACCAATATATGTATAATATACTTCAATTGATTCTAATTCATTTGGTAATCTTTCAACTTTTCCGCTGGTTTCATTAATTTTCATATTCTCTTTATATAAAAATTTAATTGCAGGCTCTTCACCTAATACGCTTTTCAATCCAAATTTTATATCTTTGGCTCCAGCATGAGTTAAATCTATATTATGATAAATATAGTCATTAATAACTTTTTCTTTAAACGCTTTTATATCATCCATATTATTTTATTATTTTTTCTATATATTTTAATTTACTTTTTCTAAATGAAATATTTATTTTATCTAACTTAGATATTCTATCATCTTTAAGTTTTTTTATTGGATCCCAATAATCATATACAAAATCCATGTATAATAAAGATGTGCATGGAGAAGACATTGGCATAACTGATACTAATCCATCAAATTCTTCATCATCTGGTAATACTACATTAGGTTCTTCTCCTTTAAGTTCTTTAAGTTTATTTATTCTATCTTCTTTTAATTGTTTTTTTTTTTGATTTTCTCATTCCTCCTCCAGCAAGTGTGTAAGACATTATTCTTTGAGCAATAGGAAATGTAATTGAACTAAAATTAGTTCTATTATAATCATTTGCATTAAGCTCATCTTGAATAGAATTTATATTTTTACTGCTCATTGATGATAAATCTGTGATATTTTCATTAGTCAATTTACCCATTATTGAACTCCATTTTTCTATTATTTTTTCTTTTTCTATCATTTAAATTATTATTTTTAATAACTAATATTTTCTGTTATTATTTTTATATTATTAATATCATCTTTCAAACAACTAAGATAAGTTTTAATTTTAATATTTTCAATCATTAATGATTTAATAAATTTACCGTTATTTGTATCTAAAATTATAATTTTAATAATAACATTATATAATTCTTTTATTTCTTCTCCTTTTAACTTTTTCAATTTCAATTTTCTAATATGACATAAATTAATATCAATATCTTTAATAATATGAGATATATTAAGTAAATTAATTTGATGATCAATATCATCTTTAGTTACTACTTCACCATAAATATAAGCATCATTATTTATTATATTATTTTTTATGTTATTCAAAGATTTTAATGACTCATTATCTAATGAGTATTTAGATTCTATTATATATTCATTATTAATTATATAATATTTAGATGAAATATCATTAATTCTATATAAAAAGTTTGGCATTGTTAAATCTTTAAATTCGTTTTTATGTCAGTTACATAAGATATTAAATGAATAATAGGATCAATTGTCTCTGTATATCTTTCATTATAAGATCGTTGAACATTTATAAGTGATGCTCCAATTTTTATAATATTTGAATTGTCAATTAACATTAATCTATTAAAAAGAGGTCTACCAAGAGCTTTCATTAATTCTAATGGATTATCTTGAAAATTATTTAGAACAAAATTATAGTTATCTTCAATATTATTTCTACCATCAAGCATAAATTCAAAAATTGCATCATAACTAGAAGAACTTATTGATTTAAATTGATCTGTATTTTTAGTAATAAATACTTCTTGTAATTTTTGTGTTGCACTTCTTAAATCAGGAAAACTAATCATGATTATTTTCTTTATTTCATCATCAGAAATATTCATTTTATTTTTTTCTGATATCGCTTTCAAATATTTAAGATACATAACTTGCAAATATTCTTCTTCCTCTTTATTTTTAGGATTAAAATCTACTTTCATAAATCTTGATAATATTTTATCATCAATATCTTGAATATAATTAGTAGTAAGTATAAATCTTACATGCTGATATGTATCTGAAAAACCTTTCATTGCTTTTTTATATTCTGTAGATACACCATCAAATTCATCTAAAAATATAGTTTTTTGAGCATTTTTCATAAAAGGATTTAAACTTTTACAATGAGTTTGCAATTGATCTCTTAATATATTAACACTTGTATCTTTTGATGCATTAAATTCAATATTATCTGTTTCTTTACATAATATTCTGGCTAATGTGGTTTTTCCTGTTCCTGGAGTATCACTATAAAATATCATATTAGCGATTAAACCATTCTCAATCAATTTTCTAACTCTTGGTAATAATATAATTGTTTTTAAGCTTTTAGGTTGGTATTTATACCAGAACATATCATTTTTCATATATTTATAATTTATAATTTATGAATATTATAGAATTAAATATTCAGAATGTTTGAAAAAAATATATCATTTGAATTATTTTATATTTTAATAAAATTATTATTGATAAAATAATAAATTGTTTATTTAAATACTAATTATTTTTATATATATGGAATAAAAATAAAATTATACATGAATATAGATAATACATACAATTATGATGATAATTTTGTAAGAATGTCTACTGTTGCATTGGCAAAGGCATTAGGTACTAAAATAAGATGGATAAATCATTATAGTGATGGTAGAAAAATAAGAGTGTTGATACCATTTTATACATCATTTGCAGGTCAAGAAAGATTTATGATAGATGCATTTGTAGATGATGTCACTACAACAAGAGTTGAATTAAATACAGATCAAAAACAAAGAGGTACAATAATATTTAAGGGAGGTTCACAAAGAGATGATGAATTTGCAAATCCTAATCAATATTTATCTAAAGAGAGTAAAATTAATGATAAATTTAGAAGCGTTATAAGTCGTACAAAAGCAGTTCCAATTTCTCTTAGCTATGAGATTAATATTAGATTAGATACTGAATTAGAAGCTGATATTTGTTATACTAAATTATTAGATACATTATATAATTATAGATTTTTTAGTATAAGTTATTTTGGACTTAAAATCGATTCTTTTTTTAAATTACCATCTGACGGAGGAATTGATATTCCAAGAGATATAAATTTAGCATCTGATGATACAATAAATATGAAATTTACATTAGAAGTTATAACGTATTATCCTGTGTTTACTGTTAATACCGATGATTACGAAATATGTGATAATGATGATTCAATAGATTGGACTTTTCTTGGTGTTGATAAACCTACTGAAGATAGTAAATCTAAAAATGAATTAAAAAGAGCATATTGGTATAATAATTTGCTTGATAATAGAACAAAAGATGAAATAATTAAAGAAAAAGAAGATAATAGAGACAATGAAATAAATAATATGGAGTAAAATAAAAAATCATAACTTATAAGTTATGATTTTTTTATAGTTCTCATTTTTATAAAAGGCTTATTATTAATAGTTATATCCCCTTTTTTATTTACATTTATAGAACTAACTTTTATTTTCTTATTTTTAAATCTACCAGATAATATATCATCTCCAATTTTTATTTTCATTTTAGATTTACCATCAAGAGATATATTCAAATTTGAATAATCTTCATATGTCTTTATAAATTTCATAAAAATTATTTATTTTTTATTATATATAAATAAAATAATTTAAATTTATTTTTGTCAAAAAATGAGTTTTTTTAATTAATATATAATCTCAGAAAACATATAAAAATCATTAAAAGATGCAACATAAAAACATAATAAATTAAAAACATGAATAAATTAAAAAAGTTCGAAAATTACAATAATAATAATTGTAATGCAAATTTGACAATTTTGCATTGGAAGTCTGGAATATATAGACTTTTGATAAAATTGATTTCATTATCTGGAGATGAATACTATGCCGATGGTGTTCAATTAAAGGAATCCGACGCTAAAAAATTAATTAATGAGTTTGGAGCACAGATTGAAGAAAGATATTAATAAAAAATAAAAAATAAAAAATAAAAATATGAAAAATTTAAAGTATGATTTATTCAATTTCAAAAAGGAATTACCTATTGAAGATTATGAATTAAATATGATTGTTGAAAGATACATCAGCAATTATGATAGTTATTCTGAAAAAGAACTTGTAAGTTCTTTAAAAGAAACTTTAGCAGGATATGCTTGGGACACTAAAGTTAAAAAATTAGTTGAATCTTTACAAGATGAAATTAAAAGTGAACCTATAAATTACAACTTGAAAGATTTATATAAAAAAATTGAAAGAAAAAATTATGGACAAATGTATCGTCCAGCATTAAACTCAATTCTTAATATTATAAATATTCAAGATAATGATTCAAAAATGAGTACAATATTAAATGAATTGGTTATTCATGATTGGATTCCTGAAGTTAAAATGTTTTTATCTGGTTATATGAATAATCCTATTCAAAGACAAAATTTAGTAAACTCAGGTAAAGCTTCAAAGGTATTTACATTAGTAGAAAAAACAAATGATGGAAATTTGGTATTTATGAAAGATCGTTGGTTTTTAATAGGACAAGATGATATTAAACAAACACTTTTAGAAAATCATATCACAGACATCGAAAAAATTAGAGAATTTAGAATTTTAGAGAAAGTTATGACAATTGGAGATATCAAAGAAGATAAAATATCATTTAGATTAGATGAAAATTTAGTTTTAAGCATTTCAACAAAATCTGATAAAGACGTATTCTTAAATGAAGAAAAATTAGATAAAGAAACTACATTAGAAAATTTATTTAATTCTAAAATTATTCCTTGGTTGAAAAAAGATTTTTATGTATTATCAACTACAACAGCTCAAAATTTGGATAAATTTGTTGACCTAGATATAGCATTAAAAGTAGAAAATGTACTACATCCACAATTAGAATCTTATGTTATAAATTATAAAGATAAATTATATACATATAATAATGACGCTAGAACAGGATCAGCTTTCTATGAATATAATTCACCAAATGATTTAATTAACGATGTTCAAAGAGAACTAGATTATGATTTGACAGGATTCTTAGAAAATAAACTTTCAAAAGAAGTTAAACATTTAAGAACATTAGAAGATAAAGAAATGGAAATAAAAGAATCAATTAAAGAAATCGATAAAGGCTTAGAATTATTAAAAGAAAATGAAGTATTAGTAAATGAAGATAAAGCATTGAAAGAAACATTTAATCAATTATTAGTATCTAAACATGAATTGTATGAAAATTTGAAATCTGTTACTGATGATAAAGTTAAAGCAAAAAGAATGATTATATAATTATTGTAAATGAGCAAATTAAAAAAAGATATCACAATTTGTGATATCTTTTTTAATAAATATTCAAATTTATTAAACTTTTATTAAACTTTTCATTATTAGAAACCTATAAAATTTAACTTATATATAGAATATAATTAAAAGTGAAAATAATTAAATAATATGTCAAGACCAAAACCTGCAAATTTATCAACACCAAAACCGGCAAATTTAATATGGACAAAGGAAGAATGTAAGAACGAAGCATTAAAATATATTTATAAAAAAGATTTTATAAAACAATCATATGGTTCATATCAAGCATCACTTAGAAATAAATGGATAGATGAAATTTGTTCTCATATGATACCATTAGGAAATAAATATAACAGATTAATTTATAGAATTATATTTCCAGATAATGTTTGTTATGTTGGATTAACTAATGATTTTGATAGAAGAATATATGAGCATTTAAATAAAAAAGGTACAGTATATTCTTATATATACAAAATAAAATTATTACCTATTAATATTGAAAAATTAACTGATTATATACCAATCACAGAAGCTAAAATACAAGAAGAATATTGGAAATGCAAATCAGAAGATGATGGATATATATGTTTAAATATTGCTAAAACTGGAGGTGTAGGTGCAAATAATCTAAAATGGAATAAATATGAATGTCAAAATGTAGCTAATAAATATAATACAAAAATTGATTTTATAACAAACGAAAGTTCAGCTTATAATTCTGCTAGAAAATATGGTTGGCTAGATGAAATTTGTTCTCATATGATAGCATTACATATTAATTGGACTAAAGATGATTGTAAAAATGAAGCATTAAAATATAATCATAGGGGAGAATTTTCAAAAAATAATCGTATTATATGGGGATTTGCACAAAAACATAATTGGCTAGATGAAATTTGTTCTCATATGACACTGAAGCATAATAGTTATAGTAAAGATGATTGCAAAATAGAAGCATTAAAATATAATAGTAGAAATGAATTTAAAAAAAATAATAATAGTATGTGGCAATGTTCTAATAGGTATAAATGGACAGATGAAATTTGTTCACATATGATACCATTAAGGCATACTTGGACCATAGAAGAATGTAAAAATGAAGCAAAAAAATATAAAAACATAACAGCATTTGCAATAAAAAATCATAATATGTATGAATTTGCAAGAAAAAGAAAATGGATTGATGAAATATTCAATAAAAAATAATTAAATATGAATGGCAAGATACATTAATGATACGGATTTCTATTATGAGGTTTTAATTAGCAAAGGCAAAGGAAAATTAACTAGAAAAGCTGAAAATATGATTATACTAATAGGAGAAGAAATGATCAAAAAATTTGAAAGAAAGTATAAAACTTCAGATGATAAATATGATTGTATGCAGCAGGGCATAATGATGATGCTGCTAAACTGGAATTTATTTAATGAAAAAAAATATTCATCAGCGTTTCCATATTTTTCGGAGATTTGCAAGCGTGGAATAGCAGGTGGTTTAAATGTAATTTATCAGAAGAAAAACAATCAAGACATGCCTAAAATGATAAGTTTAAGTAGTGCAAATGATGGCAAAGGTCTTCATAATATTTAAAAAATATTTAAAAAATAATATATACAATATGGCACTAAGAGATTGGGTCAGAAATGACGGATTAATTAATTCAACTCCAGGACCCTCAAATTCATATAGAGGAGATGAAGAATTTATAATGTTAGTTAGAGATATTCAATTCCAAGATATTCAGACTGGAGCATATAATAAATTTCCAACATTATATGATGTTGCACAAGCAAACGGCGGTAGAAATTATATTAATGTAACAGATAACACTAAACTTGTTCAAGATCCTCCTAATTTGAATGCATTAAGAAATAGATATTAAATTATGGGAGCAAATAACGCATCATTTGGGAATCGCAGGACCAAGAAAGGGAAAAACAAATATATTCAAGGTCTTTATAATATTGAAAATGAAGAAAAATACATTGGAATTATGCCAATAAAATATTTTAGTTCATGGGAATTAGGATTTTGTAGATTTTGTGATTTGAATGATAGAGTTTTAAAATGGAGTTCAGAGAGTTTAGAAATTCCATATCAAATAAAAAATAGTTTAGGTATTATAGAAACTCATCGTTATTATCCAGATTTTTATATAGAAATGATAGATAATAATGATCCAGAAAGATATGATAGATTTGTGATTGAAATTAAGCCAAAGCACGAAACAGAACCACCTAAACAACCACAAAGAGAAACATTAAAAACACTAGAAACGTATCAATATTCTTTAACAGCATATAAGAAAAATATTCATAAATGGCATTTCACAAAAGATTGGTGTGATAGACATAGTTTGAAGTTTATAATAATTTCAGAAGATGATTTGAAAAAATATGGAATAATAAAATGAGTAAAATGTCATTCACTGAAGAACTTAAAGCATTATTTGGGCAATATAATCAAAATATTAGTTTAATTAGAAAAGAATCTACAGAAGAAATATTTAGTTATATTATACGAAATCCAAATAAACAAATAAGACCAACCACATTAGGAAATATTCAAATTGGTAAATTTTATATAATTAAATATAATTATAATGGAAATAAATTATGGTGTCCTATTTTAACTATTCCACCGTTAGCAAATTCTAATGAACTTGGAATATTAGAAAGTCAATTAAAAATTGTTAACATTAAAAAAATTTTATATGCAATAAATTTTGATTATTTACCATTATTATATAAAGCAAAATTAATAGATGCTATAATACAAACAAATTCAGATAGATACGATAAAAATTCTGATAAAATATCACAAGGTGATGTTGTAAATAATGAATTTAATTTTAATATAAAATGGATTTATGAATATTTGAAAATAAATGGAAAAAAGAATTATTCCATAACAGCATATGATATATCAAAAATTGAACATGTGTATCAAGTATCTTCTACAATTCTACAAAGATTTGTTTTTTTAGATACATATAAAATAAATAATAATTTAATGTATGATACATTGAATAAGATTATAAATGATAAACTTAAAGGAGAATTTTCAGATAAAATAATAATGTATGAAGAAATATTGAAATTATATGAAAAAGATATAGAAAAATTTTATACTTCACTTAGAAATTTTGAAAAAAATTTAAAATTAATAGAAAAAATGTAGAATAAATAAATTTAAAATGAACATACGCAATTTTATATATAATAAAAATTAATAAATAAACAGTGGCAACATATAACAGATATAATCAGCCAAATTCAATGTATGATTTTGGACGAGGTAATGTAGGAAAAAGTTTTGGTAATAAAATATTAAGAAAATTGAGTAATTTCGGAATGGATGATCAAGAAATGGTTGTTAGAAATAGTCAGGCTATTGGAGCATTTCAAGATACCAGTAATTTACTTTACGAACCTGGTACAAATATGTACGACTTATTTACAAAAAAAATAATATCTAAAATATTAGAAAAGAAATCTATCGCATATTTAGATCGTAGATATTTGGATAAAAGAAAAATTTTACACCAATATGCAATAAAGGAAGAAATAAAAGATTATGTTACCAGAATAGCAGAAGAAGCAATTAATTATGATGATGATAATTATTTTTGTACTGTTACTGATTTGCCAGATAATTATGATCAATCAATCAGAGTTAAATATCAAGAAAATTTTAAAAAAGTCTATAACTCATTTAATTTTAACGACGGATTAACTGCTTGGAATTACATGAAAACATTTTTAATTGATGGATTTTTATCATTTGAAATTGTTTATGATGATGACCAAAAAAATATAATTGAACTTAATTTATTGGATCCATTAACATTAATTGTAGCTGCTGAGCCAGGTACTGGAACTGTAGTATGGATTCAAAATCCAGATGTTCCTCAATTAAGAAGAGTTTTATTAGATGCTAATATTATTTATATTTCATATTCAAATAATTTAGATTATGACGAAACAAGTTATGTTGAAGGATTAATCAAACCTTATAATCAATTAAAATTATTAGAGTTTACTAAATTAATGTACAATTTAAATCAAGCTTCAATATATAAAAAATTTGTTATTCCTGTAAATGGACTGACTCGTCAACAAGCTGAACAGCAAATTACTCAATTGATGAGTGAATATCATGAAGATATTGAATGGGATGATACAACAGGAGTACCATATATAAATGGCTCAACTAAAATACCTCATTCAAAAGATTATTGGTTTCCAACATCTGAATTAGGAACTCCAGAAATGGAGATTCTACAACCACAACAAGCTGAATTAAATGAAGATATATCTTTACAGTGGTTTTATAAATCATTTAAAAGAGCATCTAAAATGCCTTTTTCAAGATTAGATGAAGATCAGGGAGGTGGTAATTTTTATGATGATACTGCTTCAATTACTATGGATGAAATAAGATTTAAAAATTTTGTTGGTAGATTAAGAACATTATTTAAAGAAGTTTTAGTTAAACCATTAAAAATACAAATGGTATTAGACTTTCCTGAATTAAGTAGTGATAGAGTATTTGAAAGTTATATTAAATTAAATTTTAATTCTAATGATTTATTTGAAGAATGGAAATACTTAAACAATTTAGCAAAAAGAGCAGAAATATCATCAACTTTATCAAGCAATCTACAAGACGGTGAGGGGAAACCTTACCTTTCGATTGAGTGGATTGTGAGAAATATTATGAAATTTACTGATAAAGATATTGAATCTAATAATAAATATAAAATGATGAGCGGTACAGCAGGTGAAGGAGGAGGAATGAGTGGTGGTATGCCAGGTGGAGGTGAAGGTGGTATGCCAGGTGGTGGCGAAGGTGGTATGCCAGGTGGAGGTCAAGCCCAAGGTGGAGGTCAAGCCCAAAGTGGAGGTCAAGCTCAAGGTGGAGGTCAAGCTCAAGGTGGAGGTCAAGCTCAAGGTGGAGGTCAAGGTGGAGGTCAAGCCCAAGGTGGAGCGGAATTTTAAAATATATTTTTTAATAAAAACAGAGAACTTAAATTTAGTTCTCTGTTTTTATTTTATATACAATTTTTAATTGACCAGAATCATAAATTATATTATGACAGTTATTTTTTTATATATAATTAAAATTACAAATAAAATATGGTATTAGAATCAAAAGGTACTCCAGATATATTACTAAATATTATTACTAAATATGATAGTGAAATCATATATAGTTCTAAAAATTTAACAACATTATTAATAGATATAAACGAAGTTGATTTAGTCGCTAGTTTGACTATTAATTTTAAAAAAAATGATAGTAAGAATAATTTTTCAGGAGATTTAAATTTTGATGATTGTATAAATTCAAATTTTAAAAATTGTATAATAAATTTAAATGTATCATATTTTAATAAATCTTTAATAATTAAATCTTTGATGCATGAGCTAACTCATTTATATGAATTGTATAAAATAAAAGATATTTATACTAAGTCAAAATGGAATAGAATGAAAGTATTATATGACACAAGAAAACAAATTAACAATAATAGTTTATTTTATTTTATAGATATTTTTTATTTATCTCTACCATTTGAAGTTAATGCAAGAGTTTCCAGTGTTTATACTTATTTATCTGATAAAAAAATTAAAGATATAGATATTCTAAAAAAATTTTTAGTAGAGACAATTGAGTGGCAGAATATGTTAAATTTAAAAAATTTTGAATATAAACAATTATATACTGACTTAATAAACTCATATATAAACGATAAAGTTTTTCTTTATGAAATATTTAATTTATTTAATTCTAAAATGAAAATAAAAACAAAAATAAATTCTGATACAGATTTATATAATTATTTAAAAAATTCTAGTAGATATTTTAAGTCAGTATCATCAAATTTTATAAAAAAACTATTAAAAGTATTAAATAGAGTATCTGACGAATCATTAAAAGAGGGATATTGGACGTCTTCAACAAAAATAGTAATTTACAAACAATATATAAAAGAAAATAAAGATATTGATTATCTTAAATTTTTATAAAAAATAAATAAATAAATATGTCAATAGATAGAAGAATTGTATCAATATTATATTACAATAATATAACTGATATTAATAATGTGGAAGAATTTATAGGAGAAAAAAATGGTTATTATGATATTAAAATAAATGGAAAAATTAAATCATTAAAAATTCCAGATAATGAATATACCAAGCGTACTAAAATAACTACAAAAGTAACTACAAACACAACTACAAACACAACTACAAAAGCAATCACAAAAGTAACTACAAAAAAATTGGAAAATAAAAATAAAAAATCAAATGATGATGATTTTATTACGTCTATTTAATTTAAAAATATAAATATATTATGAAAATTGCAAAATTTAATGAAACTATTGGATATCAAGATAGAAGATATAAAATTGATTTAGAATTATTAAGTAAGCTAGTATTAGATAAATCTATAAGAAAAGAACTAAAATTATTTAAATCTCATATAGATAGTTATTTAGAATCAGTATATGATATGATAGAATATGGAAGAGGTGATGTTTTTTTATATTCTATAACAAATGAGTTCAAAATAGCATACATTAAAAGTGCTAAATTTAGTAATACATTACAAACGGTTCCAGTAGAAACATTAATCGGTTTCGATTTAGAAGAATATAAAGTATTCAAAGATTCTGAAAAATATAATTTATAATTTATTAATATATTCAAATTTTAATTGTCCACAATCATATATTCTATAATAATGCCTATCTTTCATTATTTCATGCTCAGTTTTATTTTTATCATAACCTTGCTTAATTAATATATCTTTACGAAAATTAAATTTATTTAGTCGTATTCCATTTATTATATAATAATAATTTGGTTTAATTTTGCCTATATTATTAAAATTTAATGTTTCATATAATTCACTGTTACAATTACTTATATCTATATATGCTAATATTTTATTCGAATTATAATTTTCAATAAAATAATTGAATAATTTATTTTCACCTCCTATAATATTAGTATTTAACTTATTACAAAATCTTAATAATTCATAATTTTTTTCAATTTTATTTTTTGGAATTTTAAGATTACTGAATGTAATTAAGCTAACTAATTCATTTTTATAAAATAATCCTATTTTAATTTTGGAACTAATAAATCCTTTAATATGATTATTATTTAAAAAATCTTTAACTATTTTATTATCATTTATTTCTTTAATTTCTGTTTCACGTGCAAATATTTTATTATAATTTTTACTTAATTTATTTAATATCATAGATTTTATTATATCTGGCTTATATAACCAATCATCCTCCCAAATATGCATTAATTGTATTCCTAGTTTTTCACATAATTCAGTTTTATTTAAATGATAATTATTAGAAGTATTATTTTCATTATGCCAAAATAATCCATTATATTCAAATGCAATTTTTAATTCAGGAATATAAATATCCAATTCATATGGTTTTATAATATTTCTATTATTTTGTATGATTTCTCCGTTATAATTTTTTTTAATGAAATTATATACATTAGTTTCTGATCCAGATGTATGAACAGATCCTATAGGATTACAAAATACACATGCATCAACATTTAGATTATATCTACCATAAAATGTTTTTTTATAAATTTCAAAGTTTTTTTCACATTTTTCACAATAAAATGTAAAATTGTCTCCTTCAATATTTATTAAATTTGAATATTTTTTTTGAAGTTTTATTAAATTTATTTTGTTTATATTTTGTTTAAAATTTTTATGCTGAGATATAAAATTTACTCCGTTATTTTTAAAACAAGTTTTTTCTTTTTTCTCTTTGATTTCTTTATTTTGTGATACATTATCTACTCCATATTTTTCTTTAATTGTTATTTTCGATTTTTCTTTAATTATATTAGATGATAATCCCCATTTAACTCCAAAATGTTTAAAATTAGTATTCATTTTTTTCTCTTTAATTTCTTTATTTTGTGATACATTATCTACTCCATATTTTTCTTTAATTGTTATTTTCGATTTTTCTTTTATTTCATTACATTGAAAAACATTATCTACTCCATATTTTTCTTGAATAGTTATTTTTCTTTTACATTTTTTGCATATAAATTTTTTAAGTGAATTATTTTTATATAATATATTAAAACATGATTCATACTCATCTCCACATTTATCGCATCTCATTTTAACTTTATATCTAGATCCTTTAGTTAGTTCATTCACATTAACCAATATTATATCATTTATTTTAATATTTTTATATAATTTTTTATAATGTTTTATATTTGATATATTAATTCGAATTTCTATTTTATTTGATAATATCATATATTAATTGTTTATTTTAAGTATATATAAATATTATATGTCTTTGTTTTATCAAATTCAGCAAAAAACACATCAAAAATAATAAATATGAAGAAAATTAAAAAATAGAAAAAAATGATATTTTTTAAGTAATATATAAAAGAAAATTAAAAAATATGAAACCAGTTCTTATTGTAGAACATTGTATGGACGGTCTTAAACAGA